TGGTCAGTGTAAGCTTTAGCATCTTTAAGAGCTTTAGCTACTGAACCAGCTGTGTTCTCATCACCTTCAAGCACGTCAAGACGGCCATCAAGAAGGCCTTCAGCAGCCATTGCACGGGACTCTTCAGAAGAAACTTCTTGGTCAGTGTAAGCTTTAGCATCTTTAAGAGCTTTAGCTACTGAACCAGCTGTGTTCTCATCACCTTCAAGCACGTCAAGACGGCCATCAAGAAGGCCTTCAGCAGCCATTGCACGGGACTCTTCAGCTTCGATTTTTGTATTAAGTTCTGAATCTGCATCAGTGCGAGCATTTATTTCTGCACTTAAATCTGAAGTTAAATCAGATATGCTTTGATTAAGCGATTGATTCATCGAATCCATCTGGTCAGATAGATCAGAAATTGCCTGCTCACGAGCTGCAGTTTCAGCAGAGTCTCTATCGTCGACGTACTTTTTCCTAGAAAGTTCATCAGCAGAAGCTGGATCGGACGAAAACTGTGGGACGACAGAAAACACTAACTTATTTTGAGCATTAAGCTTAAATAGTTCTTGTTCAGAATTGTCGCTTTTAAGCGCCTTAAAAGCATCATCGTTTAAGAATAAGACCTTAGATCCGTCGATTGCTTTGTTTAAAATATATTTCTTTTTAATTTGATTTGCCATAAAAATCCTCTAAAATAAAAAACCTCGTTGCAAGGTTTAACTAATATATCTTATCACAAATCATAGTTAATACATTTTACGCGCAAAGTATCGAATATACTAAATTAATATCCGGAGCCGTCTTCTTCGCTATTTTTAATTTTAATAGAATTCCAATATTCGATCTCATCTGCTTGAGAGGTAAATCTAGAGGATATGGGCTTAGATACTTCACTGAGCCAATCATTGATGGTATTATTCCATTTGTTCTCTGCGCTGTTTAGATTTTTTTTAGTTAGACCGAGTCCCATTTTCTCACCGGCATTGACAAAATCATCGTTAGAGGGCTGCATGTTTTTTAACATAGACTTTTTATGCATCAACGACAATAAGTTGCCCATCGCTTCATTTTCGTGCTTCGATAGAGTCTCTTCATATTGCTGTTCATAATCTACGCTAGATGCTAATTTTCTCTGTCTAGCAAATTCCGCAATCTCCTCGGGAGTGAACTGCTTTACTGGTTGTTTTCTATTAAGTTTTTTCATCTTCTTGGCTTCTAAGTCAACTGCATTTTTTGTGCTTATAGCACTAGGCTTTACTCCCCAATTTTTTACATTCTTGTTGGCGCCTAACTCTGATATCTCTTGACCTGCATTTTTTGCCTTGCGCTTTACATTGTCCGCCGTAGTGTATTGTCCAGCACCTTTAGGACCATAATTACTCTTCTTCACGGTGTTTGGTTGCCAAGATGGGCCCCTTGGCCAAAGATCTGGCTCATTACTTGCGGGTGTCTGAACAATATTTGGTTGAGGCTTTGGAAGCTTATTTACATTAGATTTCCACTTGCTTCTTTTTTCTTCTTCTTGTTTCTTGTTCCATTCTCTTTTCCACTTAAGTTGCTCTTTTGGATCGTACGGTATATCGTTTTGCTTGGATAGATCCTGTAAGGCCTTAATCAATTTATCGGCAATCGTACGACGAACAAATACCATCTCATCGGAATCATTCTTAGAGAGATCCTGCATCATCCCTTTGGATTCTAGAGAATTAATCAACGCATCTATCAGATATTTAGGGGTTTTTGGTGAAACTACTGCACCTATGGAATTGTCATCTATTTTATATATCTTTATGTTTTCCATACTATTCACCAGACTTTGAGTTAATAGAAGTTAATTTTTTCTTATTGACTTCTTCTGCATGTTTAAGTTTTTGTTCTAGTTCTTTTTCTTTAAAAGAAAGTTCCAATTCGATTTCTTTCTTGCGTCTTTGTATCTCTAATAGTTTTTCTTCTAATTCAAGTTGAGAAAGTTTTTTCTTATGGTCCGGATCAGAAACGTTAGTGGTAGCGTCTTTATATTCCAGTTCTTTCATTCTTTTTGCATGGTCATGTTCCAGATCCATTTGCCTAACTTTATGCTTAAATTCTAAATCACCTATTCTTTTAGAGTGATCTATATCTATATCGGACATTGCAGCGGCAGCGGCAGCCTTTGCAGTTTTAATTTCATCATGATGCGGAGAATGATGACCTCTTACTATATAAGATATCTCTGGATCAGAATAGCCGTGCTCTTTTAAAGATTCTATTATTTTTTGTTCTTCTTCGTCTACATTTAACTCTTCAGACTGTTCCTGTGTAGTTTGTTCGGTTTCTCCAACCTGTTCTTGTGCGGTTTGTTCTTCTACAGGCTGTCCTTGTGAGACTTGCTCTGACTCTTCTGGTCTAGGGGTTAAAGATGCTACTTCAGTCTGCTCTTGTGGAGTCTGCTCTTGTGGAGTCTGCTCTTGTGGAGTCTGCTCTTGTGGAGTCTGCTCTTGTGGAGTCTGCTCTTGTGGAGTCTGCTCTTGTGGAGTCTGCTCAGACTCGTCGTCTTTGGATGCCTCTTCTAAATTCATTATAGATTTTAAATTATTTAGTCCCTTTTTAAGTTTAGACCAGCGTGCGTCTAATGCATTATCTGCATTGCGCATATTTTTTTTCTTTGGTTCTTTTTTTAATGGCTCTTTACCTTCAACTATTTCTTGCTTGCCGTCTGGTACAATTTCAATCATATTTTTTTCTATTGTTTTTAATTTTTTATAGTATTTAGGGTCTTCGGTTAAATGATCCATAGCTATTTCTTTAGCTATAGCTTTATTTTTTGTATGCTCTAATTCTACTTTTTGACCCTGTTTTAATGATTTAGAATCAAAGTCTGATGGTTTTTTCTTATCTGCCAATCCACCCTTTATTGCATCTTTATGCTTAATCATGATAATAATCCCTTTTAATATTTTTTATTGCAAGCGCTGATTGCAGATTATTATATTTGTATGTCATTTTATGTGACCTATATTTAAATATAATCGATCATGAACTTTTTTTGGTAATAGCCTCTAGCAGAATCTGTCTGCTGCTGTATGATTTTTTCTAAATCAGCCAGACGGTTCTGTAAAAAACCCGGACCAAGAGTTCCTACGCTCTGCGAAACACCATCGATACCTATGCTAACAGAGTTTTGAGGAAATAATATGGGGCCCATGGTCGACAACATCTTGTATGCTGCCATATTTTCTATAAGTCCAGCCAATAATGCAGGTATCCTTCCATCCTCGAATCCTGCTCTATATTCTATAAGAATAGCACCAGGCCAATGCGATAGAGCCTGATTGTTAAATGCATGGAACCCTAGTCCTGAATAAACACTGACAATAAGTCCAGATATAGTGACACCTTGAGCTGGAACCAATTGTATCGTCTGTTCTTGAGGCTGGACATGTATGAATTCGAGCGGTATATCCACGAGTGGAGGTGTGGCAGGCCCAATCTGTCCATTGTTAAACGTCAACTGAAACTTAGATACATCGAGTATTGGCCCATGATTTACCTTGAAATAACCAAAACTCCAAAAAAACTGATGTCTGCTATAATCATGCCTTTCTCTAAATAATACAGGAACTATATAGAGATCGAGCATATGCTCTACTTCTGATATAGCTTGATCTATATAGTGCTGTATGCTGTCATCCGTAACCTCTTGTCCAGTCATGAATGATTTTAATGGTAGACCAAATAATACAGTTTGACGCATAGATTGTGGAGTAGGTAAACTACTATACCTAGTGACTCCTGGTTCTTGCTCTATCTCAAATGCCGGAAATGGAGATGTTGTGGGCGTTTTATCTATTGCCATACTATTCAGATCTCTTTCTTGTTATGACATTTCTTTGAGCGTCTATTCTCTTTATTGCTTCTGCCATTTTGGGAGCATTTGGATGTTTGGATTCTGATATGACTACATGAGGCGCCGCTGGTTTTTGAACCGATGGGGTACTTGCGGATGCTGGAGTGGACGTAGGAGTCGCAGTTGTGGTCGATGCGGAAGTAGGTGTGAGAGTGGGTGCGGACATTTGAGGCTGCGCACTTCTTTTTTTATTGAAATCTTTGGCTGCTCTTCTAATACTCTGTGGTATTTCATGTTGATTATTTAAGGCAGTCATCTGAAGACCTTTTATCACTCTAGAGGCCCATGTTTTAAATTGAGCACCTTTAGAGGGATCATAAGAATTAACTGCTTGCATTAAACCATGCATGCCCGCCTCATGAAGTAATCCTATATCCACGTTAGGATGGTTTTCTTGCAAACCTAGTGCCTTTATTGCATTTTTTGCATTTATCGCTATTAGTCTATTGTATTTTTTAAAAAAGTCTTCTACTAAAGGACTTTTTGCGGCAGCTGGTCCTAATATTCTATTTATATCTTTTTTATCACCTATATCATAGTTTTCTAAATCTTCAGTTGAAGAGGCTTTTTTATTTTTATCTGTATAATTTTTTGCATATTCTTTAACGAATTGTTTGTTGCCCATCGCAAAAGAAGAATATGGATCAGATACCATGGATCCTGCCGTGCCTTCTTCGCTCTTAGCGCCGCCTGCATGCTGTAAGCCAGCTTCGGTGGAAAATGTTTCTTCTGGCATAGCTCCGCCCTCTAAGATAGTTTTTATTTGAGCTTCTTTATGAGCATCAAATATTTTTTTCTTTTCATCGCCTATTTGATGTGCATCAGCATGAGCTCTAATTGCATTTGCAGTATGATCTGGATTGCCGCTTATCCAATCTCTATGAAACTTTTCATCTAATTCCATTTGAGCAATTGGATCCGCGTTTTTATATGCAGCGGAATTAGTCAATTCGCTATATGCTTGATTTCTATCCTTATGGGCGTTACGCGTAGCTTCTAATAAAACACCTTCCTTAGCCAAAACAGGATTTTTTCTGGGATCAGCTTGTAATTTTATTGTGTCTCTGGCTCTCTGTTCCCATGGTCTAGTGTGTTCTCTTAGAGCGTTAAGTTCTTCTACCGTTGGTTCAAACATTTCTTCTTTTTCGGAAAACGAGGGTTCATCCTTTAAAGATGCTAAGGATGGGTTAGATGAAGGTTGGCCTTGTTTTCTTGTAATAACAGCCGATCTTGAAGTCGGTTCAATTTGAGTTTCGCTGGTGGATTTAGGTATTATTTTTGGTTTTTCTTCAGAAACAGCTAATTTATATTTTTTTTTGATTTCTGATGGCAGTTTCTCGTAGTCTTCAGGGTCCATGTTGATAGTTTGAGACTCTATTGAAGATTCCGGTGACGACTTGATTTGATCTATATTTTTTGCCGGTTTAATTTCCTGTTGGGGTTCTTCTTCATTTTCTGATTCAGATGGTCTTCCAGTCATCTGTCCATATACATCTCGCGATTCATCGTCTTCAGGTTCTATATTTTCATCTTCATTTAATAATTCATCGTTGTCATAAGAAGATAAGTCATCTGCATATGGATCTTCCGATTCGTCTCTTATTGATAGTCCACTTATATCTTCTGGGTCATAGTCTTTGTCTTCGTAATCTCTAGCTTTCAATAACTTTTTAGTATTATATAAATGATTCACTATATTGTCTATTTCAGACAGCTCAATAGAATTAGATTTACTCATATTATGGTAAATATGATTAACTAAAGCCCAATCTCTATCAGAAAAAGATTCTTCTTTTTTTGACTTAGATTCACTTACTGATTTTTTAGCCTTATTCCATTTAACTTCGTCTTTTTTAGACCTAACAAAACCTGGCATTATCTTGCTCCATGTTTCTTTTCTTGAATCTGCTTAAATTGTGGCCAAAGTCTTTTCTGATCTTCTGGTGTTCCACCTATAAATGCTTTTTCAATGTCTTCATCGGACATTGCGGTCTGTGATGGCGTAATGCGTGATGAGGTAGTTTGTCCCTGAAGCAACTGTCTACCTAGATTTTGCAATTCTGGCGGTAGATCATTTATATGATCATCTGTTAAAATTGAACTAGTTGATTTAGGTTCTTTAAGTTTAGTTGACTCAACAGAAGATGTTGGGTTCTGAGATATATATTCTGCCACCTCTTTCGGATGATCTAGAATACTCATACCTTCAAAATGATGTGATGGTTTTTGTTTACCTCTGTTTTTATAAGACTCTGGATTAGACGCGTATAGATTTTTAATGGATTCACCCCATTTTTTAGATGAATCATGGTTTACCCAGTTATCTAATGCGCTACCAAAATTATTCATAGTATCGTTAGAAATTTTATCTTGTTCTAAATCTGCTAATTTATGTATAGGATGATCGTCAAATGGATGAGGTTTAAACGTACCTGTAGCTTGAATATTTGAAATAGGTAGATATGCCTGTTTAGAATCAACAGCACTGGGCGAACCCAACTGAATTTCCTCAAACGGATAGGCGGTTTCTTTATGCGGAGAAGTATTGACATCTGAATGACCTGGGTGCGGTTTCATCTCTAAATATCTAAAATCTGGAACCCCTCTAGGGTTTGAGATTCTATCGGTTTTACTGGGTCGTCTCCTTAATCCCTTAGTTCCTTCTTTTAATTTTCCAGTTTCTGGTCTTCTCTCTAAACCCGTATAATTGGTTTCCCATGGCTCTAGCGGAACATAATCTAAAGCTAGTTTTCCACCAGAATGTGCTGCAGTTCTAGCCATTAAATGCATTAATGGGATTATCTTATTTAAATGTGCATCCGCTGCTTGTCTATTTCCGGCTTTTAATTCTGCTTTATGAGCAGAAACATGATGTCCTAAGGCATCTCTCATCATTTCAACATCTCTATTGGAAAGTCTTTGTGCAAAATTTGTAATCGCAGAATTGGCATTTCTACCTGTATTTTTTCCAGGTGCAGCCATCTTTTCTAATGACTCTATTATCTTGTTAGTTAAAAACTCTCCAGTGCAAGAAGATATAAGAGTAGTTAGTTTAAGATCACCTTCGACTTTTCTTAATAGAATTTTTTTAAAACTAGATGTTTTCATGCGCTTATGCCTATTATGTTATCTATCTTTATCGCGAGCAACTTGAAGATAGCAATTACCGGTAATAACTACAGTTACAGTGGGTACAAGATTGCCAGCAGCATCATTAATACCGCTTCCCGAATTAAATAGAATTATTTCTCCAGATGTCATTGTGGCAGCTAAGACACCATCTATTGTGACGGTAACTGCTGCAGCAGCTCTAACTCTAAATGTGGCGTATTTTTGGATTTCGAGGGTACCAGCTGCGTTTGTGAGCTGTTCTACCCAGACATGGCCGACTTCTGCCTGTCTAATGGCTTGGTTGGCTAGATTGGAAGTGCGCATATTATCTCCTTACACTATATAAGCATTATACAGCGCAAGGCGATAAAACCGAATAGGTTTTTCGGGAAAACTTACTTTAGGGTATTCTTAAAAAGCTCAAATAATGACTTTTTAAGTCTATTTTTGGCTGTTATTCCCAAAGGGGCCAGCATCGCTTCATATTTAAGGACTTCGTCCCAGGCTTCTTGTTCAGAAGACCACTTATAGTCTTCTCTAGCTTCTACTTCTATAAAACGTCTAAGTTCGTTGAGATTCCTATCATAGACGACATAATACACCAAAACAGCCTTTTCAAGAAGACCTATTTTACATGTCTTAAAGATACTAAAATTAAGTTTATAGCCCAATAAACTTACAAATGTCTCAACTATTTTAGAGGACTTGCCGTTTGTGGGTAAGTTAACCTCTATCCTATTGTTATTGTTAGTGTCTGTTGTTTTTCTTTTAATTGTTAATTCGCCCATCGTGTCATGATATCTATATCTTATAAACTCATCTTTGTCATTTATAAAATAATCATCGTACGAACTAACCATAATCCATTCTGGATTAAGAGAATCCACAATATCGACAAAGTCTTTCATGTCGATACCATCGGCAGAATATTTAGTCTCTATCTCTTTAAAGTGCATATCAGCGAACAGTGCCCATCTTTAAGCTCTGCTTCTTTTCTTCTGATAGAAGATTCTGTCTATCTCTAGACTCAGAACCGCATTTTTTACACTTATATCTTTGATATTTACCAACTGTAGTATAATAAAAACCATTTTTAACAAACGATCCACCGCACTTACAATTGCTGGCTGTACTTTCGTCATATAGAGCAAAATTAATGCTATTGTCCCAAGGTATTAATTTGGTGTATAGCTCTTCCAGAGCTAACACATCTCGCTTATTATAGCGTTCCATTTCTTTCCAAGCGCTAATATTACCGGACATGCACTCGCGCCACATCTCGAATCCTGGATACTTAGCGTGTTTCAGTTTTTTATATTTTGTACACAACTTGCCAGTCATGTATTCTAATTTTAATGAAGTAAAACCAAAATGCTTTTGTGCAAGAAGTTTCGTGTCGATGTGCTTATAACTGCTTGGTGGTTGAAAACCATGCATTATAAATCTGGCATTTAATTTTTTTTGATCAAAACTTTTTCCATTTTGGGTGATCACTATATCAGCTTCATCTAATAGAGACCAGATATGTTTTAAAATATCTCTATCGTCTTCTATATTTTTAGAATTTCTTTGATCCATATACATCACTTTAGATGCAGGATCACCTAACCATTTAGCGCTCCAACTTAATATATGCCAATCAGATGCGATTTGATTCAGGGCAACGTTGTTGTCCCAAAGACCCCATACATAACTTAATATAGGAGCAGTTTCAATGTCATAAATTAGAACCTTCGGTTTATTTTTTTTCATTATATTTACCTAATACAGCGTACATTATTTCCTGATTAACTTCAGGAGCAGTTTTGTTGTTCACTAAAATCCTATTAACATTAAACATCAATGAATACTCTTTCATAGTATCAGCAACACGATTTATGAATTGCAATCCGCGAGACTCCATGGCGTCGCCTGCCTCAAATTCATTCTTTGAAGAGATAGCCTTATTGAGAGAATCTTCTACGTCTCCATCTAGAAGTATTACTAAATCATAAATAGATTCTGGTATATATTCTACCCTTTGATTAAAATCATTGTCTCCAGCGTTGAGAGCATTAGTTATAGAGTTTTTAGTTAATAGTTTAAGATATTCTATATCATTTCCACACGATACGCCATATGAATAACCGCTCAATACACCTCTATCTTGAATTATAAAGTCATATTCAAACATGGAGGGAATTATTAATTTTTCGATGTGAATAGATCTTATTGCTTGACTGATGAGTTCCCTAGAATTTTTTGTCAATTGATTGTCGAACTCATTACTTAACATTAATTCGCGCATCTTCATGGTAATTGGAAGATGAGGTGTGCCTGGTTCTTTAGTTTTTAAAACCTTAAAGCCAAGCTCTTTCAATTTGATTGTTAATAACTCTACTTGTGTAGTTTTTCCGACACCTTCAACGCCCTCAACGCACACATAAATCGCTTTTTTCATGCCTTATCTCTTTCGCTTAATTTACGACAATCTATATTAAAAAAAATTAAATGCAATATTCTCTGTTGAGAATTAAATTTTATTGCCGTAAATAATATAAATAAAGTATTAGAGTTATCCCAATGAAGAATCGTTTGATTACAAAATTATACCATGTGCTTAATATGGCAAATAAACAACATAATTCACAAACTAAAAAGGCCGATCTCTTTCGAGATCGGCCTTCTAGAAAACTGAATTTAATTCAATTATTACTTGCCAACGTTTTCCATCACACAGTTGAAGCGAGGAGTATATACGAAGAGAGCTCCGTACATGACGATCGCAAATTCAAGTGCAGTGGTGACGATTGCGAAGTTAATCTTGCTGAGAGGTGCAAGTTGTTTGAACTTCATGCATTCAGCGCTCATGTCGAGGAGGAATGCTTCGCCGAGACCAGCCTGCTTACGACCAGCAAGTACATAGGTAGTATTGCCAGCGTTTGCAAGATTGCCTGCGAATTTTTCGGTTCCAACTGCGCCGCCTGGTGCAGAGATATAAGCTTTCATGTGCTTAACACCAGCGGGCATGTTAGTAACAGTGAGCTGAATCTTCTGACCCGCAGTAAGAGTAACTGCAGCAGCCTGAAGTGGAATTGATTCGCCTGCGTCGTTGACGAGCGTAACCTTAACTTGGTAAACGCCTGCACCGAGAGCAGAACCAGAACCCGTTGCAGCAGTTGCCACACCGAGAGATCCGAGCGAAGGAGCGAGTGCACTGACAGCGAGTGCGCGAGCGCCTGCACGAGGACGGAGGAAGAGGTTAGGTTTGAAGTCGATGACGCCCGCAGTGGTAGTCATCTTGTTCACGCTGTAACCGACAGTCTCATTTGAGAGACCTGGAGCAGAACGGAACTGAGGATAGAACTGCTTGACGAATGACGACAGGGCAGCAGGCTCGATATGCAGTTCGCTTGGAGAACCGAAGTTTTCAAGCGCGATAACTGCAAGACGCTCTAGATCGTCTTGAGCAATAACTGCTCCGCCGAGATCTTGAACGATGGACTGAGCATCACCGTATCCTTCAAAGTCGCCAGAGCGCTGAAGAACATCAGTATCGCCTTTTTTGAGCTGCTTTAGAAGGCCGCTCATGGCGATGCTGTTGGCTGGGAGAGCAGCATCGCTGCCGTCGTTAGCGCCGTCGAGACGACCAATGAAGTGGGCATGACCCCAGTACATTTCGCGTTCAACGTTTTTCAGAAGATGCATAGTACCTTCTTTTGCCTGTTGAGCGACGACATCACCGACCGTGGTACGGACCAGCGTCATCTGGTGCGAAACCTTACGACGAGTTCCGAAGAACACGATCTTCTGTCCGTCACGAACATATGTCGAATCTTCTTCGATAGGAGCTCCACCTTCACCGAGGTAAGGCGCAGAATCAGAACCGTAGCTGATTAAGCGATTGTACTGCTCGAAGAGATTGTAGGCCTTATCGACTGATATTGCTGGCCACATTTTTAGATTCTTCATGTCGAAGGTGACGCTCTTGAGGGTTGCCTCGAGAGATTCAGCCTGAAGAACACCGCCGTAGGTTAGATCGGTAGGTTTACCTGCGCCACCATAACCGGCAGTGATTGCCTTATTTAGGGCTTCGACGTCGGCCTGAGATACCAGACCCTGGTCAAGTCCCTGTAAAATTTGATTAACTGCATCGTTCATCATTTTCGTGCTCTCCTTTGATTACGAAATATCGTATTTTTTAACAATGTTAACAAGGTCTTGACCCATTTCAACCTTAGCGATATCTAAGGAATCAACGCGAGTGCCAGACTTTTTAAGTTCAAAAAGCTTGTTTGCGATTTCGGCTTTTGAAAGTACTTCACCATACTCAGCAGTAGAGGACTTGAGGAGTGGCGCCGTCTTGACGGTAACACCCTTTGGGGCAACTGGCTGCTCAGCAATTGAATTGACGAGCTCGAGGATGGTCTCGAGTTTTTCTTCGAACGGTTTAATCCGCTCTTCGACATAGCTCTTCATTAGAGAGCCAACCTCTTCGGTAGACTTATGCATTTCGAGAAGTTTTTTCGCAATTTTCTTCTCTTTTTCTTCATGCTTTGGGTCGTCCTTATGGGGTTCCTTTTTGTCGTCGTCTTTCTTTTCTTTCTTGTCCATCTTCCAAGACTTTTCAACTTCGTCTTCTTCTTCGTCTTCATCGGCATCATCTGCGTCTTCAGACTTCTTGGATTCCATGATAGCTTTTAATTTACGACCAGTTGAAGGCTTATCTGCAGGATCATCTTCATCGTGGCCTTCGTCTTCAGATTTTTCTGCTTCAGCCTTTTCAGCCTCTTCATCTTCGTCTTCAGACTCTTCTTCGTCTTCGTCGTCTGCCTTTTTAGCATCAAGTTTACCGTCGGAAGGTTTACCTGCGATTCCTTCGCCAGGGCCCTCTAACTTAATTTCAGCAGCTGACATCTTTGATTTGCGAAGCTCTTCTAGTTCACTGAGAGTTTCATCGATCAGATCAGTCAGACTCTTTGTTAGCTGTTCGTCCATATCGATCTCCTAATAAGGTTGTTTAATTTGTTATTGACCCATACCAAGAAGATCACTGTGTCCACGGAGGGAAGCAGAGAATGAGGCATCGCTATTTTCAAGGCTAAGATCGTTTGCCATAGATGCGCACATAGCTAGAACCTGTGCAGCAACTGCACTGTCCATAACATCAGCAATTGTTCCTGCTGCGTTGGATGCGGATTTAATCTTAATTTTTCCAGGGGCTCCAACTCCAATGCCAAGATATGGAGAGACAGAACTGTCTACTCCACCAACAACTGCTGGACTAAATGAGGCGTCAACATAACTAACAGTAAGATCGTTAGATCCGTTTTCGATAACCACTGCAGTCTGACTTTCAGAATTTACAGTGAGCCCGATTGTTTTTGCATTACGAGCGAGCTTTTGCAGAATCTGCTTTGAATTTGCCATGAACTTTCTCCTTTAACCTAATAGGTAAACTTAATTTATTAATACTATACCATGGGTTGCACTTAAACATGCAATATATATACCTATATATTACCCAAATTAACTTAAAATTTCATTTAATTTTTTTAAACTAAAATTATCATTACAATGTCTACACTTAACTTGATATTTTGCGTGAACTTGTTCTTTTCCGCATCTGTCACATGTTATATATTTCAATGACTTAGGTGACCACTCGGATTGCAATACCGCGCCACCCACTCTTGATGTCGGTGCAGATCCGCCACCATATCCAGCCATCAAAGCTTTTGACATATTATCTGCCCGATCAGACGCAAGTCTTCTCTGATTCAAATATTCACGATACCCTTTTCTAAATTTTTGAACATATCCTAAATTTGCTAATGCATTTTTGCCATTTTTAAGCAATTTCATTGTTCCGCTGATTCCGATATTCCATGCTGCAGCCATGGCATCGTAACTTTTAAATTTAGTGCGCAAATAATTATAGGCAGATATTGCAAAATCTGCCGCAGCTTGAGGGTCTTTATTAAATGTGTTGGTGAATATGTGATGTTTGAAATTTTTATTTTTTACTGTTTTTGCTAATTTAGCTAATTGCGGATATTTGGCGGCTAACTGTTTATCTTTTGAGATAGTAAAGGCCGCATGATTTGGTAACATCGCCCATATTCCTCCAGCAGTATGACCATAATTCATATCTTTAGCTGTTAAGGTTATATGTCCATCGTGCTGAAGTCCGCCAGAAGATTCGATAAAACCTGTAATTCCCAAAAATGGATTGGTTTGTTTAACTTTTTCATACATAGCAATATGAGGAGCGTGATCATTATTTCTTATGACCATTGAACCTAATTTCGGTTTTTTATTTACAACCGCACTAATGGGTCTTTTAGCGACAGGTGGATTATATCTTTTTGCTTCTGCCTGTTGTGGAGTAGAGGCCATTAAACCTGCACTAAGTGCAGCAGCTAATCCAGTTTCTTTTAAACCCTTGTCTAAATCTTCTGATCCAGTGATAATAGAATGAATCAATGCAACATTGTGCTTTATTTTGTCTTCTATTGCGTTTTCCAAGATGGACTGCTTGGATATATTAGAAAAATTTTGCGGCAATCCAAGTTTTTTAGATAAATCAGATATCTTGTTTAAGTTATCTTCTATCTTTTGAGCTGCAGCATCTCTTACTATGTGTCTAAAAGAAGGAACATTAGTTTTTGCTAGATGAAGCACAGATTTTATTATTCTGGTGTCCTCTTCTTCATTGAAAGAAGTTTTATCTAGACTGACAGGCTCTACAAGAGTATTTTTATTGGCTGGAGTGAATGTTAGGGCGACTGAATGTATCTTTGTTTTTGCAAGCAATGTATTGTCAGATATGCCTCTTGCTAACACTCCACCCTCTACAGAAGCTTTTAGTTGAAGAGGCGAATCATTTTTATGGATGTTTCTTAATATTGCTGCAGCGGCTCTTGCGTTGGGATGATCTTCGTCGTCGAAGAGATAACCTCTAACGTATATAAAGGGTGCCTTCACCTTATCCCAATAGTAGGAGTGGCGGTCGTTCTCGCAGTCTTCTTTTTTAAATATTTTTTTTGCGTCTGTTACTGTACCAATCGAATTAAAGAAGCCTTTTCCGTGATTATCGTTTAATCGACCTTTACCGGCCTGCAAATCGCTTATATCAGCTCCCTCAACACTCAACATTTCACCTTGAGTGTCTCTCAATTGAGAACCAGCTATCATATCTATTTCTAAAGGTTTTTTAGCCATACCTTTAGGTATTTTACCACGTGTCTACATTATATTGACTAAATATATGTAATGCTTATTTTTCTAGTATTAGCTTAGGGTTCAACGAATAATATCTTCTTAAATAAGACTTAAAATTATATAAAGTTTTTTGGTCTATATTATCTACATGAAGATAATAGTGATTATCTATTGAATGACCGCCAGTTATATAGGCTTCTTTTTGTTTTTTGAAGAAATTGTGATTTAATTTATCTTCAATATCGTAGGCTGTTGAGCACTTCAATGCCCTTAAAGTTTGATTATTTATCAACCAATAGTAACATTTCATATATTTAATACAATCAATTACTTATGTACTTTATAGGTACTGTCGTCTTTTTCTTCCACTATAGGACCGTCTTGCGTCTTCATATTCGAGAACGAATTGCTGTATTTTAATTTATTTAAACCAGATCTTTCTATTCTTTTAACGGATTCAGGAGAAATGTTTAGCAGGGCTGCTAACTCTATATCCGTAGCAGGTTTACCATTAGAAAATTCGTTAATATATTTAAAAAAACAATAATTGGCCAATTGATGATCAATAGCCCACGGACAACCTGGTAGTTTAGCTTCTTCAGATTCTGTTAGTTCCCTGCCAGCATTTCTTATAGCTTTTAGCCTTAAAACAGCAAGAGGACACCAGTCATCTGGTGTCTCTTTAAGATTTCTAGGGCACCTAGAATCCATTTTACAACCCTTCATTAGTGTGTAGTCTCCGGATCAGCTTTAGTTGGCCCATTCTTTACAGAAAGAAGTTCTACGGTATGATCTAAGTTATTTAACTTAACTAAGACCTTATCGCCAACTTTTTTACCTAAGAGTTTGCTGATGAGATCTGGAGAACCTGACTCAGACAGTTTAACTCTGGATCTAAATATGCCCTTATCGACGTTATTTTCATCTTTGGCAGTAGAGGTCAGTACTACAGTGCTATCTTCTGTGGCAGTCTCTACCGTCTGCAATTCTTCTTGAAGATCTGCTCTCTCTGCTGCCTCTTGAAAATCTTTTAGGCGAAGTTGATTTGCAATATCATTTAAGTTATTTACGTCTGCATTTAAATACTGTCTCAATGCATCGTATTTATACTGCAACTCGTACAATCTACTCACAGCAGTATTTAAATCATCTCCAATAGATTTTACGCTGTTGACCAACTGTTGAATCATTAGTTGAGACATTCTATTGGCAACTTGAGAATTTTTTAATTCTGTCTCAAGTTGTTTAATTTGAGTTTTTTTGGACGGTTGTTCGTGCAGTTTAAATCCCTTCATCTTCATTCCCCTTTTTTAGTTGCCTTTTTATACATTGTCTTGTAAAATTTAATTTCTTCACTTGTAAAACCTAAGTCAGACGTGTCGCCAAAAAGTTTACCTAATTTTGCATTTAAAAAGTTTCTAATATCGCGCTCTAAATCTTCGTATGTGTCGCCTTTTTGCTTTAAAATTCTTTTAGACAGAATATCGTTTATTGCGTTTGCCTTTTCTAGTTTTAATTGTTCTGGTGTTTTAGATTTTTTTGTCTCATCTGTTGTAACAATATCGTTGTCGCCGCTGTCTATTTTAGAAATAGATTCTGCATCCGGATTTAGTCTTAAGAATTGCGGCAGATTTTGACTTTCAAAGTTAAACTTTTGGGCCATTTGATAATAAAGGGATCTTGCCTTGATGAATTGGGCTTTAGTCAACGGTTCATTATTTTCAACACATCTATTCCAATGTGCTTCAACGTTTGGATCAACCATAAGTATTCTTTTGACGCCTACGGCTGTTTCTATCTCCGCTAGAGATTCTATATCTTCTTCTGTCAAAAGTGAAGATCTACCATAGACCGATGACCATATTAATTCGCCATAATGAGATCTATCTAATACTATGTCTCTTGTGGAAGCAGAGGACAATAGATCAGTGATATCTTGAAGATATTGATCTGCTGTTGTGCCTTTAGAAGGAGCCGACATGTGGATTAAATGATATCCAAGACTTTCGTAATATCTTGCCACTGTTGATTTGCCAGTGCGATCTAATCCTTCAAGAATAATCAATGCCATTTAGTGATCCTCTTAAGCCAATTGATTGTTGGCAATAATTTTATAGATTATACTAAATTAGATTATCGCATTGAAATGCGATAGTTTATTCTTCTGGTAGTTTATTTATGGGGTTGGCAATCATAGTGCCACCTATATTCATAGCCTTAGAGGCACCAAATGCCTGAGCAGAAGAGCGCAAGGATCCGGCTTTTACGGCATTAGCTGCAGCTTCAGCTTTCATCTGCTCCATCTCCATGGCATGTTTTTCTTCTTCTCTGCCGTGTGCGGCCTCTGCATGCTTATTTTCCATTTCTTTCTGTTCTTTTTCGTGCTGCATTTGAGCCTGTTGAGCTTCTTGTTGCTGTTCGGCCATTTTCTTTTGCTCTCTAGATTGATCAAGAGCAAGTATAGTTTGCTGCCAAGACATAAAGGCCGCATCTCCAGGTATATATTGGAGTTCTCTTCTTTCAGAGGCGCCTTTATCTTTAAAGAAGATCTCTCTTATTTCACCTCTAGTATAGTTTTTCTCGACTAGAGCCCAAAAAGCTTGGTTAAGCGGTAAGTCTGCAGCAGGTGTATTTATTTTCTCTTTCTGCGACTGGATCAGCAGATCGTTCATAGACTTAAAGATAGACATTTCTGCCTGCATCTGAGCAACTTCAGATTGTGAAGTTTCATCAGTGTAGCCAGTAAATACAAATCTATATTTGTCTGCTAAACTTTTATCTATTGCTGGAAGTAGATCTCCATTGATCATGTCCTCTACGAACATCAATATTGGATATAGGCCGCGCTCTCTAGAGTAAGCTATCTTATATTCATTGTTAGCTTGTTGCATTGGCGCTCTGCCAGTAGCGCTAACTAGATAATCTAATCCTATCTCAACCGGATCTATGGCAAATTGCGCACAGATTATTCTCATTAAATGGTTATTAAAATTTATATATTCCATTTCCTTGGAAGATCCGGACATGGGTACCCACTGTACATCATCCAATCCAGCTACAATAGGTGTTCTCCAAGCATGCTGTTGACCAGAGATGCTATTATAAAACTGCCTTCTAAAGTTCATTAATTGCGATTGAGTAACTGTTCCTTTAAGGTGCAGGACGCCTCTAGCGGCATAACCATGCGTAAAGAAATTAGCATTATAATTCTCAACATTTAGATGGTTTGTTATATTAATAATAGTTAATTCTAATGGAGAATAGCAATAACCATTTGAGTCGGCAAAATTTTGCGGATTAAATAATTTAAAGATTAGGTCTTCATCGCCAAAATGAGCCAAGGGCTGCATGTTATAAGACATCTGAATATATTTATAATAATCAATGTCTACTTTGTTGACTTTTTGATCCTTTTTAGGGTCGTTGTTGCTTAGTGGCTTACCAAACACAGTTTGAGCATTTTTTTCTTGTTCGGCCACCTGTTCTTTCGACAGTCTCTTATTTATCAGATAGACAGATTCTGCCGGAAGAGGACGAAATCTATGTAGGCCGCCACCCCTAGTTTTAACTTTTTCTACTGCAACATGCCCAAATGTAAGAGCATCTCTAACAACTAATTTTAGAAATTCTCCAAATAGCATTCGCTCATTCGCCGGAGTGCCTTCTTTGCGCCCGCAATGATATATAAAGTCTTCTAGAGCGGAAATCTCTTCTAGTTCTTCTTTTGAATATTCAGACGATTTTTCCTTTTTTATTAAACGAAACCCCATCTCGAATCTTTTATGCTCTGGTCTAGAAAATCTCAATAAAGTGTCTACGCGACATTGTATTATTGAAGATACAAGCCAATCTCTAACAGAGACCTCTTTAAGCATTCTATTACTAAGTCTAGATAGCTTATGCTTAACATTTATTTGATGGGTTAGATTTTCAAAGTAGGGATCGTCGACTATTGCCTTACGGCCTATTTGATTAGATGCGTCGTGCGCTTCTGGAGAATCGGGTAATGCATCGGCGGTATAAGATCCTCTAATTGGAGCGGGCCCTGTCTCGTTTGGAACGATGCCATCCGCCTTCAATAGGTCTTGGATTTCTTCTTGAATTTGTTTTTTGAACCATGAATCCCAGAACGCCATTTAAGTAATCCTTAATCTTTATATTATACCAATTTTATCATTGACTTACTTAAAAAGTCCATAAAAATGAACCTGCCCCGCCATCCTCGTCATCAGAATTATCATCTAATTCTTTTTGGGTACCTATTTTGCCTAATTTAGAAGCGTCTTCTTCGTTGATGTTTAAGGATAAGCCCTTGCTTCCAGCAAATTCCATAGCATTAGGTGTTCTAAAAAAGTTACCTTGATTGTCAATAAGGCCTTCAGAAACATCTAAATCTAGCCCTGATCCACCTAATATTATATTTGTTTTTCCAAATAATTGTGTTAATGCATACCTAAGCGCATCTAGCGAGTGGTCATTTTCACCTTCAGGGGTATCGGTTATTTCACCGGCAGCATTGGTCTTAAAATGATATAAACTAAATTCATTTATCAAAAATGAATTAGTCTCTTTTGCAACAAATAGTTTAGTTTCACTAGTGCCAGGTATGCGTAAGAATCTTTTTATAACCTGTATACCGGCATTGATTTCTCCCTTTGGTGAATTAGATACCGGCAAACCAGATTTCTGCATCTCCTGTATCGCGCCCTGATCCGCAGAATCAGGAAAATACAGTTGGCACCTATACGCGGTATGATATTTTGTCTTACAGTGATGTATCCATGCCGGTTGGCTTAAATGCGTCATTGCATCTGTTTTCAACACATAGATATTATCTCTTTTATCTACAGCAAAATATACCACCGTGTTTGGATTAGTGAAGCCCCAGTCTAACCCAGCATACACAGGCACCTTCATCTCATGGATTTTTTTTACAAAAATATCGTGCGTGCATTGACCGGGAAATTCCTTGCCAACCAGAATATGCCACATTTGATTCCAGTCTTTAACGTGAATTCTCTCTTCAAATTCTGTAAATACTAGTCCTTCTGTAGAAGGTTTTAAGTTATATAGCTGGGAAGCAGCCCAATCGATGCCTTCTGACTTTATTTTTTGTATGTGCTCTGTTATAGTCTTTAACATTTGACTATTTGAGGTTTGTAGTTTAGCATCTCCTCTACAAAATACAGCAGCAGGACACCCACGGCATTTGTCGTACATACCGACGCTCTCTAATACAAACCCTTGTTGTTTGTTTTTAGATAGTTTTTCGTAATCCTCTGTCAATAAGGATTCGCCGGTATCTTGGTTCAACCATAGCGGTGTCGGCATAGTACCACTTCTAGTGTCTGGACAGCGTTCTGTGAATTCTAGAGCGGTCCAATATCTTACATGCCTACCCTCTTTTTCAGCATTTTCTATCATCGAATTCATAAGACCATACTTAGTCTTACGAGTAGAAATGCCAACTCTCAGTGGCTTTTTACCTTTTTTAGTATCCAACATGCCGGATACTTCTTTAATTGCTCTAAGACCTTCGCCGCTCAGTGTATCTAATTCGTCGCATGAAACTAATTGACAGTGAACGCCGTTGAGCGCTTTTAAAGTAGTCGGCAATATTTCTATAGTAGATACGTTACTATTGATATTAAAGATACTCTTTGACATCGTGCTTTTTTGAAGTATCTTGCTGTCATCTTTCGCATTTGCAGGGTCGATGATCAATTTGACCTTAGGAGACATGCAGAAACTTTGTATGTATTCATAGGCTCGAGCTGCCTGCTGCATTATTGCGCCGACATGGGCAATATCTCTTTGATCATGAAGCATAATCATGAATTCTGCTATTGCTACGCCTAAAGTCTTACCGCTTCCCCTGCTGCCAGTATATAATAATTCTTGTATATTTTCTGGGTTATCGTCTAGGACGCAGATCTTATACATTTCCCATACGATATCTAATGGCGTAGTTGTAGCATATCTAGAAACTCTGGTATCAGGTAAATCTAAATTTAAAAAGTATTTAATCCACGCCTTTACTTCAGCGCGCGTCTGGCATTTTTTTAATAAAAGCCGTTTTTGTTTTTCTATGCTATTTTTAGGTCGTTTATTGGTCATTAAGATTCATCTACAGCGTCTAATATACTGATATCATCTTCTTGCTTCTCTTCTTGAGATATTTCTTTTTTTATTGGAGATGTCAATGCCGAAAACATAGGAGAAACTTGACCTGGTTTAGTGCTAGTTGCTCCTGCAACTATCTTATAAAGAGTCTCAGCGACATCTTTATATTCTTTAATGTTTGCTATTCTAAGTTGAGGCTTAGGGTTGTTAATGGGATTTTGAATGTATTTAATCATGCCTTCCATGTGTTCAGCATTAGCAACAGACATCATGGCGGTTAAAAAGTCAACCTGTTCTAGTACAGATTTAACAACTTTTGCTCTAACCCTATCTTGTAAGGTGTGCAGCATTTTATCTCTATCTTTTGCCCATCCCCGAAGGGCAGCAGTAAGAGCTATCTGCCCAATAGGGAATTGGGGGAACTGTTGAGATATTTTTGCAAGTGAATCGCCCAAAAGATAAAGTTCATATAACTTTGCTGCGTCTAAATCTTTTAATGCGCCAGCGGTTTTATGTTTTCTCAGCCACTTAGTCGCTAACTTTATTTCTTCTTCTGTTAGACCGAACCGTTCGTCTTCTGTTAGATTCTTTTTTAACGCCATATTCTTTTTCCCAATATGGATTATACCTAATAGTTGACAAAGATTGCCTGATACGCACCTCACTTATACCTTTAAGTATAGATATTTGATGCGCAGTAAGACCCAACATTAATAGGCATATTATGCTCTGCTCATATTGGGAAAAGTTGTTTAACAATAGCTGAATTCTATTGTAGCCAGGTTTCTTTAAAGCATAAAGAATATGGTGCTCAATATCATTGCTTATTTGAGTTTCTAATTTTAATTTAATTAAATATTCAGAGAACGAATCTGGAGAGTTGCCGTTTAAATAGTGTACCCATAGACTCTGTCTATGATCTTCATTATTAGTTAGACGGTTTATTTTCCGTCTCACTATACTCAACGGGTCCATTGGCAACCTCAATACCATCTACGTAAGAATTGAAGTCCAATATTTCTACAGATACCTTCCACTTAGGTCCACAAAAATCCCTAACAAATCCGTTAAGGACCTTATTAAAGTCTAGTGATCCCTCTTTTTTAAGAAGGCGCTTAAAGCGCCATAAGTCAAATAGTTTATCGGACTTAGATAAAGTATTGTATTTATCGATCTTTTTAAGAAGATCTTTTTGAACATATATAGTGTAGTATACATGCTTTTGTTCAGCATCTATTCTCAACTCTACTGCCTGAACATCCTTATGAACAATAGAACCACAGAAAAAAAGTTGATTTTTGACGTCATCAGTAACTAAACCATTGTTTAGCAACCAGCGCCTTTGATCTACATACTCTTCTAATTTAAGTTCTTTTTGATCCATATAGGTACTTTATCTATTTTTATTATACCAGAGTTAGTCACTCAACTGTAGCCATGATTTGTTTAGCTTTTATTTTTAGTGTCTCTTTATCTAAGTTACCGCTATAAACTTTATCAATATATTGATCTACTATATCTTTTATAGTGGTAGCAGTAATCTTAATTTTTTTCTTATTTTTATCATTAAACTTAGTTTTAAGTTTGATGTTTTTATCTTTTATTAGAGATTTATATTCTTTTGAGTCTAAATATGCCACTATTTCAGTTTTAGGGCCTATTATCTCTATGACCCAATTATCTTTATTATTTAAAGTTTTTGCTAACTCTAAATGTAATTCTTCACTACCGAGAGTATCTGAGTATTCAAAATTAATACTGTACCACATTGGCATCGGCGACTGCACAAATCTAAAGTTAAACGTGTCGGTGTCAAAAATAGATATTCCTTTAATCTGGTCAACATCAGATGCACTTTGCGAAAATGGAGTTCCCGGATACACTATCCGGATATTACCGTTGGAGGACTGGAGATCTTGCTTTTTATGTATGTGCCCAGATATGATTAATTCAGCCCCGTCGATCGTAGACGGATCAATACCATCTAAGGCCAATAGACTCCCATAATCAGCCCCTTTAAAAGTTTGATGAGCTATGCAAATAGTTTTGGTTTTTTTAGGAAAAAGAGATTGGTCGTGTACGTATGGGACATACGTGATATCGCCGATATCTGTTATTTCATCTATTATTGTGAAGTCTTTGATTGTATTCTTTAAATGAGACAGTGCATGGTACTTATTGTCGTTGGGCTTATATTGATCATGATTTCCAATGACATAGATATACGGACAGGTTTTAAGCGTTGACTTGACATGTTCCATAAATTCAGACATTACTTCTGATCTCAAAACCGCATGAGTATCAAAAGTATCGCCTAAATTAACAACTAAATCAGGTTTTTCTTCAATTATTAAAAAATTGATCCAGGATAGGAATTTTTGCGCTAGTTCAAATTTAGTTATTTTGAGATGGGGGTCGCCTATCAATAGAATTTTGGCCATCTGTATTTTTTCTTTTTTTAAAGTAACAAGATTGACAATAATGCTCGTGAAATATGAGTTTATCGTTGAATCCAACTATGCCATAATCACTGTCTTGTTTACAAGATATGCAACTATCATCTATAATTAATTCTTCCATTATAGCTCTACCACTAGATCTTCAACAGGGGAATCTAGAACTACACCAGATGCATCCACTTGAACTTTTGCATCTACATGCTTATAGCATTCCGTCATTATCTCGTCCTGTATCTTTTTTGAAGATAAGACAAATTCTCTCATATTTTGTTCGCCCCTTATCGGGTCATAATTAGAAAATTTCCACATCTGAGGATTTTCTTTACCGGTGGATTCGTTAATTGGATGATAGATGAGCCCCAACGACTTTCCTAAATCGAATATCTCATTGCCGACATCTACTATACCCTTTTCATAAGAAAAAGTAAACTGTGCAACTCTGGCCGGTTGTCCCATTCTATTTTTTTTAACCTTAATTCGGACCTTATGTCCGACTTGCTGAGTGCTTCCTGTAATAGTTTCTCCTGCCTCTATGACGCCATTTTTGGTATCTAATTTAATTATTTCTAGCATTAGATCTCCAGCGTGTTTAAGCGCTTGTCCATCAGGCAAAACATATGGGTTTCTTAGTGCCTTCATTGGGTCTATTTGAATACTAACCTGCTGTATGAAGAACGATAAAAGTTTATGTTCTGCGATAACAGGCAAAATTAGTTTAAAAGCAGATGGCAAGTAGTTTGCGCCAGTACCGCCCATTATCATATCCGTTGTCTGTTTCTTCATGTCCTTAGGAAATCTGATGGACCTGACGGAGTCGATTACTATAGCTTTTACAGGTGCCCCTTCCTGGAGCAGTTCTAATAGTTCTCCGCCGATATAATCAAATATCTTTAGCGGATCGTTAGATCTTCTAACAATAAGTCTATCTGCATCTCCACCTAATTTTGTAAAAAAATCAGGGTTAAAGGAGTACTCTGCGTCAAACCAGATGGCTATTGCATCTTGATCTCTTTTTTGTAATTCTATCAATGCCATCATGGCCAGCATAGATTTGCCGCTAGATTCCGGGCCGTAAAGTATATTTACTTTACCTGGCATAAAACCACCTCTTGCTGTGGCCCAATTTAAACTAGGACTCCAAGAGGGGACTACTTGTGGTTCTTCGCGCTTTAAAGAGCTAGCAATGCTTCCAAAATCAGAAGTTAATTTTGACATCCATTTAGACATAATTACATACCTTCCCATTGATTGAGATTGTTGTCTCCATATGCGATCTTTTTTACATCATCGTGTGCTTGACGAAGTATACTCAATTTATTTTTTAATAAAGAGACAAGAGCCTCGGTTTTAGCTTTATTATCTTTTGCCACGATGACATCTTTATCGATATCGACGTATTTTTTTCTAGCTTCAGAGCTATCTTTTATATTTTTTTCTTTTAAATAATCAGATGCCTTATCTAGATAAGCTATTGCCTCGGCTTGCTCAAGACTAGATTTAGCCTTGATATCTGCCTGTATGGCTTTAGCCAGTAAAGCACCAGCTACGTCTTGGCCTTGAATAAAGTCTCTAAGATAAGTCGCACCCATCATTTTATTGATGGATGCGACATCTTTTACTTTTTCTAGATATTCGGCAAGAGACGTAACATCTACAGATGTTAGTGTCTTATCTATCATTTTATGATCCGTTTAGGAATTAAGGATCGCGTCTGCTTCGGCAAGAAAATCATCATCCATCAATTTAGATGGTTTTGTGGTCCTTTTAGGGGCAAGATCTACATCTTCTTCGTCATCTAGATCTTCTAGTTTAAGCGAAACCGGCTTTTTTCCCTTAGTTGGATTTGCGGTTGTTTTAGTTGAGACCGTAACAACAGTTACATCATCTAGTGCTGCGTCCGGACACACATCAAGAAGATTAGGCATATTAGCTTCTAGTATTTGCTTTAGTTCTTCGTAGGTCTTTATTTGATAAACAGACGATAGATCGTATGCCATATTTTCATAGTTTTCGACTATAGAGTCTGGTAATGCAGATCTATCGTCTTCAAATGAAAAGCCACCGCCGGCCTTTTTTACTTTGTTTTGATATTTTTTAACGTCATATTCTGTATCTCGACCTTCGCCGGTTCTGACAACATCAAACCACACACCAGAATCTGTCTCATCGGAATTAAGAGACGTTGGATCCTGGTTATAATCCTGGATATACTGGATCATTTCGGCTTTCATTTTCTTGTGTGCAGTTGACTTTAATTCAAGAAGACCAACTTCGCCAGATTTATCTGCCGCATTGTAGATATATACGGTTTTTGGCGTTAAATCTGTCACTAATTTATTAAGAGTAGATAGACGTTCTTTGATGACATCTTCTGTTTCTCCAGTTGCCTGGAGTTGTGATCTAAGTTGATCAGCTTTCTTTTTAAGGGCTTGAACGTATTCTGTGACAGGACAACGCTTTTCGCTGGTAAGCGAAGAAGCAAAAGGTCTCATGCGTCCAGATTCAGGGTCGGTCAGGCCCCAAACTATTTGCCACTTACGATAAGCATATCCATTAGATGATTCTCCAAATGGAGGGAGGATTCGGAAGACATTGTGTCCGTCTTTGACCTTATGTCTTTTCCATTCACGGCGGGCTTTTAAAGAGTCTAGATTGATTTTGATTTTATTAACTGGAGTCATAGATATTCCTTCATAGGTTATTGATTATATGGCAATTAGCCATATTCCGATTATACCTTAAAATTATTAAGATTGTTTTAATACAGCTTCAGCTTGTTCTTTTGTTAATGCAGGTTTTCCTACGGTCTTTTTTAGTTTTTGAGTATCCGGTTCTACCTCTCTAGCGTCAGATAATCCATGTTTATAAAACAGTTCATATGCTCCTTTCAAATTTGAATCAACATAATAAACTAAGTTAGTCCCGAATGGTCTATTGCGTATTTTTTTATCCACGTATTTCAAAAACACAGACGGACAAGATTCTTTTAGCATCTCTACAACTATTGTATTGAGATCTTCATCGGTAGCAAAAGGTCTTCCTTCATAGGAATGAACTTTAACGGAGAATCCGTTCATGTTTTCCGGATCATAGTTTTGGGCTATGGTGTCTGCTATTACTCGCAAATGATATGCGCCGGTAAGACCATTTTTAGGTGCTTTAGTTTTATTGGATACAATCTCTTCCATGAAAGAGGGTGCATCTATCACATATTCGCCCTTTTTTAGCTCTTCTGGTTTATTTTTAACAATTAGAAATTTAGCCATAATTTTTCCTTTATTCAACTTTCGTTATTTCTTTTACATCTATACTAATAGGTGTCTTCCACCCTTGCTTCAACTTTCCACTAACATAAACTATTGTATTTTTATTCCACCCCAATGATTTTTTAACGTCCCACATTACAGCTTCCATTACGTTGTATCCATCTGACAACATGACGGAAACCTTGTGCCAAGGTCTTCCACTTTTCTTTGAAATGCCGTTACTGTAGCTAGAAGATTCAAACAATAGTATGATACCAACATCATCTTCAAAGTTTTTCTTTAAAAGACCCTCTGCAACCTTAATACTGCCCAATACATATGTTTCTTTTGAGCCATTGGACTGCATATAGAAAGGTATTCCCTTTCTACCAGTTCTTTTTAATCCTGGCCACCTTGTTTGTAGGACAGCGGTTATTTCAGAAAAAGAAAGCAGAGATTTATTAAATACCTGGTTATATTCTTTTTCTTGCAAGAAAATATTAATAGAGTCTAGATCATACATCTCGTCTTTAAACTTAGTCTTACTCTTTCTAAGAGACGAATATCTTTTCATGAATGCTTTTCTTCTATCAATATAGTTGTCTATCGATTCGTCCATCAATGTATCTGCCGCTCTACCCTTTATTAAAGCGCTCATAGAGCCTATATTAACCTTTGTATGGTCTATTATCGACATAAAATGATCTATTGACTCAAATGGCCCTTTATTCACTATTTCAGCGACAACTGCTGGACCGACTCCTTTTATAGCAGATATAGGTGCAACTATTTTTCCATTAGAAATAGTAAATTTATTAGTTGGTTTTTTAAGACTAGGTGCAGCTATCTTGTCACCTAGATAAGAGATATATTTTCTTATCTTGTCCTCTTTATCTTCATTGTTTAATACGCTGCACCACCACTCTAACGGGTAGTGATGCTTTAAATATAAAGTAATATATCCAAGTTCAGCATATGCATAAGAGTGACTCTTGTTAAAAGAGTATCTGGAGAAGGCTTGGATCTGTTGGCATACAGTCTCTATGGCATTTAGTTCCCAACCTCTCTCAGAACAGGATTGCCTAATACGAGAAAAAGTGTTCATGATGACTTCATGTTTCTTTTTGGCGATAGCAGACCTGATCATGTCAGATTCCTCCCATGAATATCCAACTATATCCACGAGGAATTTCATGACCTCTTCTTGATACTGAAAGACACCATTGGAGTCTTTTAATATGGGTTTTAAGTCTTCATGCAGATACTCTATATCTCTTTTTCCATTCTTAACATCCATGTAATATTGAGTTGCTGTAGTATCATATAGTGGAGCATCAAGTGCTCCAGGTCTACAAAGTGAAGTCATAGATGCCAAATCTGCTTTACATAGTGGAGCAAACTCTCTTGCGTACCCTTTAATTAATTCAGTGTTAAATTGGAACGAAGAGTCAGTATCTTTATTATAAAAGTCTGCGAAAACACCTGAATCTTTATCGGGCAGTCTATATACCAATGGGACGCCATTGTCTTCTGCTAATAGATCTATAGAGTGATTTTGTCTTATTAGTTCTATGGCATCTGAAGTAGTAGTTAACGTTTTAATGCCTAATATGTCCGCCTTTACTAGACCTGATTTTTCGACCATAGAGGCATCGAATTGAGTCACCAATATTTCACCCAATTCTTTATCGTCCATAATCATGGTAGGCACGCGATCCATCGATAGGTCTAAGGTAGATATGATGAATGCAGATGCGTGTCTGGACCATCCTCTAATAGAACCTATTAGTTTTTTAACCATAGACTCTACTTCAGGGCGCTGCTCAAAGAAATTTTTTAAGATCTGTTTCTTCTGTATTTCGCCTTGATGTTCTATTCCCTCTTGATCTGCATATCCATACAAAAAATCATATTCGTCGACGCCTTGAGGGCTGTCATCTATCTGATCGCATACGGCTTTAACTTCAGGGTCGTTGCGATTTCTGCCATAAAGAGCGTACATGGCGTCCTTTATGGCATTTTTAGTCTTCATTTTATTAAAGGTAGAGATTTGAGCAAAACCAAGACCATATTTATCTTTTAAGAATTTCATTACCAATGATCTAGCCTTATCCGCGATATCAAGATCAATATCAGGAAAGGATCCGGCTCTGATTCTGGCCTTACTTAAAAATCTTTCAAAGGGAAGATTTGCCTTTACAGGATCGACGTGAATTATCTTTAAATAAAAACTTAATAGTGATCCACCGGCGGACCCCCTCGCAATTCCCTGTAAAAAACCAGAAGATCTAGCGTGTCTACAGACATCTTCATATATGAGGAAGTACGGTAGGAAGTTGAGGGTGTCGTTTTTAGTAATAACATCTATTTCTTTTTTAAATCTTTCAACATACTCTTTAGAGTTGTTCCATCTACCGTGTTCTTTTATCTTCTGTAAGGTGTAGTAATAGCACTGCTGACCATAATCAGATGTTTTTTGCTTTATTTCTTCTGGTATCTGAATATTTGGTAAATGATATTCATGCTTTATCTTGATTGATCTAGCTAATTCAATTATATCTATAGTGTTAGATACTAGCTGTTTATAGATTTCTACAGTAAATGAATCGCCTATATGAGATCTTAATATAGAATACATCTCTCTAGACTTTATCTGATGGCGACTTTCAAAGAAATATCTATTGTCTTTGTAGGAGTTCTTGGATATGCAATCCTGTACTATCTTGTCTTCTTTATTTATAAAATGGGCATCTGTGACAGGGACCAGCTTGATGCCTAATTTAGTTCCGATGTCGTAATAGAACTGATTTATATGTTTTTGTATATTTCCACCATCGACATTGTATCCCACAAAACCTATAGTCGAATCAAAGAAATGATGGATGTTTACTGCGGCTAATTCTAATCTAATATCAAGATTAGAATTTAACATCTCTATTATTTCTTGAGCCTGTTCAGTCTGCCTAGAAATAAGCAATTCTTTAATTGGTCCGTTTGCCCCAGGAACACCGAATACAATGCCGTTTTTATATTTTATGATCTGCTCTAAAGAAACAACTGGAAACTCTATAGAAGAATCTTCTATTCTCGATGACCAACCTATAGAGGCCAATTTTAAAATATTGCTGTATCCAGTGTTAGAAGTTGCCCAAGCATTTAAATAAAATTTAAAATTATTATGATTAACAAGTATACCGCAACCCGGCACACCAACAACCGAATTAGTGATCCGCACCATATCAAACAGAGACGTCGCATTTCCGTGATCGACTATTGAGAATCCTGGTATTTTATTGGTCTCGCACCATTCTGCCCACTCTTTGACAGAGTTAAGGGAGTCTGTATGGCTAAACATTGAATGACAATGGAGTTGCGCAGGTTCTGGCAACTCTATATCAATTATTTCATAACTGTCATCTATTTTTATTTCAGTCTCACCAAGCATGTTAGCTAATATCTTATCTACCTTCATGGTAGCAGTAATGTCCGATATAGCGTTGTGTGCTTGTATTGGAAGATCAAAGTGTTTGGCTAATGTGGCTAATTTTAGATTTTGCGTCTGTAATTGACTCTTTAATCTTTTAGCCCTTTTGTATGTATCTCTTACATCTGAAGTGAATAGCTCAAAATACTCTCTTTCTTTATTTGCCTTCTTAAAGGCAGAAGAAAGGAAGTCTTTATCGAAAGACACGTTGTATCCTGCTATAGTAAATTTAGTATTAAACTTACGCAAGAATGATATTAGTTTACTGATTAGTAATTTTGGGTCTTGAAATGTCTTTAATTGATCTCTTGTGATACCAGAAACTGCTATTGCGCCATCTTCTACGGTAGACCAATCATGTGGCTGACAGTATTCATTAAAATGAGAATTTTCAACCCCATCGATGACAGGTATACAGGCAAGTTGCACAATGTCATTTCTAACAGAGTCTAAACCTGTTGTTTCGACGTCCAACCAAAGATAATTTATTTTTCCGGATGACATGAACGAATTATACAAAAAGAAAAGGCCGGCATTGCGCCGGCCTTTTATAATTAAATTTTATATAAAAATTAAGTTGTTTGAAAATTGAAATTTAGATCTATCTTAACATTAAGAGGATCAGCGATATTTAGGGTAGGAGTACACTCGTATTCAAACACGGATTGATCAGATAGTGCCTTTCTTACGCCCGCTAGATAAGATTTAGCGATTAGATTATCGCCTCTACTGCCTCTTAAGACATTAGGTAAATAGGACGTAGTAATGCTGACCACGAAAGAAGTTTTACCTGCAGAGGCAGCATTTACCATCTCAGCACTAATAGTGCTGAGATTGCTTACATTAACGAATGTAACACCGGCGTTAAATGCATCAATCTCTTTTTGGTGTAAACCAGTTAAGCCATCAAAATAATCTGTTTTTAAACTCATATTAACCTCTTAATTATTATATCAAGAGTTGGCGCCTGAACTAGGGTTTACTTGACCTGTCTGTATCTCATTGATCTTTTCTAGCAAGAACGATATTTTAGCCCGTTCATACTTTACTGCGCTAGTATATGCACTATTGATATCTTTGACTATTTGTTTTGCCGCCATAAGCTTTTCATCGGCTGCCTTTTCTTCTTCAATTTCTTTAATCTTTTGTTCTGCCTTAATTATTAATTCACCGGCGACATCTTCATTTATATTGTCATGATTGTCGACAAAAGATTTACTGAGCACTTTTTTAACAGATTCCATGTTGGCCATATTTTCTCCTATTTTTCAAAATTATTTTTGATCGCCAATGCCTTTTGTACCACAGGTTCTAAACCAACTATTTTCTTTTTTGCAAGATATTTTTTGATTTGTTTCTTAAAATCTAAATATTGTTTTTTATTTGACTTTAATTCTATTTCGATTATGTTAAGCTCATCTATGTATTTTTTAGACAATCTATCTATTCGCTCTTTGTAGGTTTTTTTATCATGGCATTCGCTACAAATTCTCTGAAGATTTGAAATATCGCACCAGAGTCTTTTAAGAAAAAGAGTTATCCTATCCCACATATCAAATTCTACGGGGAATCCTTCGGGTGGAACAACTGGATCAATATGGTCAACAGCTATCTTTGAGCTGCTGACCCATTCTTGACAAACTTCACACTGTCTTTTGACCCAATTTTTTTTATGCCTAGATCCATCTTTTTTAAATCTAGGAAATTCTTGTCTAGACTGCTCTAATTTTTGTATCACTAGCGGGCTTCTGGCAAAAAGCCTTCTATTGGCTCCACGTATAGCCATCTCTTGATTAAAAGAAGGTTTTTTCTTCATCTATTGATGATACCTTATTTTAAAAATATAAATTTATGTTTTTATATTAAGGTCCATTGCCCATTGGGTGAAATGTGTAATGTTTCACTCTTTAACATTATTTTTTGCGTCTTTGTAGACATGGCGCCATCTCTTATTTGTTGAGCAATTTTTTTTGGGTCTTTTTTAGCATCAGGCGCCGGCGCTGGCAATTTAGGATTAGAAGTGCTGGATACGACCATAGATGGTGCCTTAATAGGTTTTAAGGCTGGAATCGTGGCAAGAGGAGCAGGAGAAATGATATTCTTAGACTGTTTTAATGCCTTTATCAGTTCATCAATTTTATCTTGCATCTGATCCATATACATATACTATCATACTTCTAGTTTAATAGAAGATATGCCATTTTTCTTTTCAACGCTTATTACTTTAGAAAACAATAACTTAGACTCACTAGCATGATCTACTACAAGTATTTGACGATCTTTAGCTGTTCCCTCTAATAGAGAAATTACTATCTCTTTCCCTGCCGAGTCTAATCCATCAAAAGGTTCATCTAATATAATTGGGTTGATATTAATATTAAATTGATTATTTATTACGTCTAATAAAGCAAAATCGATGCACAAGGACACAGCTCGATATTCGCCACCGGACAGACTTCCTATAGAGATCTGCTTACCATCCATAGTCAGTGTTTCTGAAAACTTTGCAACAGTTTCGCCCTTTAAGGTTTCCTTATAAGAATTTAAAGTGTAATCCATATTAGGCCACAATATTTGCATATATTTTTGGACACTCTCGTTGAAGTAATCTATAATAGAATCAAGGATATAGGCTTGCGCTCCGGTAGAGGAGTAAATGTTGGATATGGTTTTATAAAACTCTAATTCGCGCTTATTTTCATCAACCAATGTCGACATGTTGTTACATGAATTGACTAAATCATTGATCTTGTTTAAATATATTGAATTATTTTTAAGTTTTAAATTTAAACTATTCAACTCCGAATTATAAATATTTATAATATTTTTAATATCTAAACTTTGCTCTTTAGCCTTATCGTATTCTGCAGTACTGGAGTTTTTCTTTAGTTTTATCTTGGATAGTAAGTCATTTAGTTCATTTTCCTTGACGCAGTCAGAATCGTATTGATCTAATTGTTTCTTTATAGATTGTAAAGTTCTATCTTTTTCTTCTTTATGTAGTTCAACAGTATCTGCACTAATAGTATTGCCGCAATGCATGCAAGTTTTTTCTATTGCAGTATTGTCGATCTTTTGATATTCGTTAAACAACAGTTCTCTTTTATATTTGACCTTATTTATCACTAGAATCTTGTTTTTAATGTCTTCCTCTAATTTATAAAATTTATCAATATCTGGTTTTTCAACTAGACTTAACTGAATCAGTTTAGAGTTTAAATCTTCTATTTTTTGTTTAATCTCAACAATGTTAATATTGACTTCATTCTCATCTATTAGAGATTCCCTGTAAGCATCTATTTTTGCATTTAGATTAGATATCTTATTGGTGTGTTCTTCTATCTGCGAGCTTAATTCTTTAAATTTTAAGTCTGAGTTCTTTTTGTAAAGATCAAGTTTTTCTAAATTAAGTAGCTTTAAAAGAAAACCTTTCTTATCGGAATCCGAGCAGTTTAAAAATCTAATATTATTTCCAACATTTTGACTATTATAAACTGTAATGATAAACTGATCATAGTTTAATCCGATTAGAGACTCGAATTCGCTTTGAGTAAGGGTCTGCTCTATATTGTTTTTATAGAATTTAACTTCTTTTGGTCTTTTTCTAATTATGGTCCATTCGTCTTCGCCACATAGAATTTTTACAGTGACTTGACCTTTCTTAGTGTCTCTTCTTAAAATTTCTGTAGCAGTGATTTTTCTTGGAAACTTGTCATATAGGGCAAAACTTATGCAATTAAATATAGCAGATTTCCCTGCGCCATTGGATCTCTCGGCGTCAAAATTCCACCCCTCTACTAAACATAGTCCCTTGTCTTCAAAAGACAAAGAAGCCTTCTCAAAACTTAAAATATTTTCTATATTTACAGATATTATTTGCATAGTATTTTTATACTAGCGTTTTGACGGAGCTTTGTTTATTACTAATTCGCCCTTGTCGTTATAGACAAGCCATTTTTGTTCTAAACATGTCTCTAAAGAGTATTTTTCTATCAATCTGGGCACTTCTATTTCCCAATAGTATTGCTCTCTACGTTCATCTAATATTTCTTTTTGATCCTTTTGATGCGTCTTATTTAGATAAGGATCAACTATCTCGCGGACTTCAGTCTGTCCGTCTATTTTAGGGAGCAAACGGGTAGTCTTATTGCCACAAGTACAAACAGTACTTAATACACTAGATGCCACATATCTATGCACCTTAATATCACACTTTTCACAGAAAAAATAATATTTTGGCATTAGAATCTGATACCTATGCCTGCTCCCATGGCATTATTTACATTAAATTGACCATGTATTCCTAAAACCATTGGTCCCCAGACATCCATTGTAGCGTGGCCATAATAGTCTTTATTAGTCATAATGCCAGCCTCAACTGTAAATTTTTTAGAATTTATTAGAATAGTCTTAGACTTTTCTAATTCTTCTATGGTTTTTATGTAATTACTTTCTTTTTGTTTGAACGATTTATCTAACTGTTCAACTCTGTCTCTATGCACTTGTTCCCATTTTTGCTCTATTTGAGTTAATTTAATCTTAAATTCTTGTTGAACCTGCTCAACAACTCTCTGAGATTCAGTCTCTTCAGACTCAGAAAATTTCTTTATCTCTATGGTTCCATCCGGCTTAATTATTTTAAAATATGAAGTTTTTTGCTTTCTTTTTAAGTCTTTTATTTCATTTACATTTTTTGTAAGTTGAATATCTGTTTCTTTCTTGTAAGAAGAAAACTGTGAATTAATAGAATCTATTTGTTCGTTTAGTGATTTTTTCTCAGTAGAAAAAGTTTGCTTAAGTTGAGCAATTTCCTGTTGATGCTTTTGATTAAGCGTTTCTTCTATGCTCTTTGTTGGATAAAAAATCGTTCCTATAGTTATTCCTACTATAAGAAACAAAACGTATCTAATTGGTTCTTTTTCTAATAGAGACTTGATGTCCATTATTCTGCTCCAACGCCTGCACCAGTCATCATATCTTTAAAGGCCTGTTTACTAAGAGCCAATTGATTTTCTAGTGCAGAATCTCTTGGTACTACTACAATACCACCTAATGTTACCAATAATGAGGCGACAGATAAAGCATTACCAATTGTAACTCTACATACTTTAGCTGGTTCTACAATTCCGCTCACCATAGGATCAACTATGGTATGCTGATTGGCGTCAAATACCATCTTAGGTAAGAGATTGCTTGCGGCGCAATCCTGTATATGCTCTTTTAAATGAGGCCACACCTCATCTACGGTTTCACCGCAATTATTAAGCAATAGATTAAATGGTTCTGTTAAAGCTAGAGCCATTATTTCCCAGGAAGGTTTTTTATTAGGGTGGGTCGCTATGATCCAAGATAGCGTTAATTGAACCGCACATCCACCTGGAACTATGCCCTCTGCAATTGCAGATTTAACAGCTTCTACCGCATCCTCTACTCTATCTCTTTTTTCTCTTGCTTCTAATTCTGATCCACCGCCGACCCACACAGTCGATATTCCGCCTGTTAATTTACCGATAGAGGCCTTGATATGCATCTTATCAAAATCACTCGGACTAACCTCCATCAGGTGCTTAAGTTCATTTATTCTGGCATCTAAAACATCTGTATTTGATTCAGATTGAACAACAGATTCGTACATGCCTACCTTTGCAGAATTGAAAAAACCAAATCCTACATGATCCTCGTCTTCTATAAATTTATCTACAGATCCTGGATCAAACACCGTTGCTCCGGTATATGCCGCCATATCTAACAAGAATGAAGATCTAGAGTTGGCTATTCCACTCATAGGAGTTTTGACTGGAACTACGGTATAGCCGCCTTTAGTAGTTTTAGCAAATGCATCTGTTACGACATCGGCAAATCCATGAGCAAAAACCATTATGGGTAGACCGTACAGTTCTGTTCCCTCTACGGCTTGCTGTATAGCGCTTGGAATCTTTAAGTCGTTTAAAGAGCCATCAAATAGAAAGACAAGCCCTCTATCCATCTTGACTTGCTGATTTGCCCTGTCATTTATGAATACTCGACCGACAGAGCCGATATCTCTTAGGCCAGTAGTCACTATGAAACCGTCCATAGTTTCAACTCTTAACTGATCACCTTGAGCCTCTTCGATCAAGACATGTCCATCGTCCCCTGCTGCTAGAACAGCATCTACTGCCGCCTCTGCAATTCTTTGATCGCCATTGGCAGAGATCTTTGCCACATTAATTAATTCGTGTCTGCTATCTACTACTCTAGCCTTATCTTTTAGATAGGGCACAATTATAGTTTTATAAAGATCCTGCAGTTCGGTTATCATCCGCTGGGGATTATATTTTGGGTTTTTTTCTAAGAACAGCGAGCCATGCTTAGTTATGCTATTAGCTAGAACAATAGCAGTAGTTGTGCCATCGCCGGCTTCTTTGGCAGTCTTGAGACATATCTCTTTTGCCGCATCTACTATGATATTGGCCTCTGCGTTGTCCACACCTAAAGATTTAGCTACAGTGACCCCATCTTTTGTTATTAATGGAGATAGACCGTCTCTCTCGATCAAGACAGGATTTCCACCTGGACCTAGAGTAGCTCCCACAATAGTCGCCATATCATTTATTGTGGAATGAACTATGCTCCTAACTTTATTCTTATCTACTAGTATTCTTTTGGCCTTGGATTTTTCATATAACATATTTAACCTCAAATATCGTCATCGTCCATTAAGTCTTTTTGTTTCAAGACCGTGTTAATTCTCTTTTTGTTGTTTTTCTTTCTGTCGTTAAAGCTTTCTACTATCTTTTCGTATTTTTTTAATTGCTTCTTGTCTGTCTCAAATCCAAAAAAACTATGTCCTAATTTAAGGGCGGCCTTTAATGCGCCAGTTCCCCCTCCATATGGATCAAAGACAACTGAACCTGGCAAGCAATTAGTCATCCTTATAAGGAGCTCCGCGAGATCTACTGGATAAGATTCATCTAGTGAACCGGTCTCTACTTCCCACGTGTTTCCGGGGCACGACAGATCGTCGTCGATGTCTAGATACTGTCTAACAGGAAGACGATCTAATTTCCAAACACTCCCATTGCAAAAATGCAGAACATACTCGTGAGAGTTTACTAGGTTAGTCTCAGATCTTTTTCCAGGAAACCAGGTCTTTTTGATTACGATATTGTCGACATGATTGAATCCTGCATCGACCATTATCTTTGCTATCTCAAATGGGCGCCATTTGGCCTCTATTGGAGCATAGCATATCAAGAATACAACTCCATTTGTCACCATATTTGTCTTAAGTTTTTTGGCAAATTTAGTGAATTCTTCCGGGTCCCATCCGTCTCTCTTTCTTATAGGTACGCGGGTCAGACAGATCTCTATATTAGCTGGCCATATAGCATCTTGGCTGAGAGGCGATCTCTCTTGTATTCTTATCGTGGTATTGAAGAGACTTGATAGATTATCTAATTTCATGTACTAATTGTACTTAGTTCACAGAATATTAGTGACTACCTGTACTGCCAAAGCCGCCTTCTCCTCGCGACGTAGCGGTGTCAAGTTCAGTGACTTCTTCTATATAATAGTTAGAACTATAGGGATGAATTATCATCTGAGCTATTTTCTCGCCTTTCTTTATTAGAAGCGGCTGCTGATTCATCGAATATGGATAGTCTGTACCATCAAATAGGCTCACATTAGAATGAATGACGTGAACTACGCCTCTATATTCTTCATCTATTATGCCAGCTCTGACTGAATGACCTCTTGAGCCTAAACCAGATTTAGTAGTGATCTCTGCATAGGTAGATTTTGGTAATTTAAGTCTTATATTTAATGGCGTTTTTCCAGATTGACCTGGGTAAAGTGAAATATCCTCTGTCGAATATACGTCGAAGCCAGCATCAGTCTGTCTTACCTTAGAAGGTAATTTACCGCCCTCTTCAATTTTAACTTCTATCTTATATGTCTCTTCGTATATTTTTTTAACAATATCTTTAGCCTCTTCATTTTTAATGGTAAGCATATAAATCTCCTAATTTGGCTAATTGTACTGATTTTATATTTTTATGAAGTTAAAAAATATTTTTATATCTAAGTTAAAAAGTGTGCTGTCGCGGGTATCATAATAGAAGAAACTCCCACTACTTGCTTACTCTAAGCTTACAAAATTTATCTAAGCTTACTCTAAGCTTACGTGTGTGCTTCGCACACACTTCGCGCGCTAAGAGCGCGCGAGCAAGAAGATTTGGTTTGTTTTTAAGGAACAAGAGGCTTGTTTAAAAATCTATTGGCTAGATTCAATAGTATAAGTTCTGACTTTGTCATTCTAAAATGCTTATAGACCCCACTATAACCATCTATAGAATTTATAGTGTAAACAACACTATGCACATCATCGCCAAACATTACATTCATGTCTGATCTAGAATGCCAAGATGAATTTTGTGTCTCAAAAGAATATGGATCATCTAATCTGATCAATGTAGAGCTCATTGTGACTTGATATAGACCTTTAGTTAATAACAAGCCCGGGATCAGATTTAATTCTAATGGATTAATGAAGATATTGCCGATCTTTTGCATTAAGATGTTATATCTTTTTCTATCTGTTCGAGTTTTTCTTCTATCTCTTTATCTGAAGGACCTTCTGGCAAATTAGATGGAGAAGTGTCTGGTTGAAGAAAAAGTGCTCTCTCTGCCTGTCTACGTCTAGTAAGACCAGATAGTTCTTTACCGGCAGCCTTATTCCATTTTAAGAATTCATCTCCGATTTTTTGTCTGTCTGCGTCAGCGTTTAATATCTTTAATAGAGTGGATTTTTTAAGATTACCTAGACCAAGGTTGTAGGCAAAAGACACTAGAGCACCAAATTCGTTGTCGGATACTTTTATAGTTAAAAGCGACTCGACGCCGTTTGCTTTCTCGTTTATCTCATGCATCAGGTATCTTTCTGCATCTTGTTCAGATATTGGGGAATCTTTTAAAGAGACAGATGTGCCATCAGGGTATCTAATGGTGCCGTAACCTATAGTTGGTATTCCAGCTGGACATAGATAAGGCTTAAGAAAAAGACCTTCAAATGACTTGATTATATCTATACACGCTTTATTGGGCTGTCTCATGCAGACTATTATACTATGAATTGTGCTGTATTATCTTAATCTTGTCTGTTATCTCTTGGTAGTACTTAATTCTGCCTTTGGCATGTCTAGTCAACATAGAAGATCCTAAAGGAATATAGTCCAATATTAGGGCCTTAGTCTTATCATCTTGCTTTCTAAGAGCTCTACCTACTGCCTGTATTACAGGACCCTTAGAGGCCGTGAAATCTGCTAATATAAGCACATCCACATTTTTAGTGTCTGTTCCCTCCCCCACTTTTCCTGAGGTTCCTACCAATGCAGATATCTTCTTTTTATTCAAAGCATCTACATATTCTTGCGACTTCTTATCTTGTCCGGTCGCAAACGGTATTCCTAAATTCTTAGATAATTCTTTGCCGTGGGCTACTTCATCTACAAGGATAAGTACCTGCTTGCCGGCGCTAATCATCGCCCGTGCGTCCGATTCGATTCTAGATTTCATCTCGTTGTTGTTCAACACGTGCTCTTTATATGATTTTAATTTATCGTCTTTATAGTCCTTGCCGTGAGTAAGAACCTCTCTCACTATAAAATAAGGTTCAGCGAGCCATCCATTCTCGATTCCCCATTTTATATCTCTCTTGACGAGAACAGACCCGCATCCTGCCTTTATCAAGAGATCTTTGCCGTCGGATCTATAATCAGTTGCAGTTAGACCGAACATCTTACCTACGTGTGAAAGACCTTCTGCTATCTGCATGAAGGTATTTGCTGGAGTATGATGGCATTCGTCTATTATGACGAGACCTAAATCTTTATTCTTGAATTCGTGGATATTTAATGATATCGATGCGGCAATACCTACCGTTATATCTTCTATCTTTTTCTTCCCGCCTCCGTAAAAGCCTACTCTTGTCTTTCCGAATGATTTTTCTAAAATATCGTAGAACTGCTTCGCGACAGATTCACTTGGACAAACTACTAATGCTTTTCTCTTGTATTGCTTTATCAGATGCGTCGCCAGTAATGTCTTTCCTAGACCGGTAGCGTAATTTATTATGCCTCTATTAGAGACCATCATCACATCTACTGCTTCTCGTTGATAATCTCTGAGATCAAATGGCTTGTTTGTCCACGGAAGGCTTATCTTAGACCCTGTCTCTTTTCTTAAATCTTCTACGTGACACCCATTGAATATGGATTTATATTCATCGAATAAGGCGGAAGACACGACGATGACATCGTCTTGTTCTTTATATAGAACACCCTCTACTTCTTTTTGTAATTTTTTGTATAAGACAGAATTACGATGCCAAGGATTTCTTGCCATTTTTCTGAGTTGATAATCTTTAGATTTGTCTCTATAAACAAGATCCGATTTTATAATATTTAACGTGTCTTGAGTTGGATTTTCAATTTTTATAGAGTCATTATATACGAATATTTTCATGAGTATATTCTACTAAAGGTAATAGATACCTTATTTGACTCATTTTTATCGATCAGTATAATAAATCAATAATTTGGAGAAATATTTTATGTCTGATTCCTTTAACGAGTATGCTGGTAAACTTAAGACTAGTCTTTATTGGTGGTTGGGTAGAGCTAGACCATTCATAATAAACGACGAATATAAGTTAGAACTTCTCTTCTTAGATAAGGTCAATAACTCCGCTAAGATCCGTATAACTAACCTAAAAACTGGTGAAATTATAGACGGTATCGAATCAGGCGCTGAGATTGGCCATGGAAAAATCTAAACTATTAGATATCATCTTAGATGAGTGGATAGCCCTCCTTCCAACTAAGGATCGCTCTCATAAGAATATGAAGAATAACTTTGAGGAGTTGTTCCAGTCTTGGAAAGAGGCTGGCGCAACCTTCGACGACCTATATGATTCGCTTCTTAAGAAGGCGATAAAGGCCCATCATCCAAACACCCACATAATTAAAAAATCATATAAATCCTTCAAAAGATGCATACCAAATTTCGACAAAACTGAAAAAGAGTTTGCCGATCAATGGATCGAAAACATAAATAATATTGCTCTACTGACATTTCTTGAACTGTTTAAATCTCCGGCTAAACTAAATTCTAAGAAAGAAACTTCTCACGGAAACATGAGTGCTGCAGAATATCGAGCACAGCGTCGATATGCAGACCAGTTCCCTGTATTAGATACATCAGAATTAGAAGAGAGATGGCGACAGCAGCAGTATAATCTTGATGTACAAGATATGATAAAAAACGTTTTTGGAGAAACAGATGAAACTGACAGCGGAGCAAATTGAGCTCCAATTAAAGTTATCTAAAAAAGACGGTTCAGATCTAGAAGTTTCTTTAGATGAGATCGAATCTTTTGGCGATAAAGACTCATTGCGCGGGATGTTGACAAACATCCATAGATACAACGAGATGCTCAAAGAGCGAATTACGCTCATCAATGAGCCTCTTAGCGCTACAATACCATTTACAAGAGAAAATCTATATCTGTTCTGTGCCTATACAGGATCAGGTAAATCTACTGTTGCTGCTAACATAACATATCCACTGTGGAAGCAGAATAAGAAGACACTTGTGCTCTCTAATGAAGAATCTGAGCACGATGTCATATTCAGGATTGCATGTCTAGAATTAGGATTAAATTTCAACGATTACAAGAAGGGCCATATGCCCATCGAAGACCAAAAGAGAGTAATCTATCTGTTTCCAGAAATTACAAAATATGTAAAGGTTATAGATGTAACCTATAAAGATGGATTAACTACTAAAGTTGAAGGTATCAAAAAGGCACTAGAAGCGGTTAAGAAAGAAGCTAGTTATAGCTGTGTTCTTATTGACTACTATCAACTCATCAAATATTCTCTTAAAGATTCTAAAAAGACTGCATATGACAATCTAAACGATATAAGAGTATGGTTGGGTCAATATATAAAATCTTCTACTATGCCGGTAGTGCTGTTTGCTCAGCTGTATTCTGTCTCTAAAAAGGGCGGTGCAAAAGATATAGACACTAGAATAAAAGATTGCACTGCGATAGTGGAACCTGCGACGGTTATTATCGAAGTGGTCCCTAATTTTGAAGCTCAAACGTCTGAATTCATAATTCATAAAGACCGATTTGGTCGAGCCGGCAACAAAATAGTATGCGGTTTCGAGAAGGGTCGATATGTGAAGATCTCGATGGAGGAGATAGTAGAGCGAGAAAAAAGAGGTAAGCTAAAGCAGCAAGAAGAGAAGCTAGATAAACTTGAAGCCATGCTTGGACAACCAGATTAAATGAAAATAGATCTAACAAGTTATAGACATTTAGCTACGATAACAGAATCTGTCTGCAAGAATAATCCCTATGCTAAAGATGATATAGAGTTGATATCGCTTATATCGATAGCGTCAGGTGCACCAGTGATAGCTGCCGCATATTATTATGCGGCATATATAAAAAATTTAAATGCAAACATTCAGAAGAATATAGATAATCTAATTAAGTTTTATGGGTATACAGAAATTACCGGGATAAATGAGGTGTTAGGTGACTTATGTTAAGCAAGAAATGCTATATATGCAAAGGTGGAAGAAAGAACGATTGCTTATACTGGCATATAGATGAAAAGACAAATCTGCCGTGGACATGGTGTGCTGGAAAATGCCAGAGAGGCTATTCATTAGAGCAATATTGCGAGACAGCTGGCATAGACATACACGAGTTTATTAAGGGAGGGATAGAAATTGCCACGGATTCTGACAACGAGGTCCGAGCAATGGCATGGCCAAGTTCCTTCATACCTTTGTCAGATCCTAGGGCAAATAACGGTGTATTATATCTAAAGAGTAGAGGTCTAAATCTAGAAGGCGACATGTACTATGATTTAGACATGGATGGTATAGTATTTCCGTATTATTATGAAAATCATTTCTGCGGTGCACAGATAAGATTTATAGAAGAAAGAATAAATAGCGACGGGGATCCTTGGAAGATTACTACTTTACCAGGTACTCGTTTAGGTTTACTTTTTGGCATGTGGAATCAATCTAAGATGATGCCCCATGTAAAAGCTGTGGTGGTTTGTGAAGGGTATTTTAACGCGCTATCTCTGCAACAAGCGTTTAATGTTAAGTATGATGGCTTTTCTCGTAATCCCTGGAAGTTCATTTGTTCTTCTGGCTCTGGCGTATCCGAGCATCAAGCAGGCGCTCTTAAAGAACTTAAAGAAAAGGGATACAAAGTAATATCTGCATTTGACTCTGATGAGGCTGGCCTAAAAGGTCTTAAGAAGATGTTAGATTTTAATTGTATTACTCATTATTCTCTCACAGAAGAGACTAATAAAGACTGGAATGATCTCTTAAAAGAGAACAATTCGCAATATTTAGTTAGCGTCTTCATGAAGAATTTAAAAGGAGCATCGCGATGATTTCTAAGGGAACCACCATCTATTTTGATAGTAGATATGGAATAGACACACACGGCGGCGTCACAGCCGGAAGCATGGAAGTTTTGACCGAATCCTGGAGACTATCTAAATTGCTTAGATCTTTAAAGGTAATAGGGGAATTTCCAGCTACTTATTATTATAAAGTACCTATGAGCGGCGAATATATCGTGACATATAGCGCACATACATCACCCACGACAACTGTATCTAATTATACATATAGCACCACTATGAAATTAAACATAGGCGACAAGATACCGATTAAATTTGGTAATCATATAGTTGTATCTAGAGTAAACACATGAGTCCAAGTATTAAATCAAATCTATTAAATGAGATAGACAAGAAGATAAAAGACAGAAGAGAAAAGAAAGAAAACTCTATAGACCCTAAAGACTATAGGGCGGCAGTCTTTGATTTTTTTAGAAACTTTGAAGATTCTGGCGATCTGATCAAGACAGATGATAGTTGGCTAATGATGGCTAAAAGATCTTTGTTAGAAAGACTGTCCATAATTGACCCCAAATGTAAGATCAACATACACATGACATCTGATAATAACGTGAGCGGAGTCACGATTACTTGGAATTCTCGTTTTGCTATATCTCACAACATAGACTCGCAAGTATATATTGATGTCGGCGATATGCTTCTTTTTTAATTACATCACACCGCCGATTCGCTCGATCATGATCGAGTTGTTATAGCTTCCGAAATCCGACGTAAAAGCCGTGTCATGGGCCGCTGCTGCCGCCTGAATCGTGTCGCCTGTGTTACATAAAAATGTTGCCGTACCGTTTGCATTCAAACGATAAGAAGTGGTTCCTGACGGCTTTGTCCCGGTTGCAATCGCTTGAATTGTCCCGCCAACTGGCGGTGTCGCAGATGTGCCGTTTTGAATAATGCGAATTTCAAAATGTCTGGCTGCCGCAGTCGCGTCAGCCCCTAACGCAGCGGTGACTCGATAGTAGCCGGGTGAAGGACAAGTAAAGAGGCCGGTGCTTGTGTTATAGGTGTTGTGAGTGTCGTAAAGTTTTACATCGTAAGCAATCGTGCTGAAGTTTGTCGTTGAAATAGATTTACCGGCGCTCAGATAGGCTCTGCATGCAATGACCTCACTCGCTGCGATCTGCGATGGGCCGGAGAGCCGGTAAATTTGCAGCCTACAATTATCGGTGGAACCGGCAATCGTTGTGTTGCTGCTTGCGCGAAGAGTAATTGCATCACCTGCTTTTAGGTTTCTAAGCAGGGCCGATCCATTAAATGCTTGGGAAGTATTAGCAACGCCGACAAGGTGCACGCTGCTTGAACCGTTTAGATAAACGTAGATATCAGTTGTCGTTCCGATGACTACAAAGATCCCATTGACTACATAGTCTCCCGGAACTGGAACGATGTAGGTATTGGTTCCGCTGAATGCTCCATGGCTGTCTGATACGTTATTAGGGAAAGCAAGCGTTGTGACACTCGCCGTGACCGCTTGATTTGAAGTATTTGCGGCATTAAACGCCACCACCCGCGTATCCGCCGAGTCGGAGATCAGCGTATTGGACGACCAGCCCGCGATGGGTACGAAAAACTCAGCGTTGATCGTGTCCCCGTTCGCCCAAGTGATAGGCGCCGTCGGGTTGACGTTACTGCCGCCACCAAGGCGCGAGAGAGATATATAGCCGGTCCCCGAGCCATCATATACCGCTAAGAGATCAGATGCTCCTGTTCCTGGAGAAGCGTCCCAATAGGCTGCCTGTCCTTGCAAAACGCCAACACCGCCTGGGCCGGATGTCGCGATCTTGGCTGTATCCATGCTATAACCAGATGGCAATCCGATGCGATAAGTCCCAGTGCCGAACGAAGTACCAGAAGTTCCCCAAGTTAGAGAAACTTGCACTTGCATGGTATCGCCAACACGTCGCCAGCGACCTTGCTGATTAAAGTTTCCGCCAGATCCAAGCGATGGATTAACTGTTGATGCTGTAAATGCGGGTGTATAAGATTGCCAATCCGACATGGCAGGACCGATAGACTTTATTTGCGGTCCAACAGAAAATTCATCTAAGGCTAAAGTATACGCCCCAGATGTAGCATTTACATTTATCAGCGCTATTTGATATTGAGTACTATTAGATGTAGTTTGAAAAGTTGCCGTGCATGTCCCAACACCAGTACCTTGAGTTATATTATATACGCCTGCAGGCTGTATCCATACAGCATTTGTAACGTCATATGCCCATATTGCAAATGAGTTCGTCGACGTGCCCGAAAGAACTAAATTAGTTCCACCGCTTATTACGCTATAATTAAAACTTATCTGCAATATTTTTGCCTGATCGCTCTTGTCTATGTAAAAAGCTTTAGACACTAACATATTGCCTGCAGTAGATGAAGCACTAGAAGACAATAATGCAGAATATAGACCTGTAAGTTGATTAGCACCAGTAGAACTTAGGCTAAGATTTGCATTAGCATTGGTACCGCCGTTAGAAGAACTAAATTCTATACCGGCTGAAGCAACAGATGTAGGAGCCAACTGTGAAGATAGTGCTGTATTTGCTAGAGAGAATGAGGCTGTCGAACCGCCTTCAAAATTACCAGATAGAGAATTTGCACCATTTGACGTTGTAACAGAAGCAAGATAATTTTTAAGACCTGAACCTACTACAGTAGTTCCACTAGAAACTCCACCGGTAAAGGTATAGAATTCATCGACTATAATTACACCAGAACCGCCAGCACCGCCAACAAATCCGTTGGTTCCGGCTGTCCCCGCTGTTCCTCCTGTTCCAATCGAATAAGAATAGGTCGTCGAAGGACTGGGAATGATTGCCTCAATATAACCGCCGGCACCACCGCCACCGCCTGTTCCGCCGCCCGACTGGTTACTACCACCACCGCCGCCGCCCGCGCCGCTATTAGTCGCCGCAGCCCCGCCAGCAGCGTTGGCCGCTGACGCGCCGGCCCCACCGAGTGGATTGACGCCGCCAGACATACCGGCAGCATAACCGGCCACAAGATAACTATTTCCTCCAGACCCCGCACCACCACCGAGTGCCGATCCATAGGCGGGAGAGTTAATTGTCGCGCCACCACCACCAGCAACGCCGCTAGTAGCAGCCGGTGCGCCGCCCGTTCCTCCGTTAGCTGTAAGCAAGGATGAACCGAAAGTAGTGTTACCACCCGAGCCGCCGCTTCCAGCGGAACCACCACCACCGCCCGCGCCACCACCGCCGCCGCCGACCATTCTCACACGTATATATAGACAATTAGGCGGTGTGTAGTATGTACCCGAACCGGTTATAGTAAATTTTTGCTGCGTAGGAGAAGCTAACGAACCGTAATTTAAATTTGTTATTGCCATATGTTATGGTTACCTAATTCTTAGATTTATAACTGTGTAGATATGTTGTCTTAATATAATTATTTAAAATTTTAGTCATAAATGCTTATTAAAGTTCTCGTACTATGAGACCTCTATCTATAGTTTCTGCAGTTAATATGTTACCAAAAGTTAACCAATAAATATCTACTTTATGCGTGCCTGCAGACACAGGAACGATTATTGTATCGCCAAGATTCGTGTTTAATCCTGACCCTGTATGCGCACCTTTTCTAACTCCAACGGCAATACCATCAACGTAAACTCTAAAGGCAGAATATGAGCCCCCATTGTTAGTTATAGAGATCGAATATTGTATCTGTATAGGCTGTCCATTAGTTTTTATAGTAACACTCATGTCGGGGCACGGAACATATGAAGAGACAGTGGTTGTAGGATTAGCTGTAACACCAACTGCCTGAACCCAAGATTTCTGAGAAGGCAGGGCTTCTTTAATCGGAGTAAATCTTCTATTGTCGGTAATACCCTGAGATCCAATTAGTAAGGTGTTTTGTATATCAGCGTATAAATTAGGCTTATGAGAATGAATAGGCGTGACAATATCAAAACCTGTATTATAAATATTGCCAGTGCCTGCTGTCTTTTCAATTTTAACAGTATGAAGACCTATAGATAATCCGTTAACTCTTATGCCATTGCTATTGCTAGCAGAAGCTGCTAATACCAATGTTCCACTGCTAGATGTCCATGTGGATATACCGGTTCCATATTTATTGGTATCTGCCGATACCGCGCCACTCCATCCAGCACCACCTACAGGAGAAGAGTTAGAAGTTGATAGGTTAAACGATCCATCTATTGTAATCCGCCAAGTAGGCGTAGATGCGTCAGTCGAAAACCTATATTCAAACCCCGTACCAAAAAAAACAAACTGTACATAGTCCCCAGTAGTAGAAGAATTAGTAGAAAAACCACTTATTTCACTTGTCGCAACGGAAGATATAGACCAAGTTCCAACATATGTGGCTTCTCTAGTAATAACTTTTCTTAAGACCCCTGTACCTAAATTTAATACGTTGGCAGTTGAATTAAGAACATAATCAGCCATCACGTTGTAATCAGCAAGCTCTACTGCGCCGGAAGGTAAAGAAGGTTTTTTAGGTTGATATACAATAAATCTAACAACGGTGGGAATTAGAGTACTACCTGCGGCTCTAGTCAACCTTAACACATGTGTTCCATAAGATAGTCCAGATGCGATTTTTACCGTTCTCATAGATGTGCTTCCAGTAGTATAAGTTCCAACTGAACTGCCATCTATAGTCATCTGCAACGTAGTATCTGTTCCTGAACCTGAGTCATATTGAACTATATCTATACCAGTACCAATAAAAGTAAAAGTCCAAAAACTACCCGAAGCGTTCAAATAAAGTCCTTCTGGAAGCCCTGATCCTTGATTTGTATTTACAGCATTACCGGCAAGAGTAGTAGTTCCATCATCTAATGTAAATGCCCTACTCGAAACGCTAGAGGTAAGCGTACTAAAATCATCTCCGGTGAAGTTATTGGATACGTTAGAACCCCTACCGGCACCAAATTCGCGCAAATGATATGCTCTAACTACCTCTTCATTGGTATGGTTAGCATTAGTGAGATAAAGTGGAGAACCAGAATCTACCGCTTGCCAACTCTGGCCTACAGTGCCGTCTGATTTCTGATATACAAGAACGCGTCCACCTTTAGTGCCAGTGGCTACAGAATTATATGCAATAGAGTTTACAGCACTTGAGACTACTTTTTTATTGTTTTGATAAGCTATGCCAGGCCGCACATTAACGCTTGAGGATTCATTTAAAACTTCAAAACCATAGCAGTTAATACTAGAACTTGTAGTTGTGGCATTTCTTATTCTTACAGTGTGAAGACCAAGTGTCAAACCCAATCCTACATTTATTTGTTGATTAGAGGAGTAATTTCTCACTCCAAGAATATTTGATGTGGTAGTTGGAGTGACATATGTAGTTTCTGATACACCTATATTGTTGTCAATAGAGACAGCATACGCATAACCTGTCGGATTTGCAACATGCAATAGATTCAACCCTGTCCCGTAAAATGTAATCTCTACGTAATCAGATGTGCTGTTAGAAGAATATGCGCGAATGCCATAATTATCATTTTGATTGAACCAATTTCCGACAAATCTTATCAACCCGCGATCGTCATTTAATGCTCCCCATACGGGTTCACCATTTGGTCCAAACTCATTTTGTATCTGATATATTTGCTGGGTTATTATTCTTTCTATGCCAATTCTAGCTTTTAGATCGTTTGCTATATCTGGGATAGATGCGCGGTTAATTACGGTAGATTTAAATTGCGTAGATGTTGGTGTGCCGCTTGTCGCAGTTAGGCGAGAACTCTCATCTACGAAACCTTGAAAGCCGGCACCATATAGATCATACATCTGCGTGAAGCGAGAGTCAGTCTGAAACTCAATTTCTCTCTTGAGACCCATCTTGAATACTTCAATATTTAGTCCCGCGGTAAGAGCAGAGCTTAAAGTGATCAACGATGACGAATTTGCCCCATCTATCGCAGAAAATATATAGTCATTAGATGAACCGATCGTGAGTTTCTGACCGTTTACAAAGACAAAGCATGCGTCGGTATTAGATTGATCCACTAAGAATGGGAGAGATATGGTAGTTTGACCGGCTGTAGAGATAGCATTATAACGAGCTATAACTGGCTGACTAAGATTTGCACTCAAATCTGCTGCCGAATTGAACCGCACATTGCTTTTTTTATTTAGATCGGTAGTTATTGGCATTGTCTTCTCTTAATTGTTAATTTTAATAAGGTAATTTATGATCATATAAGTTTATATTACGATGCCTTAATGACATAATTAATAACTAATGATGGTTGCGTATTGTTGTGAGGCCCATCTCCTCCAATTGATTCAGATCTATCCGCAGAATATAAGCCGCTATTTATGGCTACAACAGAAGACCACTTGTTATTAGGATTTGAGAAATTGTTATCGTATGCCCATCCGTTGTTATTTGCTGTAGTTAAATGGTGATAATGAGACGGTGTTTGAGCAATACTTAGTGTATGTGTTTCTGCGCCACCTGTAGCACCTAAGGTAGTACCAGTTATACCAGAACCTGCAGCAGTGATTCTATTTGCGGCTGTGCCACCCATATTATCTTTACCTATTGCAGCTCGACCACGAAAATCAGGTAAATTAAAGGTTGTAGAACCGTCACCAACGCCATAAGTAGTTCCAATTGCAGCAAACAATAAGGGATAGGCGGTTCTGGATATTGGGGAACCATCGCAGAAAAGAAAACCAATCGGCAGATCTGATCCTGCAAAAGGTTTAACTGATCCGATGACGTCAGGATTGTAATGAATACCAGCTATCCTAGCCATAAATTATCCCAATAAGGCCTCTACTTGTTCTTTAGATAGACCAGATACATCTGCAAGTGCCCTAATGGCAGATTCTTTTGCTTTCTTCTTCGCCTCTGTCTTTTCTGCATGAGACATATAAGACTTGCACATCTCATGCTCTGGATCATCTAGTTCTTCCATTTTTGCCATGATTGCGTCTTTTACATCTTCAGATGGTTCTTCTAAAAAGTGCAATCTAAGATTAATATCTGCAGAGTTGCCGCAATAATGCTCGCCAGCATTTTCTCTTAGCCATTTTTCTAAAGATTCAAGATTTATCGAGTGATCTTTCCATTTAATTTCAATAGTGTATTTAACCATATGTATCTCTCTTAATTAGATGCTGATTGCTGTGATTACTCTGTTAGTGAAATTACTAGTCAATGTGCCAGCTCCATTATTTATTTTCCACATAAGTACTAAATTATGTGTTCCCTTTGGAAGATATACTGGGGCATAACATGATTGAGGTATTTCACCAGTTATACTGTATATTCTTTGTTCAGTTTCTTGAACTATTACACCGTTTAAATATATTGAAGTCCATCCTACGTATGCACCGTTCATTTGCATATTAACGCTATAACCAACTAAGAACCAACTACCTTCAGATTTTACAGTTAAAATCATATCTGTCATAGCTGTATATGTATTGGCTGTTGTTGTGAGCGTTAATCCACCCGTGATGCCTTGCGCCTTATTTATATTCTTTTTTGGACTTTCTGTCTTTATGGGAGATGTAAGCCTGCTGTCTGAGACAGAACAATTACCCACAGTAAGAGCATTTTGAATACTGGAATTTGTATTGGATCTTAATGAATGTATCGGAGTGATCACATCTAGATAAAGTGATGTCATATATGTGCTTGCAGATGTGGCAGCACTTTGAGTAAATCTAAGTTTATATAGACCCAAAGGAAGACCAGAAATACCAAAACTTGCAGAAGCGAGACTTCCGTTTTTGTTTAAAATGTTTGAAGTAAGTGTACTTAAAAGTGCACTACTATTGCTTAATGTTGGAGAACTTGAAAAGCCTCCGTTACCTGCATGTCTTACCGTTATAGATGCTGCTCCAGGATATGTGTTGTTTAATGGCGATCCATTTAACGTTACTGTGCAATTAGATGTTTGAGTTGTATTAGTTATATGCTTCCAATCAAAACCGGTACCAAAAAACGTATACTCTATATATGCGTTTTGACTATTAGTTTCAGTATATATTCCAGTGCCCCATGTGCTAGTATAGCTTGTTCCAAGTACCCAACTAGATCCACTATATATGGCCTCTCTCATGTTGTTTCTTCTTAAGGTGCCGGTAGATACGGTATATTGACCAGCACCGGCAAAGGCAAAATTAGCCATTATATTGTGATCTGCTAGTTCTATCGCACCCGCAGGAATAGATGGTTTTTTAGGTTGATACACTATAAATTTTACTATACCATAGTCCCAATAAGTAGGATTCGTATTTGAACGTTTAATTATTAACGTGTGCGTGCCATATGGTAAGCCAGATACTATTTTTTGAATAGTTGGAGTAGTTATACCAGTAGTTAATAGCGGTTGAGGACTAGAACTATCTATAGAATATGTATATGAATCTGGACTAGATTGAGAACTAGCTTCCACATGCATAATGTCTAGACCGGTACCTACGAAAGTAAACATTACATAATCATTTGCCGTACTTTGATAACCTACCCTTAATACTTCAACGCCGCCTGTAGTTGCTATAATTGATTTACTTGCAACTAGTGTGGTTACGCCATCATCTAGCGTAAAACCCCTTGGTCCTGCAGTATCAAATAAATTATTAAAGGCAAGCAGGTTAGAAGAATCGTCTAGCGTTCTACCGCTGCCAAATTCTCTGGGATAGTACGTTCTAGCTACTTCTTCGTAAGTATGATTTGCTGATGTCAATTCAAGTGAAGAAGCATTAGTAAGATAAGCTGATTTACCTATAGTTCCATCTGATTTGATATAAGTTAATACTCGGGCTCCACGAGTAGTAGAGAACGATGTAGATACTCCATCTTGTGTAACAGAATCAAATGTTCCGCCATTATAGGCGACACTTGATGCAGAAGACGATATTAATTTTTTACCGCCGCCATATGCGATACCTGGACGAACATTTACATTTGCAGACTCGTTTAATACTTCAAATCCGTATACTTCCCAATATGCTGTATTGGTTTGATTTATTTTTACAGTATGTAAACCTAAAGTCTGATTGGATACAACAGAAACTATAGAATTTGACGCATAATTCTTAAAGTTAATTACTTGAGAAAATGTTCCAGACAAGAATGAAACTTGCGGCTGACCGTCTAATTGATAACTTAATGCTGGTGCTTGTCCAACATCTCTTACCATTAGTATATTTAAACCAGTACCATAAAAAGTAATTTCTATAGAAGAATTTGCCGTATTGTTGTTGCTTATCGATGCAGACTCTGTTCCTACATAGCTACCCCAACCACCGCCAATAAATCTAATTAGATTTCTATCGTCGTTTAGTACCCCCCAAACTGGTTCACCGTTTGAACCAGACTCATTCTGTATCTGATATATGCCCTGAGTTATTATTCTGTCTACGCCGATTCTAACTTTTAAATCATTCGCTAGATCGGGAATAGAAGCGCGATTTGTAATGGTGCTTCTAAATATACCGTTACCGCCAAGTTGGCCAGCAGTCATAGTACTAGAGGCAATTAATACAGAACTCTCGTCAACAAACCCTTGAAGACCAGCGGTGCTCATGTCTTGTATATAGCTTATATTAGTGCTGTTTTGACTCGTAGTATCAACAGCATTGACCATCTTCTTGATATCAATCTCAAGAGCGACGCTGCTATAATTAGAATCTAACTCTATCACTTGGCCAGATATCTCTTTATAATAACCGCTAGGAGTCAAAGTGGCATCGATATAGCGCGGCAATATTTTGCCGTCCAATATCACCATTATTTGACCTTGCTGGGTACCAGGATTAACAGAGGTGGCATAGGCCCAAGTAGTAGTGATGCGAGTTTTACCTGTCGCAGAAGATACAGAACAATTTACACTGGTGCCTGTACCGTTAGTCAAGCAATATGCTTGATCCATAGTGGTGCCAGATACAGTGCCGATATCTTCATGGAGATACGCCTTATAATCTAGTATGTTTACAGCGCCCGTTCCGCTTACTGCGTTGGCGAAGAATCTTACTCTAAATTGAGAACCAGATACAGATACGGTGCGTATTGGTTCTTGTGCGCTCAATGAAGTTACACGTGTGAATGGTGCAGTCCAATTTGAATTATCTGCAGAGGCGCTGGCAGCAATCAGTGCCGAGCTTGGGAAATCCCAGATAGTGTCACCAGATGCGGCGCTATCTCTGTAGCGAAGCATGAAAGTATTTACAGAGTCTGTTATTACCGAGTTAAGTGCAAGACCTGTAGAATTTTCATTATGGGCTCTAACATCATTGGTGTGAACAGCCTGAGAAACGCAAGCGGCTGCACCAGATGGATTAGAGCTGAATGCTGATTCTATAATATAAGAAGTCTGAGTAGATACTGTTACTATGCGCCGAGCTTCAGATCCAACAACCAACATGTCTCCTGCTACAACGGTGTATGATGGTGTGCCAGATAGCGTCATCGATGTGCCTGTACCAGTAACGGTTCTCGATGCGTCATAGCTCAGACGATATAGTGTATTTGCCGTATTATATGATGCTGTAGTAAGAGAGCTATTGACTGCGCTTGATGAGCTAGTTGGACTATCTGAAAAATCATCGCTGAAACTTGCCTTAAAGCGAAGTGTATTTATATCGTCGCCTAGACCGCTACCAGTATCACTACTGCTACCGCCTCCACCTATACCAAGCTGTCTTATGCTAGAGGCAGTAATTGCGGTTATGCCGCCTAAACCATTTTCACGAACTACAATTGAACCTATTTGTATACCTTTTGCATAGGCAGCTTTTGGTGCTGCAGTTGGAGTAGCTCCATCACCTGACGCAGGTAACACTATTAACTGAAGATTTATCGTGTTATCAGAATTTATCGAAGATGCTATTCCAGTAATGGAATACCAGCGATACTGATTAGATGTTATGGTAGCAGGCGTAAAATTGACGCCGAGCGCTGTTAATCCATCTGCTTTATATACAGCGCCAGTAGAGAAATCTATCTGCGCACCATCAAACGATATCATCAGATCCTTGATGTTCTGCGTGAGTGTTATGCCGTTAGTTAGAGCCTGATCTGCCCCAGACATTATCACCCTATTGCCATTGCTTGGGTGCGGTGCAAGCCTCATCTGAGCAAAAAATCTATCTAGGCTGTTAAGGGCTTTTTGAACATCATTATTGTCTGATACTTGAATCTGTTTTAGGGCACCAACATAAGATGAAGGACTATTCACAAATATAGAATAATCCGGGTGATCTTGATCAGTCAACCCAGTTAATAGACCGTGATCACTAGGAGCATATGCACCTAATGATACATCTACTGCTCTACGAAGATCTCTAACATCTACAAGTCTTGCTTTGACGGCGTTGGTATATGCAGATGAGGTCTGGAATATTAGGCGATATAGCACTTTCAATTCTAGAGATGGAAGACTTCCAAAAGAAATAGATTCATACGTGTTATTCGCTAGAGCATTATTTAATGTAGTGTCTTCTCTTTGGCCAACAATACCTATAATTGGTTCTTCTTGGCTGTTACTTGAAAAAAGCCAAACAGCCACATAGTTATCGTCAGATGACGCATCTGGCGTGGTCCATGGACCCGCGGGATTGTTCCATTTGATCCTGCTAGTTCCTTGTTTTAATGAATATGCTGTGGCTGTATCTTTTCTCCAATTGCCGCTAGCACCACTTCTGTAGTACATCGGTATATTAGCGATTGGACTTAGTATCTGCTGAAATGGTTGAGTTGGTGTAGCAGAATTTGTGTAGTCAAACGATAGGTCTTCATCTCTGACTGTACCATTCGCTATAGAGAGTTGAGCGTCTGAATTAGATGAACCAGTACCTGAGGTAGTAAAATTACCAGCAGATAGTCCACTTATATATCTAGCACCTATAGATTGATGCAGATATGAATGCGTCTCGCCATCCATAGTGAGACCGTGACGTTCGTCGCCAAACATTATTCTGACTTGATTAGTTGCATCCCACTGAATAGTTGCGACAAATACGTATTCTTTTATTATAGCTATATCAAATGTCTGAGTAGACTGAAGAATACCATTATCAAAATATATGTAGTGCAGGCCTTCTGTATTAGTTATCGTCTTGCTCTGAGCAGAGTCAAATCTATATGGTTTACCTTTTTGATATACTTCAAAGAAAGCGCCTGTTGGAGTTATTGTAAATGTTCTAGTGCTATTGTTGAAGCTTATAGTGGTATCTGTTCTATTCGGAAATCCGGTTGGTTCTTTTGTTATTTGGGTGTGCTCTACTTGTCTCCAAGCAGATCCAGATCTCATCCATAGCGTATTGTATGCGCTAGTGCCATTTTTAGAGAATACTAGTGCTCCTTCTGGTGGAGTAGTAGCACCATTAAACGAATTTAATTGCGTCCATGTCAACGAAGTGCCAACGCCTGTTAGCATGCATACTTTATTTGCTTTAGTGAATAAGACTGTGTCCCCGTTGGCTAGACTTATTCCATCTACAGTAATAGAAGTACCCGTAGGTAAAGCAAAATTTATATTGTCGACAACAGTTACTTTTACGATTTTATCGTCAGAGTCTAGTCCCTTAAGATCTCCGTGGACTAGACGCATGGAGTTACTACCTACTATAACGTCATCCTGATATCTTCTTGCAATTATTACCCTGTCGTCATTTAATGTCAGAGAACTTATATTGGCAGTATTGACAGTTAAATTAGTAGTTGCACCAGAACTTCTATTGATATCTACGTATGCAACTATATCATTGCCAGATAATACTGCGCTGCCTGCAGGTATAGTGTTTCTAGCATCTGATAGTGAAGGTATCTGTATATAGACATCATCTGACCAAGATAGCGTATTAGTGGCTAAATTCCATTGCCACTGGCCATTTCCGATCATCTTGAGTGTGCGATTCTGTCTTACTATGGTGTCCAAATACGACAGCGTGGGAACAGTAGCTCCTGCAACAACATTTAAGCCGTCCCAAAGCCAAACATTTGTACCGGTAGTTCTAAGCGCCAACACTAAGACATTTTCATCTAATGGAACTGATTTTATGTTTGCAATAGTGACAGCTGCTAGATTTGCATAAGAAAATGCTGCATTTCTGTCAATCTGTATATAGGCCGCTTGATTTGTCTGTAATGAAATATTGCCGCTTAGCAGCGCATATCCATTGTTTGTAGAACTAGGCAATACAACATCTAAACGAGGAGTTCCTGATGGTAATGCGTTGAAAGTGATCTGTTGATATGCGCCGCTGGTAGTATTAGTAATACTCTGATAGCCAGATGGCATTAATTTGATGGTCTTGTCTTGAGCTTTATCTGCCATCATTGCGGTTAGCTTAGAAACTCTTGCAGTAAGATTTTCGCTGGCAGAAGAATTATAATTTACAAAACCGTCTATGGTATTGTAAGATGCAGGCACGGCATACGACGGATTTGTTTCTGTAAGAGACTGCATTCCGACAAACTGTCTGATGCTTTCCACAGAATCCCCGCCTATTGCGGCTCCTTCACCTTGAACTACCTGAATTACAGACCCTTCTGTTCTAACTATAGTTTTAGCTAATGTAGCAGAGCCGACACTTTCAGATGAAAGATAAGACGGCACAGGTATGGTAAACGTATTATCGCTTCTTACACTGATCTTATAAGACCCATTGTAATTTGTAGTACCAGAAACCGTAATCGTGTCGTTTGTCTTAAAACCGTGGTTTGCAGATTCTAATTGAAGACTGTATGGTGTGTATCTTGCTGAAGTGGTTACCGTCGCGTATTGAGCAGATCTTGAATATTCATCTGCAAAGGTTCCACCAGTCTTTGCGATATAGAGAGTGGTGGTTGTTTCCACCTCTACTGTATACGTCCCATTAAAGTTTGCAGAACCAGTTATAGTGATTCTATCTCCATCTACAAGACCATGAGGACTAGTAGATGTCACTAATGCAGTTGCTCCATCATGTTCTTCTATATTTATGCTTAGATATGTAGTAGATATAGAAGAAATATTCTGTATAGAGTCACTACGCATAGCCATCCAGTGGAAATTACCACCGACTGAGCTTATGGTTGTTTGATTTCTGTCAGAAACAATAACGTCTGATACGGCGTATATGCCCTTATCGTATCGGCCCTTTTCAGCACCGCTGGTGCCAAGATAATTAGAGCTTAATCTAATTGATTTTGCTAAAGATGATGTAGTGGTCGATCCGCTTAAGTTGATGGAATCGTAGAATTCTTCGACTCTTAAGAACTTATCATTTGAGTCGTTTATTTTTTTTACGTAATCGCCTTTTGATAATTGAGAAAATAATCCAACTGATCCGCCAATTGTATTAACACACGCCTGTCCATTGACCCAATCAACTACATCATCTGTTGTGTTTATTGGTTGATTTCTAGTCAATGGCAGATACATTACCTGCTCATCAGTTAATGTTTTACTGCCACTTCTAACGATGTATGTTCTTAAATCAGATGTGGTTTTAATGTGAACATCTTCTGTCCAGGTTAATAAACCAGGAGTCGAAGAATCGTGTAGCCATTTACCCTTTGATTTAAAGGCGGTGCTTGTTGCGTCTACAAAGCTAGATATTAAACTATACGTAGATATGTCTTCATACCAATATGTTGTGCCTCCGATTTCTCGGAGTTTAGACATTATTACGTCCATCCATTCTTTTAGAGTATAGATGTTTTTATCTGCACCTTGAAATGGATTAACTCCACCCGCTGTTGTTTTTGTAGGTGGTTCTGTTCTTTGATACGCAGTGGCAGGAAGAGATCTCCAAGCATACGTATTAAACGGATTTGGATTTATACCACCAGTCCCTAAACGGAACAGCATGGTTCTGGCATCCTCTATTGAGGATATTACGACAGCGCCAACTGTAACTTTTGCAATCGGTATAGTATTTTGTGGGAACGATCCTACCGATACGTTTACTTCTACTTTTAAGACAGACTCTGTATTAACGTCTTGTGTAAACTCTCCACCGTTGCCGCCGTCCTTGTCTGGATCCCAGAATGCCCTAGTATCTATGGAAGTATTTGTGGTAGAAAAAGTTAAATATATATAGTTGACTGCATTTTTTCTAAGTTCTGGAACTAGCGGTGCAGAAAGCGTATTTCCTTCTTCTAGACCGTGATAAAAAGATCCAGCACCAGAACCAGGATAAAATACGACGGAATCTGCCACTCTAATAGAGCAGCTTTGAGTACCGATAGCATTTTCAGGATCTATTATGTCAAAGCCTTTTAAGATATAGGGCGTATCTTCGCCTACTAGACCCTTTAATAGAAATTTAAAATCACCTGCAGTATATGAATCAACACTGAGTAAATCTGGTAAATCTAAGCGCTCACCAGAACTAATTAGAACTCTTCCTAATACAGCCACGTTTAGCTCCTATGTGATTAAATTATACTGCGTTAGATGTTAGTTTAAATATCAATATTTATATTTATTAGTCACTAAATGGAGCTCCAGCCCCTAGATTTTGCTCATTATATACATCTAGTACGCCGTATAGCTGTTCTGGATATCTAACTAAGAAATTCACGAATATGCCAGCACTCTTTATAGACTTAACTAGGTCCTGCAATATGAATCTGGCCTCAGATGGATCTGTGATATATGGTGAATACTCCTTGCCGCTAGTACTGACTGCATGAGGGCCCTTTTTACTAATAGCTATAACCGGTGACCCTACCGAATGACCATGTTGAAATGTGTAAGATGGATCTATGGCCAAAGTATTATCGGTTGGCTTATATAAATATCTTACAGGACCCTCTTGATTCTCTCTCCCATAGTCAAATATGACATATCCGCCAGAATCTGGCATAGTGTTGGCAGTTGTATTTAGCAATCTAACTATTTTTCCAGCCTTAATCTCATCTGTTATTTCTGAAGCACTAGAAGATAATACATAGGGCGCCGTTTTATCCCAAACATATGAGCCAGATATTCTACTGACTTCACTATGTATCGCGTCAAGGACTATTATTTTGGAACCAGAGTTTGATAAACCCATTCTTTCTACTCTAACTGAACCAGGGATCAAGGGTGTTCCATTGGACCCAGGTGCAGTAAAACTAAAAGTAGAACCAGATACCGATTCTATCTTATATGCTCCGTTTAAATTCTCACTAAAAGTTAAATTAACACCTATCGATGTTGCAGTGGCAAAATCACTTATAATTATAGAAGATATGCCTACAGATACTACGGTTGTGCCAATTGGAATTCCAGGACCTGCTACTAGCATGCCCGGAACTATTCCAGATGTGCTACTTAAATTAAGTATAGTGTTCGATAGATTTGTTGTGTCACCTGTTTCAGATGCAACTAAGATCCCATCGCACCCATATATTACAGTATATTCGCCCACTACATAATCATTAGGCATAGATGTAGTAGCTGTTACGACATCTGATACCCTAGTTATTGAAGATAGCGAATATTCGTTTAATGACGCTAATTTTGGTAAACTTGGGGTTATTCCGTTTAGCGTGTTACCTAAAAATTTTATTTGTCCGCCTAATATTGTAGAGCTTGCGGGGAAAGAAATATTGACGGTGGAACCAGATATGCTTACGACACGAGAATAACCCGGAACACCATCCATCGATACTTGTTGCCCTATTTGAATTCCGACAGTACTAGCAAGATTCGTAATCTGCGTTGTTCCAGCTAGAATATCTCCAGTGGTATTTAAAACAGTTCTGCTAGAAAATTCATATACAGTAACTGGATGCTGTAATCTATATTGATTCTTTTTAGAAACTATCTCGTTTTCAGAACTTGTTAGCATTCTAGTCAACATTTCTCTAGATTCTTCCATTACAAAAGAACCAGATTCTGGGAATAGATATGCATCTACTAATGTCATAGAGTTATCTGAGTCTCTATTAGACATTTGACTAAATACACCATTAGTGTGGAACGATCCCCTTAATGATCTCTTAACGACCGGTGGAGAGGTAGGTATCTCTACCACTACTTCTCCAGAAGTGGTTTCCCAAGTCATTGCTCTACGCACATTCGTGTATGCGACATATTTTTTAGGTCTTATAAACTTTATATCATATTCAGATGTCTGAGTATATAGACCAACTGTGGCAAAAAGATTTTTAAAACTTATATTATTATTGACTAGATCTATGCTTTTAATCTCAAACGATCCAACGTTTCCCGGAATATTGATTATGGCTATGTCGCCGACTTGCAACTGATCTATCGCAGGCGATGTGCCTCCAACATATTGAAAAACAACCTCATCTCCAACTTTTGTGACACTCCACTGCGTATTTGATCCGACACCTGCAGCATCGATAAAACCGTTTAATCTAATTGCAGTATTTATTCTTCCGCCCTTAATACGTAGTGAACCTTTAGAACCTATAGTATTAGTAAAGATTCTTATATATGTGTTTTTAGTGATACTATCATAATACGATGTGGCATAACAGTGCTTTGTTTGTCTATTAATTGCCGCCACTGTTTCATTTGCTGTTGCAGCATGTATATCTGTAAAGTCTGCATTAGTAAAAACGACTCGATCTGTATATTGCTCATCGATAAATAACTCTAATTCCCATCCGTCGTCGAAATTAAATGGTCCAAAGTTCTGAGTAGTGATAAATGCAGTGGTTGATTCTTTGAAGAAGAATACGTCTAGTAATTTATCTATTATCAGTTTTACTTGCTTAGGTTGATAAGAAAGTATCGGTATATACTGTCTAAAAGACGGATCATCCATGCCGACTAATTTAGGTCTAGCAATCTTATTATTTGCACCTAACCTATCAAGATATGGACGAGACGCTGTCTTAACAAAGAATTGTTTTCTAACTTCCGATATCAGATCGAATATCTTTTGATCTTGTTCGCCAAAGGCCTCTACCATTGCCTTCCAATTGGCATTGTTGCGGCTATTAAAGCCTCTAGGTAGAAGATCATGTAGTTGATCTATTTTGCCTTTATTATCTGCCATTATGAAATACCAATATCGTTAGGATCGACAGTTGCTTTTTCGTTGTCCGCAATAGTGATTCTTTCCGTAGATGGCGATGGATATGAGAACGTTACTGCCCCCACTCCCTTTATTTGCATTATCGACGCTATTATTTCTGACAATATTACGTCTTCTCCGACTCCCAGTGTAGAGACATAATTAATCACTACAGATTTTATATTGTTAGATATGTCGCCAAGATTTACACCCTCATTTGTAGTTATGTTTACAGACACAGAAATCTTACGATTCAGTGGCGGTAATATCTCTATTAAACCACCTACTGCTCTTCTGCCGGGATAATTATCGGGATCTGGTTCATACCCGTCGACTATCCTTTGTGCTCTTCTAAGAAGACCAGTATAGTATAGATATCCATCTATGCCGGTAGTGACGTCTGTGCTATAACCTAATTTACCCATATGGGTCACACTTGTATTATTTGAATTACTGAATTTATACGACCTATTGTGTGGCGATATATATAGCGATCTTCTTAAGCTATTTAAATCATCTATTGCGACATGCGATAGTTGTCTGATAGTGCTAAATTTATTAGCGTTACTCTCTATAAGATAGAAACCAGACGTGTTTACAGACATCAATCTGTTTGATTGCGATGAACCAGCAGCATTATTGACTCTCAAAAACGGTTTGTGTGCAATTACATCAGAAAGAGGATTAAGTCTAACTTCATTAGTTCCAATGCCAGTTACAGCAAAACTGCCCACATTGCCAACACTGAACCAATTAGAATTAACTATATTCTGAACGTACAGTGTGTCTCCAACTACAGCAGAATCGCCCTCATATATTTTTATATCGTCTATGCTCTGCAATATCACCCCTTTATCATAATCATTTAACATGTCATATTTAACGCCAGATGCTGTAGCACTAGAACCACTATAGTTTGCACCTAAGGTTATAGTAGTGGCTAATGATGGTGTAATAGGAGACATAGATACAACTTGTCTATAGTACGAGTCTGGGTCTTCTGGTTTTTTAACCCAAGTACCAACAAACACGTTCTTAAAGGTCCCTGGATCCCCTGTCACTATATTTGTATTGGAAGTCCAAACAGCATATTTATTTTTATTATTAAACGGTGTTACGGTATTTAGTTCATCTGTAGCAGTGTCATTAATGATGATTATTGAATCATTGTCGACAGAAACTACTCTAAATCTACCATTATTATTAGATGCAAAAGTATTACCGCCCACCACAACATAATCATCCACGGCAACACCGTTATCGGCAAAACGCGGTGACTGCCCGTCTTGCCTAGATATTCTAGTCATGCCGTTATAGCCTAATTTTTCTACTCTGTATCTGGTAGGTGTTATGCCATCTTTAATTACAGTTGCGCCGGAACTGGTCTCGATAAAAGGAGAAGATACATAAGCTATTGTCAATTTATTTTCTGCTATTGCAACTATGGGCCCATAGATACCATCCGGTATGTTGTCGCTGTCTATTATATCTACAACGTCCCCAGTGTTCAGCATATGGGCATTTACGCAGGTTATAGTTGCAGTAGTGCCATTACCAACAATAGATAATATATTGGTTCTTGTTCTGTGGCTTAGATTCCATTTAATTACTGGAGTTGGACATATTTGCACTACATTGTTTACGCCGACTACAGTAGAGGACATACTTTTGCCGTAAGAATTAACAACATCAAAATAATTTAAGGCATCATTCACGTTTATTATTGGAAGACCAGATACATTGTCATCGCCGGTAACTCTAACCTTGTTACCTTGATCCCAACTTAATGTAGCGCCAAATGCGTATACTAGGTCGCCTGCTTTCACTTGTGCGAGTGTAGCAGAACCATCATGTGTCCAGCGCCATATAAATCCAGAAGGTCTTCCATATGAAGAAGATACATCAGTAATAGTAAAAGCAGTAGAGCTAGATATATTGGTTGTTTTAGGATTAAAATTATATTCGACTATGCCGGTTGTAGTATTTGTAACCGTGATGGTGTCGCTAGATATTAATCTAGAATATCTTTTAACACCAGAATCGTTCTCTAATTTTACATAATCACCTATATTAAATGTATCTGGGTATGCGGGTATTTTAGCTAATAGATACTGACCACTCGTATCTGTGGCAACTTCAGATTCACTCTCGAGATATGCTTGAGATTTATTGGCATTGCCGCCTATTATCTCTATAGCGCCAGAAGAACCTAGATTTTTAGATGTTATTTGTACATTTTTTCTATCATTGCATATTCTAATATTGGAGATAATAGGCAGCTGTGATAGAGCTTTTTGTGTTAAATGATGGTGTATATTTGTTACTGTAACTGGTATAAGTTTAAATAGTTCACCTAAAGAACTAGAATTATAATTAGGCGCGGTGTTCATTTGATATACGCTGGGAGCGACGTTATTTAGAGTGAAAGTCTTTTTTACTGTAAAATTAGGATCAGTATTTTTAAATTCTTTTACCCAATTTACGCCATCATATAGACTAATAAAACCTCTTAAAGAGTTAGAATTAGGGTTATGATTATATGCTAGAGCACTAGAATTACCAGAATACGCATATACATCTTCTTTTGTTGCTTTAGTTATGGTTGACGAAGTGCTTCCTGCCGCGGCAATCTCTAATATTTCTTTATCGTTTACAGTAGATTGTATCGTAGACACGTCAGTTCCAGTGAGCGAGAAAAACACTATATCGCCTGGATTTGATATAGTTTCATTGATAGGAGAGGAACCATCGACCACATTAATCGCAAAACCAGATGTCCCAGCAGACGCATCATTGACGTCCATTATAGAGACATTGGTTGCAGTGACAACATCGCCAACGTTAATTGCGTTGAATTGAGGATCGGAATTAATTGCAGCTGCAGTTGCAGCTGCAACATTTGCAGCGCTGTCACCATAAGCAACAGAATCTATTTTTACCGATCTATCTGCTCCGTGAAACGGCTCTGGTGTTCCATCATTACCGACATCATACCAGAATGCCACAGAGCCAGAAGAGTCATTTAATGTAAAATACTTACCATCTACAGTGATATCCGGCGATCCTACTGTAGTGGTAACTGGCCATATTAATGTGCCACCGTTACCGCTCGTGAAAGCCCCATTGACTACATTAGTAACATAAAAAATTCCACCTAAGTTAGTTACAGTAAAGGCACCATCTAGATTTAAGACTGCGGCAGTCTTTGATGCAACATCGTCAGCAAGATCACCGCTTATAACAGAGGCAACTTTTATAGTCCTATTTATTCCAAACATTGGTGGTGGCATAGAACCGGTATTATTTACGTCATACCATACTCCAACTGAACCAGCACTGTCATAAATAACAAAATATTTTTGATTGATTGGTGTCATCATTGAGTCGCCGGATGCACTTATCTCATATATAGTAGGACTACCTACGATATCAGCCACGCATGTTATATTAGTGATTTCTTGAGCACCAGCAAAAGACGCTACAGCACTAGGATTAAATACTCTGATAGTTAGTCCACTTTTATTAAATACGCTAAATTGACCGCAATTAGAAGATTGCAAGCCAGAATCGCTTCCTATAGAGACCACATCACCTACAGCGATACTTGCTAGAGAGCCAGCAGAAAATTCATAGTCATAGAAATTACCAGAAGAGGCAGCTCCGCTTGGAAAATTAGTGCTATCATCTGGATATGGTCCATATATAGTGACAACATCGCCGGCAGATAAGGCACTAGCCTTTTGTGGGCCTGAGCCAAAGAAATAAGAATTTAAGCTATACGAGGGCGTATTCGTATATGTTGTAGTGGGTGACTGATTAGCTGCGGTAGGATACTCTATGCTAAATCTTAATTTTTCGCCATTGGGTCCATATTGAGCAGATCTAACCAGCATTTTGCCGCCGGATCCGCTTACTCCACCCGTGGAATACCAATTCCTAGCGCGCATCCAGATAGCGTAATCATTAAAATTGGTGCCATTGATCGTTGTTCCCCAAACGTTTGTATTACCAAAATTTATTCCAGGTTCATTATCTTCGTCATCTGCTGAAAATTCTGTAGTTGTAGGTAAGAATGAACCAATAGAGCCAGAATTTGTTCTTGCGGTTCTGGCCATTTTTATATCAACAGTCTTAGTAGTCGGATCTTTGTCCATGACGACGACAATGCTATCATCTGTCGATAGAGAAAGAGGTCTCATAAGCTGAATCTCGTCTCCGACTACATGATCTCTCTCTGTTCTTGCAACCCCTTGTTGAGTGCCAACCATATCGCCAGAAATTTTAGTGTTTATTTCTCTAATCTGGCCTCTATTGTTGCCTCTTGTAAACGAGACGTAATCGTCATACGAGACGTTAGCATCAGTTAGTACACCCGTAGATTCTATATTTTCGCTATATGGGCCAGAAAAGGGTGGAGAATCTGGATAGCTGATAGAGGTTAAAGAACCCTTAATATCGCTATATACATGTCTATCAAGAAATACATTAGTAGTTGTCGGATTTGTTCTTTTAAACATGCCAACCAATGATTTATCGGAGACTCTTGTAGCTACATGTGCGGGGTTTCCTGTTTGTGCTGTCGAAGTTTCTTCAAATATAACTGACGCATTGCTTATAGATACAGGTATAGCTATATTGCCATTTTTTTCGCTTGTCGATGTTATCTTGATTGAGTTTGATTTATATAATGTGGCCAGCACACCAGCAAGATCGCTATTAAGAGAATCTATTACGCCACTGATCGGTTCAGCAGGGGGGTTATCTAAATAAGATCCACGCCAGACCTGAGGATACCCATCCGTCTCAAAACCTTTTATATCTAAAGAGTCTGCTATAGTTATTGGAGGCGATACCCCCTCCGCGATCATCCCAGGGTTTTCAACGTCAATAAATGTATCGCTCCCAGCTAATGTATGACTACCTTTTGCCTTTATTTTAAATAGACCAGTATTAGCAGGATCTAACCAAGAATTTCTTGGTGTGAGATATACATAATCTGATGGTTTTAAGGCAGCAAAAGAATCTGAAGAACTAGACATAATTCTCATTGTCGAGGCACCGGCAGAAGAAATCACCAAAGTGCTTCCTATCAACAATGGAACAGAAATCTGATTGCAATATGTGGAATCTACAACTACTACCATGTTGGCAGGCCTACCAAAAGAATCAGTGCCGAAATTATATGTGCCTGAAGTAGTAACGCTAGAAATTACAAAACCTTTAGCATCTTCTACACCGGCAGAGATTATATCGCCCTGCTCGATGTCTGTCAATATTCTAAGATTGCCGGTCTGTCTATTTAATTGAAATTGAGCGGTCTGTCCGACAGATTCTTTATCTAGATTTGCAAACCACTTATTCAATAGAGTGCCTCCTACTATTTGTATACTCGAAGAAGCACCCTCCTTGTTTGATCTGATCAACATTGTTTGGCTTGGCGTAGATATCGCTGTAAGACCTGCAAACTTATTATTGAATGCGGTTATCCAATTTTCTAACGTTAACGAGGAAAAAGACGGAGAGCCGGGAAAATCGCTGAGCGCAAAACTTCTATCTTGAGCTGGAGTGCCATCTACAGATATTATTATATTGCTCTCTACCGCGATATTCCATTGAGCATATGGAGTCGTTGTCAGTTCTGCAGTCTTCGATTTTTCCCTTAGACGAGTGCTATTTTGATATAGCGATATATAACTAAATTCATCTGTTGGGAATTTTAATAGAGTATTAATATATAAGGAGGAATCATCTGTGGCTCTAAGGGCCGCAACCTGTATTATTTCTGCATTGTGCGCGACAGGATATATAAGTATATTTTTAGAATTGTTGGTAAATCTGGCCTTAAATAATGTGGATGATGTATTGATAGCGACAACAATTTCTGCAACAGTTGCGGCAGACATATTTAAAAATTGACTAGAGCTAAAATATACAGTCTCTTCTGTTCCGTCGATATTTACGCGCAAGAACGAACCATCTTGAATATTAAACGGTCCATCCGCAACGTTAACTACTTGTGGTCTTGGAACCGGATAGTTTGCCAGTTGAAGAAACTCTTCACTGCCATTGGCTTCACTTAGCAATATGTCCACCGATTGTCCAGCATAAGATGGCTGGAATCCAGATCCATCGTCAACATACAATATGGACGGTTCGCCTACATCAATCGGCTCTGTCAACACTGCAGAGGCAATCTGCTTGCTCTCGTCCGGATCAGATACACCTATTATGGATGATACGATACTTGGGGCAGTACCTCTCGCTAGCGTTACAGTATAGGATTTTATCCTGTTTCTTAATTCGGTATCTGTTTCTATATCTTTGCCGCTGGAAAATGCAGTCGTATTTGTAACCTTTGCGCCAGAAAATGGAATAGAGTCAAATTCAGTGATTGTATTTATTCCAGCATTGGCAGAAGAGCCGGCAACCAGCGCAATAACTTCTACGCCATCGATAGAATCTTCTCCTGATGGAATTACCGCATCTCTAAGAGTAGCGTACTTTGTCTCTGGATTTTGATTGTTAGCTGGTATCTTTACAATAGTGCCAGCAGCAATAGTTCTATCTGGTTCTCCCTGAGAATCTATTACTACATCTGATATCAAATGATCTTTTTGCAATGCTGATGCTAATGTTATCTCTGAATACGTTGAATAGACAGTTATATTGGTATATGATATTGGTCCCTCAAAGCTTTGAGTCCCTCTACCTATATAAAGAGATCCAGTAGAAGACCAGCCGTCTGTGTCATTTACGTATAATTTTGTTTGTCCAGCTATTGGTGGTGGTTTAATAACATACAAACCAGTGCTGCGCTTTACTATATTGCTGTTGTATATGTTTACTAAACCAGATGCCTTTATTGCTGTTCTTCTTACTAAACTATAATCAGCCGCTCTAGCATCTAAGTCATTATTTATTACTGCATCTATGTTTAATAAATCTAATATATTTAATACTGCAGCATTATTTTCAAAGTCATTAGAGGCTACTGCCTCTAACAGAGTTAGAAGAACTGAACCAGTATTGATATCGTTTAAGGCAGTCTCAGCGATTACCTTTCTTATCATGTCACCTAATATTTGATTATAACTTCTAATCTCTATAGCCATAAACGCCCTTTATTAGTTTATACTATGATTTTAACATATTAAGTGTTATTTATAGTAAAACTTATAGGAATTACTTGTTTACTGCCTGCTAGGCGTACCGAAAGGTTTATGATAAAGCCAGCTACCCCCTCATTAGTAAGTTTATTTACTAAATAACTGACAGATAACTGTTCTACCCTATCAAATCTGGCATCTTGAGCTATTTGATCAACTATTGATTGAGTCAACGTCTTTTTTATGCCGCTTATATTATTACTGTTTTCACCTATGACATTTACTAAACCAAAATTTGGATGGCGATTTAATGTGCCTAATTCGGTAGATAGTTTAAGTTTTATAGCCTGTATTGCGTTATCTATGCCAAAATTAAGTTTTAAATCACCGTTGGTATCGAAGGATAGGTCATTGTTGTCGTCGATATAGAAGTCTATTCTTGCTTTTTTCTCATCTTCTGCTTTTTTTGCCAAAAACCATGGCACTTCTTCCTTTCTATTGGTGTCCAATGGTGCATTGGATGGTATCAGTACATAAAAAGAACTATTTATAGTGTTTGGCTTAAATACCCTGATTCTGGCATTATCAGCTACTTGATATTTATCTAAATCTCTAGCACCGTCTAACTCTAATATTATCTCTCCGGATATCGGTATCTGTCTTATGTTAACTATAGTTCTTTGATCTATAGTTACTTGAGTTGAGGACTGCAAAAACACGGGTTGATTTATGTAGAGCTTATCTATGTTTAATAAACCATTAAGATCAGTTTCAGAAAGATTTATTTGATTCTCTCTTCCGTTAGATAGTAACGGTAATTTTTCACCCACTTCGTCTATATATGGAGGCTTTAAGCCATTGGCTATAGCTATATCCAACCATTTATCTGGATTGCCTAGATATCTATTAGCTAAAGATTGCAAGCTTTCACCATAGTTAATTTTAACAAGTGTACCAGAACTATATTGACCAATATTTATATTAGGGTTATTTGCGTTGGCTCTAGCAATAGCAAATGGATCTACTGCCACATCTACAGCAAATAGATTTGCTAATATAAAATCTATTGTTTTCACACTTTGCTGTAGCGTGTTTATTAAATTTATGTCGTCTATTGTGGCTGTTGTTTGCGCAGGTATAGAGCTTTTATTAAATGCAGTATTGTAGGCATCATCGCTTAAACCGCATGTATCTGCTAATCTATCTCTATACTCTATTATATCGTTTTTTGCACTTATGAAATTATTTCTAGAAAAAGCGCTAACTCTTAATTTTTCATTTTCTATTATTTTTATTTCTTCATTGTTTAAGTTAATAGACTGTACAGATATTTGATTAAATATGTAGTAAAACCTATAAAAATTATTTGAATCTGAAAACGGATTGATTTTAGCTGTAATTGTTCTTTGATAATAAATAAAATTAGAAAAATCTTTTATTTGACTATTAAAAAAATCTGGATCGTCATTGCTACTAATAGAATTTACCAATGTTTGCTTGATAAACTCCCAATTATCTCTAAAATACGCCCATCTCAATGGTATTAAACTAGGTATATCTGCTAAAACTAAATCGTCATTAGACTTATTTTTATACCATAAGTTAATGTCTGCAATGGCAGAATATGCTTTATTTATAGTAGACATTATTTATCTACCTACCGATCTACCAACACCTTTAATTAAAGCCATGCCAGATTTAGCCTTATTGCTTACAGATTTAAATTCGCCAAACAACGACGATGAAGTGACGCCATCTAAACCTAATTCTTTAATTCTGTTCTTTAAGTCGTATTCTATTTTGTTGCCGCCTATTGACCTAAGATTATACGCACGCATTTGTATGCTGTAATAATATAACATTGGGTTTTCGGCAGATCTTCTTAATGAGAAATTTTTAATAGTTACATAATATTCATTATTATCTTTATAATTGAAGAATATTAGCGGTTCTTTCTCCTCGGATTCCTCAAGTATGTTTTTCTTGTAAAGTAATAAAAATCTATATAGATTGTGAAATGCAACATACCCGCTATTGTCGTTATTGACGCCAAGTTCAGTTTTAGGTGAACTTAAAATATCTGCGGCTTTATCAATGGTTTGTTGAACTAGATTGAGCGTTTTAGGAAAAATGCCTAGTGCATTTTTACTTACTGTAAAGGAGGATCTACCTGTCGTTCTATCTTTTGATATCTTACTGGCCTCTGCCGGATCGCTTACATGTTTTGGGCTAATGTATTTTGGCGCCATTCCGGTGGTGCCTTCTATAGATATATCGTAATACCTAACAGGCGAGTGTTCCTCTACAGTTCCATATAATGTAGGTATGATATTAGTAGCAAAATTTGTATTTATATTGATGTTGCTAGGCCCTATTGGCAAAAACATGACCATATATCTATTTTTTTGTTTATATTGAAATTTAAAACCATATGGTTTAGCAGAATACCAGTCATCTGATGAAATTGAATATATATCATCTAAAGTCTTTTTAACATCTTCTTGGGCAACATCTGGCCCTTTAGCAGTATTTGAAGATTTATTTAATAGTGATTTAACTGAGTTATCTAATATGTTGGCAAGATTCTGTATAGACATAAACTTATTATAAACTATATTGCGTTAGTCCATTTATCTTACAAAGCGCCTGTTATGTCTTTTATTTTAGATTTTATAGACATTACTTCTGCCCATTGGGGCGTAGCCTGTAACGGTGTACAAGGGCCAAGCGGCGATATTGGTTGAACTTTTCCTAATCCATCGATTAATTTAGCTAACTGATCTAATAACTCTGTTCCATCGTTACCTATCGCTATTTTAGGGCTTTTTAGTTTTGTAGAGCCGGTTGCAGACACGCTAAACTCTTTTGTATTTTGAGATATACTGGTCTCTGAGTCAATGTTTGTTATTTTATTTTTTATAGATATTTTTTCATCGTTTTTGCTCATAGTTAAAACTATTTTTCCAGATGTAATCACCAATGATCCATTAGTTTTATCTATATTAATAGATTGAGGATTCTCTTTGGCAGAGTCGGTTAATAAAAAACTACCAGTCTTGTCAAATTTAAGATACGAACCGCCTATAGAATCATCATATTGTGGTTTAGGTGCTTCACTAGTAGGTTTTTCTTTTAGCTTATCTATGTTTTTTTGAAGACCTTTAAAAGTTAATTTATATTCACCATTTTCGTTTATATGTGTCTCAACACCATTAAATTCTTGTATGTGTTGTGGACCCTTTTCATAATCTAAAGTGGCTTTTCTAGAGGTGTGCATCATAAAACCTAAAATGATGCCCTCTCTAAATTGCCCATTGAGTGATGCAACTATCACCATGTCCCCTGGTTTTGCGTTATAAGAAGCAAATTCATCTAGCTTGTCTTCTATTTTGTATCCCCTAGGTACTATTTCTTCATAGTTAAAAACCCCACCGCTTCTCAACATTAGATCGCATATAGTTTCTAATTGACGACCTAAATGATAAACCTCGACAAGAAATTTTAATTTATTAGTTGAGTTGTCTTTGATTACTTTTTTAATGATGCCCCTTCTCAAATACGGATCTTTATCCTCTACGGCCACAAAACTGCCGCTATCTCTCCAGATAGAGCTATCATCTACGATATCAAATGGATCATCAAATAACATAAAACTACAACTGACCCTTTAAATCTTTTTCAATGGTAGTTTGTGGTGGACCTGGATCTTTTTCATGTTGGGTCAATACAGTATTGATACTGTTTATGTCATAGACTCGCGGAATAAGAGTCGCATCTTGATCTAAGATAAAGGTTTTTTGTTCAGATTTGTTTTTATCGTCGTGACCTTTTTTGTTTTCTTTTCCGCCTTCTATTATTACACCTCTGGAGAATTGTATGTTTGTCATGTAAGATCTAGCTCCATCCCCCTCTATAGAGAATTTATGCGATATTGACTCTATATGAGCTAATACATAATATTTATTTTTACCTTTTAAGGTTGTTTCTGTCATGTTAAGGGTTGGATTTATTAGACTTAGATCAAACTGTATATTGTTTCCTACTGCCATATATTCAGAAACACCAACCATATTAATGGTGCCATTTAACATTCTGTGTGTGTCAAAATACCATTCTCTAAGAAGACCTACCCATCCAGCTGCAACTTCTTTTGTAACCCCAATCTCCTTATGTGTTATATTTTTATCTTTTTTAGGGACGATCGGTAGTTGTTTAGTCGATTCGATGAATGCTTTGAAACCTTCTCGCTGAAATGCAACTTCGTCAAATGTCTCTAGACCTCTTCTTATTATATTGTCTAGGGCCTGCAATTGCTGAGTATCAAATCTTATTTGCGCATAATTAAATTTATCTCTAGAGTTTGTGCCTGCATTTATAGATACGACATTTATATTATGTATTTCGTGTCGTTTTACGAGTTGAAAATATGATCTAATATTCGACGATATAGTATTAGACTTCTTTCCTTCCTTAAATGAAAAAGGCTTTATTCTTTTATATAAGATAAAATTAGGCGCATCGCTCATCTCATCGTCCCAATCTATTTCGCAAAACATTTCGTTTAACGATGGATTTGAATTTTCCATCATTACTTGCCATAGACTAAATTGACCCTGAAGAGTTAATACAGAGGGTACACTCACTGCCTCTACTACAGGTTCATATTTATTTTGAAGTTTTTGTAAAGAGCCAGACTTTAGGTTTATGTTAGACATTATTTTGTCAGAGGACAAACCCAAATAATTCTTTAGTCCCTGCGGGAACTTAAACTCATATACGGATTTACCTAATTTACCCACACTCTGTGCGCCTTTATTTATATCTGTAAGATTTACGCCACAAATATCTTTTAAACCTGTTATGACATCGTCAGTTGATATGTACTGCATGTGATTATTTTTATCTTCAAATAGTTTTCTTAACGCTACAAATAGAATGTTCCCCTGAGTACTAGGATCACCAGAAGCAGGTATTGCTGGATCGATATAAATATTAGTATTAAAAACACAACCCCAATCGACACCACTAACATAGTATAAACTTCTTCTAGCGCCAGACTGATCTACTTGAGTCTCAATTCTCACCGACTCTATCTTTCCTATCATCTTCAGACTATTTTTTTTAAATTCACGAGTATCGTTTGCAGTAGTTAAGTCCCAAGGTTTTATTTCTTTCGTAGACATGAAGATGCAGCACCAACTTCCAGCTGTTATTGCTGAGACCCAATTTGTCGACGGTGCCAAAACAAATCTAAAAGACCCCTGAGGATTCCCTTTTGCTTTTGTCGTCTCAATGGAAATACAATCAGATGTATTTATTATTATCTCTTTCTCTGTGTCGTCTACTGTAGATATATTGCTACCATCGGCGCCTAGTCTATCTTTATAGTTCCATATAACGACGGCGGCATGCGGAGTATCCACATGAAAATTGTTTTCCATTTATTTTTTGCCTCCCGGTGAGGTCTTCATAAATCTTTGTTTTTCTGTGGCGCTCTTTAGCTGTCTTATAGCGCCTGCAGGTGCAACACTATTTCTACCAGATATATCTGCTGTTTTTAATAAATCTGTTAATTCTTGAACAAAATCACCAAATTTACCAACAGAATTACTAAACATCTCATTTGCTGCTTTAGAAAATTCACCTGTACCTGCTGCTTTAGCTGCCGCGTCTGTTGCAATTTTTTCATAATCAGAGGCTCTAAGATTTACAGCTATTTGTGCAAAACCTTTTAACGCTTTTGCTGCACTGCCTAAAGAATCAGTAGCTCTTTTCGCGGCATCGGTTAATTGAGCAGCGCCGCTTGTAGACATTGCATCAAAGGCTTTTTGAAGTTCTCCTCCACCTTCGCCCTTTTTAAGTCCTTCAACTTTAGCTTTAGAATTAGGTTCATTTTCTCCTATAAATCCAGCACCAACGCCCCTAATTAATTCTTTACTGCCTATGCCTTCTTGTAATTGACTTACAATCGCTTGTAGTCTTTTATCTCCACCCAACTTAGAAGGATCGCCGGTTGTAAAGGCACTTAATATTTTATCTTTATCTTTTTCACTTAAATCTGCAACTAAACCCATTCCAGTTTTGCCGCGAAGCAATGCTTCTGCTTTAGATTTCATCAATTGATTGATGCCTTCAACTGCACCAGATCCAAATTCGTTTGGATCGACGCCTCTTTCTGCAAAATAGTCTTCTATTTCTCCCTTAGATTTCCCTTTTAGAGACCTCAATTCAGACATTGATATTTTAGCTGCAAATGTCGCAGATTTGCCGCTAAGTCCTGTTAACGACGATATGGTAGATGTGTTCATCAAACCCAATAAATCGGTCCCCGTGTTGGCCGTAGTTCCTTGTATTGCTTCTTGAACTGTTCTAGATCTTTCAAGTGCAAATTCTCTATTGGGCATATTTTTGTCTGCGCCGGCAGCCAATATAGTAGAAATACTGCCGGTAACATCTAAACCTGCAGCCATAGAAGTAGCACTTTGTTTTGCCATTTCTGCGGTATTTTGAACTAAAACTGACATAGATTTAGAATTATCAAAACCTCTACCCACTGCGGCCTCTAAGACATTTGAAAGTGCAGTTTCTGGATTGTTGGCACCAGCTTGAGACAGCATGGCCATTCTCTGTAGATTTTGTTCTTTAGTCCCTATACCAGATTTTTCAAGGCCTCTAGCGGCAAATGCAGATTGTGCTGTAAATGTACTACCGACCTCGTTTACACCAAAGGACATCATTTTAGTCATTTCTTCCGGAGACATGCGTAAACTTTGCATTCTATCTAACATCTTATTGGACCCAAGCGACTCGTTTAGAAATGCCTCCCCTTGACCACCCATACCTCTAGCAACTTCTCCCATTCCCCTAGAAAAATCTAGTAACTGTTGTTGCTGAAAAGCAGGTATTTTTGTTATCGCTTTCATTGTTTCTACATTGGCGAAGGCACCTTGAAGTTTTTCGGTATTGGCAGAGCCTCCAGGACCGAACTGTGACTTTCTTATATCTTCACCTATTGTTATAAGATTTGCTGTACCGCCCGCGACCATCTGCGCGCCTTCTCGCGCGACATTGACACTTTGACCAACAGCTCCAGTAAAAGTACCCCCAACTGAACCAGCTGCACCAGCACCAATTAATGCGCTTCCCGCCTTGATATCAAACCCAGCCCCGACTCCTTTAAGTCCTAATGCAGCTGTTTGTCCAGCTTTCAATTGTCCACCAAAATCTTCAGCTCCCGAAAATTGACCCAACATCATCATAGATTGCACATCGCCAGAAAGTGCAGCCCTATATGTATCATATTTCATATTTTCAAATTGAGCAAATCCGCGCTGATTCGCCATTGTTTGTTTTCTTTGGTTTACAAACAATTCTTGTGCTGCTCCGCCGGCTATATTAGCAAAAGAACCATAAGCGGCATATTTTTGAGCTTTACTGACAGCATCGGTGTATGTCTGCTCATCATAATCTCTTTTAGCTTTTTGTGCTCCTCTAAGTGTCTCAATGTTTTCTTTGTGTTGTTCTGCTATAGCTCTTTGTTTTTTAAAACTTTCAGAAGTGTGATCAGTTTCTTTTGCTAATTTTTTCATAGATTCTAATAAGTTTTTTGATTCTTCAACTAATTTAGAATCTATTTCTGTTTTTTTAACAGAAATTTCTTCTCCAGGTTTTTCACCCTTAATTTTTATCTGATCTGATCCGTAGTTCTGCGCTATTTTATTTTCATTCAACAAAGATTGAGCAAAAAAAGATGTTTTGTATAAATCTTCTATTTTAGATTCTGGGTCTAAGCCTAAAGACTTTTTTCTCTTTAATGTCACTTCATTGACTGCCATACTAGAAAGAACTTCTTCTCTTTCTTGTAGGGTTCGTTGTAATTTTTGTTCTATTTTAGTTGATTTAGGATTGTTGGGGTCTAATATTAAGGCAGATGCGGCGCTACCTGCTCTTTGACCCAATTTACCCAATCTAATTTCTTGTTGTCTTTGTCTTTCTTCAAGTTCTTCATACGGAGCATCTGTTAGTGATAATGAACCATTTATGATATCGGAGCTTCTAGCCATCTGCGAAATTCGTCCGCGTGTACTAGATGATTCTGCTGAAAACATACTTTGAACTGTAGATGCTATCAAAGAACCTTGACGCTCTAATCTGGCTGCTTGTTTTAGCTCTAATCTCGGCTCATCTCTAGCAATAGCCTTAGCAGATTTGTTTATCGCAGAAAGCGTTTGATTTAAAAGTTTAGGATCCCCAGATCCTAGACCAGATTCTAGACCAGCAGTTAAAGCTTCACGAAGCTCTATACTTTGCTCTATTCTTCTAGAGAGTTCTTCCTCACCAAGAGTAGGTTTTTTAGCCTCTTGTATTCTTTTTCTTAAATCGTCGTCTTTTTTATTTGCCATAACTATTCAAAATTTTCTATTATATCTTCACCAAAAGTTTCACCATACTCATTTTTGGCTTTATCTATCTGCTCTTGCATCCATTTTATATTTTCTGGGTCTTTGGTTGGATCTGATTGTTTGTCGTCTGTGTTTTTTTGATCATCTTTTAATAATTCTTTATTCTCTTCTTCTCTGATCCAATCCTCAACCGCTTTATCTTTGGCCTCTTCTATTCTATCATTTTCTGTCTGAATGTTCTCTTCTCTGGCTCTTTGCCGCTCTAATCTGTCATAAAATTCATATAATAGCTCTTCTAATGTATATGAGGCCAATATTGGGTCTTTTAATGGTTTATTATATAAATTTGACCACCAACTCTGTAAAAAAAGCAAAAGCTGATGCTCGTTGTCGAGATCAGCTCTTGCGTTATAGGCTGCTATCTTTTGTACTGCTTCTGCTATTGAGAAATTTGCTCTGGTAGCTTCTGTGCTTTCTGCTTCAAAGAATCTTTCCACAAGCGTTCTGCCTCTTGAATTTTTTCAAAAAGAGTCACTATGACCTCTTCATCTTCTAATGTAGATCCACCCTTACTTTGTTTCCACCATTCTGGTCCATCGACTACTTTAATTCTTAAATTAGCCAGGATAACAGATAAACCTATAAGGTCATCTGTAGGATTAGAATGATTGCCTAAAAGTCTAGTCTTTTCTAACGCTAAAGCGTGTCTCTGACCTATATTGAGAGAGCACAGAACGGTAAAACTACCTTCATATTTTTTGCCAGTTACCTCACCTGTGCAACTTATATCTACTGTGCGTTCTTTAGTCAATAAATCCATAAACACCTCAATATAATTATACCAAAATAACTAAATCACTATATATTAAAATGATGTTAATTTTTTAAGGAATTTAGAGGCGTTTTCTAAAGGCGTACCGTTGTCGAGTCCATCCGGCAATTTAGGTTCTCTTTCATCCTTGAATCCTATTGCTCTCCAACTTAATTGAACATTGGCCAAAGAATCTACTTTTATATCTTCTTGTCTACTAACTATCATAGCTCTATCAGTAAAAAACAATAAGTTATCAGTGGCAGAATCTCTAACCTCTATCGTTATATACTGTTGAAATAAAAAATTTAATGAATCTGGTTGCCATAACTTAACTCCAATACCTTCACCCGGTATATGTAAGGCAGATATAGTGCCATCTACTGTAATTCTTTGAGGAGCAAGTTCATATGCGAATGGATCATCTATTGTGTTAATTTCGGTAGATTGTGTAGTTATTCTCCAAGAAATAGCAAACGCAAAACCACACAATTTATTGTTTATTTTTAATAAACATCGAGCACCAGAAGCATATTTGGCTGTAGGTCTAGCAGACAATAAACTACCAAAAGAACTAGTTAGATTTTCTCCAACATTTTTAAATCCGCTGCCGTTATCAAAGCCTGTTTTAGCCATAATTAGAAGTGCTGCCCTCTGCCACTAAAATCTGCGATAAAGCTATCTTCGTCTGCATATAGAGCAACAAAATTATAAGTTTGTATTGCTGCTGCTCTCTTAGACAAAGAAAAATCTGTTTGAACTATTCTACAATTTCTTATCTTAGCGACGCCTAAAAATTCGCCAGTTGATAATTTTTGATGTATCTCTAGATCAAAACCCATAGCGTTTTCTAAATCAGCAGGAACAAGAGATAGATGTGTTTGCGCATCGTTAGTGAGCCAAGGTCCACTAGACGACATATTACCTATACCATTGCCACTATTTTTAGCCTTAGATCCAGATGGGGCACCTAAATTATCTACAGCGTTTCTAACATATCTAACAACTCTAAATGAGCCAGAAACATTATAACCAATAGGTTCTACAGATGTGCCTTCATACATACCTAAAATTTTAGGTGTCTGATGCATTATTTGAACAGAATAAGATACATCGGTGCAGAAAGCAACGGTCATGTCATTGACTTTAATTTTGGCATTTGCGCCCGTTAAAAAAAATGGTTTATTGCCCATAAATATATTGTATCATAAAATAAAAAGGACGCCTTGAGGACGTCCTTCTTATATTCAAACTATTGTTATTGTTAATTTAGCCGCTAAGATCAGTGTCACCAGAATTGGAAACTGCCTGCTGACCTGTCATAGATTCGTCGGCATGTAGTAGACCAACAAATGAAACTCTCTCGACTAAAATACCTCTTTTATTGAGGCCACCACTCTTTCTAGTGATGCGACAATCTAAGACCTTTATTACCGGAGCATTGGTACCCGCTCCTGCACCCTTTTGAAAAACTTCTAAATCCCATGTCACAGAGTCCAATAGTTTACCTGGATTAACATGGGAAGATAAACCGTTGGTGCTGTTATTGTTACCCTTGACGTTACCTAATCCGTTACCGCCAGATGCCGCAGCATCTATTCCTGCCTGTGCGGCAACAGCAGCAGAAGTGTACCGAACAATAGCAAACTCGCCAGCGACAGAATAATTTACTGGTTCATTGGTTACAGCTTCATAGCGACCCATTGTTTCAATCGGGATAGTATCTACTGCGACACTATAGCTGACATCTTGTGCATATGCAAATGTTTTACCGTCTATTTTAAGTTTAGCATTTGCGCCTGTTATAAAAATCGGTTTTTTAGCCATAAAGTTCCTTCTGGTCTTGAGGTTGACCTATACCATTCATTTTAAGTAATTAATATAATATATCACACATGAAGTTAAACTAATCTTTTCCCATAGTTCTTCTAGGGTTTGATACATGATACGCTATGAATCTAGATAATTCTGTGGGATTTTTAGCCCTTAATATTTTATATAATATTTCGCCCTTATGGGCTGATGAAATTCCGACATGCTTGTGAACTTTAGACTCAGCGAATTTTCTTGCATCTTCGTGCGGCATTAATAAAACGCTATGGGCATCCTCCATGGTAAAAGGAGATTTAATCTTAGACCTCTGTATGGTTTGCTCTGGTTTACCCATTGCTTCGTTGAGTTTTTTATTTTGCTCAGCTATTTCAGAAAGTCTTAAGTTTATGTGCTTATCTACTTCCTGCTTTAAATCATGTTTGCCCTGCGCATGAGCCTGAGACCATGCAGCTCTAAGAGCTATTATTCTGTTATCTTTTTCTGGATCTATTACGCCTGGTGTAGGAGCAATATCTATATTAAAACCCTTTTTATTTTCGGCTTTAATTAGACTTAACAAACTATTTAATTTTTTAATTAAGTTAGTATACATATTTTAAATAAATGGGAGGGGAACCATCCCCTCCCGTTTATTGTTAAGCGCTCTGTTGCGCTCTCTGTAGCGTGATATCTGCAAGTACAAAGTCGATTCCCTCAACTAGCTTGACCACAACAGATACATTGACAGTGTTGCCATTAATTTGAACGACAAGCTGCTTGAATCCGTTTGGTGCGTCAGCAGTGTTTACGGTAATACCTTGAGAAAGATACGTTGAAAGTATAGATTCGCAGGTAGATTTAATCTCTGATGCAGACACAGTATTTTTTAGACCAACATAGATATTTTCTAGTTGATTTCTAAAATCATATGCGAGTACATCGGCAGCATAAAGAACGTTGGCTCTGTTGTAGACCCAATTACCGTCTTTTCCGTATGTAGTGTTATCTACAACTAGACGGAATCCACCAGTCTGAGGAGCTTCCCAGAAGGTTACGCCAGACTGAATTGCATCATCATACTGAGTATCTGGGTCGAAGTCTGTTGCGATATCTTGTTCTGCGGTTGATATTGGCTGTCCAGTCTGTCTGACACCAGACATATTGAAATATTTAAATGTCATTGGATTGCCGATAGGAGATCCACCGCGTGCGCCGGCAAGTAGTGCAGCACCAGCCCAAGGCTGGAACCACTTGATATTGCCATCGGCATCGGCCTGTCTTACGTCTTGAATTGTCATCTGTATTCTAGCGCTAGACATGCTTGCAATTTTAGACTTACAATCAGAGTAGCTGGCCTTACACGACAGATATCCTTGACGCTCAGACTTCTTTTTGGTAGTTGACATCAAGCTAAGATGTGTCTTAACTGCCTGATGAATCGCATCAATGGTGTATGTAGAAGATCCATCAGTAAGAGCATCATTTATATCGTCTGTTGCATCTCTAGAGAAGAGAGGAACAACAGAATTGACGCGGAATTTTTCAAACTTACTGAGAGCATTTGTGATCTCAGAAGAGGAAGTTCCGCCTTTAACTCCACCGGTTAGATAGAGTGCACTTGGCACGCCTTGCTGATCTGGTAAGCCAACTTTTTTAACTTCAGATGCAGAAGTCAGAGGAACAAGTTCGACCTGAGAAGAAAGATCGAAGAATTCAGCGACTTTTGTTGCATCTTGTTTTATTCTAGCGGGCTTTAGTGCAGATGCTCCGTAATGAAGAGCGCCGGCACTGGAAACTCTATCTAGAATAGAAAGAGATAATTGTCCGGTTCTAACACTAGCTGCAGCCGCGCTCCAACCAGACAAAGTGTTAACATAATCAACAAGAGATTGAATAGTTGGAAAATCAGATTTGTTTAGCGCTATAGAGGCAGGGGAAGCACCAGTTTGAGTGAGTGTTACCTGTGTCGCAGATATAGATACGCTAGCAGCAGTGCAGCTGCCGCTAGTATCGCGACCCATAGATATAACTATATCTCCACCGACACTGCTTGTTTCTTCTAGAGTAGATACTGGATTTTTAACGGTGAGCACAGCCATAGTCTCAGATTCTGCTGCAGCCCATTCATTATTTGTCATGCCAATACTTGCATTGATATTGCCAGAGGTAATCTGCATAGATCTTCCGGCACCAGTTCTATGTATATTGGTACCAGCTGCCTGAGTCAATTTGACTGTGTTTGCGGCAGCACCTGCAGAGGCAACTAGCGTACCTGCGCCCAATGCAGAGTTAAGCGCTGCAACTAATGCGGCAACGTTTGCATAGCTGCCGGCAGCTACTGTAGCAGTAGCTTCTGGATTTCCATTGAGACTGTATTTTAATTCATCGTTGGCGCCGAGAACGACAACTACCGGAAAGGTAATTGTGGCACTTGTGATATTTGCTGGAGATTCAGCTATGAGTGTATTTTTGAAGGTGACTTGATTACCTCCAGCGCCCCATTCTCTAGCGCGCAATCTTCCGTAATCATTTGATCCGCCGCCGGCTGCGACAGGGTCTAGAGTAGCGCGCACAGAAGCATTGGTCTTGTAGATGTATACAGCTTGAGCGCCTCCAGGAATAGCTCCATCGGCACCTGGAGAGAAGAGTAGATTGCATGCATCTACTATACTGCCTCTGCCATATTTTGCTCTAATCTGTGGTAGTTGATCTGGGCTAAAGTAATTATCAGCTATGTTTATTTCTGCGGATCCTGGTGCTCCAGCATCTGCTTCGCCAAAAATCGCCACTAGACCGGTTGGGCTTAGTGGAAATCCACCGCCTAGATCTATCGTGGTTTTGGAGTAAGCGCCTGGTTTGTAAATTGTCGCGCCGTTAAAGCTCACATTGATTGCCATGTCTGTATCTCCTGATCTCTACAAGTTTCTTGTAAATTATAACATATCTATTTAGTTAGTTTAATTAACTTTTAGGCCATATTTTTCTAATGCACTGTCAAATTCTGACATAGTGCAGACTTGCGGTACTTTTCTAGCCGTAAAGTCCGCCTTTATTATTTCTTTGTGATGATGTAGCGGTATTGCACCCCTACGGACTGTATACCACGTATCAAAGTCAACTTTTTGAACTGGTTCTTCTACTACGGCTACTTCTTCAACTATAGTTGACTCTGTCTTTACGGCCTCATCAACAGTGTCGTCAGCGGTTTTAAGTTCAACAGCGTTATTCTTTTCTAGAACCATGTGATTATTTCTTTTTCTCATATTGCACCTTAAATACATTTTAACCGTTAATTGGGCCTAAATAAGCACATCTTCGTTGTCTTTTTCCGTACTGCTCACCATTATTCCCCCATTATACTCAGTATCCATATTTTCTATATCGTCTGTTGCATAGTCTCCAGATGGATCTTCTAAGATGCTAACATCCGTATTTATTCCGTTAATTTCTAGATACTTAATCGATGGCCAGAAGTTCTGAGTAGTGCATCTATATCTTACCCATCTAGTCCATATATTTTCTGTCATCTTATTAGCGTCTTTATTGTAATCGGAAGCACTAAATGTATGTAAAGAAAGACCAAATCTTTCTGCCATTCTCTTGTGTTTAAACAGTATGTATGCAACTATGTAATACAGCCACAACACATGATCGCCGGCTTTATTGGCATGTATTCCTATATCTATCATTACTGTGAATACGCCCATGCCGGTCTCACCGTCATCGGTCAATCCACCAATGTCCTGAAGACTGGCTTTGCTTTCATCTTCGGTCTCATTTGCAAGATGTACACTTATACTGGGTATGTTTTGCCTATTAAAGGTCCAAGCTTTAACAACTGGTATTTTGGTGGTAGTAAACCAATTCCATATCTCTTCTAGATATTTTTCACCATAGTCGCTGTTAAGCTCTTCTTGAGTGAATTGACTGAATAGATCATAAAATTCGACTTTATTTTGACGAAGTTGTTTTATGCCATAGTCTAATATCTTCTGCATCACTATTTCTGGCATTACGAAAGACATTAGTAGTTCTCCATATAGGAACGAATAACATCGTTTATTATCTTTTCGCGCTCTTCTCTAAGCATTTCGTTTATTTGATCTAAATCTTCAGTAAAGTCTTTGTCTTTGGCCGGCATAACCCACTGCGAATTTCTATCTTGTTTGCTGGTGGCGGTTCTAAATTGTGCCCCCGTCCCTCTTGACGCCGTACCGCGAAGACGCTCCCTAGAGGCCTGATTTCTTTCTGCCATGATAGCCTTTTGAGCGTCAAATATATTTGTGTGAATAGGTGATCTTGTTGATTTACTAGGGGCTCCAACTGGTATCACTTTATATACACCGGAACCATCTTTCATAGGTTTTACATTGCCAGTTAAAAGTCTATCGAGCATTGGAAAAGGAGGATCTGAGAAGTCGGTGGATCCAGATCTTGTATCTACTATGAACGCATCAAATCTAGGTCTTAAATCATTAATAAAATCTGATGAATCTTTTTGAACACCGGATTGAACCGCTAATTCTAAACCTTCATCTAATTTATCTTGAAGTGCAGAAGAGATCTCTTTTTCTGCAGCAGATATAATTTCTTCTATGCTGTCTGCATCCATCTCTCTAGAGTTTAAATAAGCTCTCAATGATTCTAATTCTAAAAAAATAGATCTCATTATTTGCTTTTCTCTTTTTTAAGTACTTTGGCACGGAGATCATGCAAGAAATTTTCTTTTTCAAGCGATGTCCATTCGGAGTCAAACGTTATCTTGATTTTGCCTTCTGGCGAAATCTCTATAGAGGGTCTTGGCAGGTAAGAGTATTCTTCTCTAAGAATTTTTTCTGGGTTCTTTTTATGTACAGAAATAGCCTCTACAGTTTCTGATTTCTTATTCATGTCGTCGATCTTCGACTGTAGTTCGCGTAATTTTTTATCGATCTCTTCTAACTCTTTTTCTGTTAAATCTTTTAGAGTGTTGTGCTTATCTACTATCGTGTGCACTACATCTTCTAGCTTGTCAAATAACTTCATTATTCTGGCTTCTATCTGCTGAACATCTACTGCGACACCATTTCTTATCTCTTCGCGAATATTTTCCATCTCAGCATAGATGTTGCTTATGTTGTGCTTTTTATAATGATCTATTAGAGCAGATAGGCCACCATGTATATCGTCATCAGATATGTTCTTCTCATCGATCGTGTTTAGAATATCCTCATCTTCTGGCAAGTACCACTCAAAAACACTCATGAGTGCAGCAGTAACTTCTGGCAGAGATTTATTAGTAAATTGATATATGGTTTTATGGCCATCTACAACGTTACCTGAATAGACATCGTTCATGTGTTTTCTTATCTTAACTGTGCAAGTGTCTAATTTAAAATCTCTAAAGTCCTCATCCTGCATGTCCTCGACTTCTTTTTTAATTTTTTTAAATAAACCTGTGCCAATCAATCTTAGTGCATCGCCGTGAGTTATCTCGTGTGTTACACCTGACTTCTGTCTAACTATATTTTTATTTAAAGATTCTAGGGCCATCATGCCCTTCAAAGATTTGCCGAGCTTATATTTAATAAAATATTTTAGCGGTTTGACACAGCAATCTCTAACATCTTCCCACTGTATTTCATGAGGCTCATGCCACTTTAAATTTTTAAGCTCATTGCTGTTTTTAGGAGAACCTGTGAACTTTTCTGCTATATACAGATCGCCTTTATTTTTGCCCTTAGAGCTCCAAATTTTAGTTGCAGTCTGTACTTCAATGCCTGTCTCTTCTTTGGTTTCTCTGATAGCAGTGACTTCTGTATCTGGATCAGTAGAGTCAACATGTCCACCTGGAAATGCTAAACTACCGTCAGTATGCTGACCCAATAGAACCCTATTGTTGTCATCCATCAGTATCATCGCGGCCCACTCATAGCCAGAATCTGTCTTCTTTAAAGATTTTTTCTTCTTTTCATGCGACTTTTTAGATTCATCTTTATTTTTTTTATTTCTTCCATGACCGTGATGCGGATGGTGCTTATTATATTCTTTTCTAGTTTTGTGCTTATGGTATTCGCTGTTGCCATCCCCATGTCCCCAATGACCACCTTCCAACTCTTTTCCCTTAGATTCTGGAAGAGATTTATAATCTGGAAAATCATAATGCTCGATAGCCCATTTAGGTGGACCATGATCGCCTCTTTTGGTGCCCTTGTGTTTACCATGCAGAATTCCCTGCATCATCCTATATTGTGCTTTGCTGACTACCTTTGGCATATTACGATATAAACCTATTAATAGTGTAATTATAACTCATATTTGTACTTAATTTAAGGTTGAGAAGTGTTTATCTTTTCTGAGTTATCGGCCATGAAGTCTCTTCTTACTAGAACTTGCTGCGGTAATCTTCTAGCCTGTTTGACTCCACCTATTAATTCTTGAGTTATTCTTAATTCTCTAAGAGATTGCAGAACTATGTATACCGGATTAGCAAAGTAAGCCCATCCTATGACTTCGCCTCTTTGATTTACAGAATCATATGATGGTTCTTGACCTGGTATCCATTCTATATAACCTTCTTCGCTAATATTAAAATCTGAGCCAGGATAGTACAGTTTTTGTATTCCATTGGATATAGAAGAGGCATACTCTACATTAGTTACATCGTATCTAAGACGCTGCTTATTGTCAGTTGTAGGTTCGTATTCTTTTAATTCCCATAATCTCACCGTGTAATCTGGTATCACCAATTTATCGTATGTATTAAAATCGGCTTGTGTGCCGTCTTTATATTCTGTCGGCAGAGTGACAACAGCAGTGCCAATTTCCCATACACCGTGGGCTTCAAAAGTTTTTTCTATTGAGTTGCCAGTAAATACTCCCCATGTTTCTTTACTGTCGTAATACAGAATGCCAGAATCGTCGCAAAATGAACAATCTGGCTCATGCGCTTGATAGTTGACAGATCCTATATTCATGCATGGTATTGCCTTTTTATGTATCATCCTAATGCCGCGTTGATTTAATAATTGATCAAAACTAACCCCTTTTATGCTGGGATCGGGAATATACAAGGGCATTGGAGAAGGAGTCGACAGCGGTGAAGCTGGCGGAGGTATGGGATACGGTTTATCTGGACGATCCATGCTCATATTGTAATTTTACCCTATAAAGCGCTTATACGCTAAAACTAGAACCACATCCGCATGTTCTTTTAGCGTTTGGATTATTAAACGTGAAACCTTTGCCATTTAAACCTCCACTATAATCTAACTCAGTCTTGTCTAAAAATAGTGCTGACTTACTATCTATGGCCACCTTGACAGCATCAAATATGACTATCTTGTCAGACGAAACTGTAGATTCATTGTCAAAATCTAACTTGTAATTTAAGCCAGAGCAGCCGCCTCCTATAACTCTAATTCTTATATATGTATCCTTGTCTTTGCCTTCAAGAAGCCTTAGTAACTCTTGTGCAGCATTTTTAGTAATTGATATCATTAGACTTAAATTATACCTTTAAACACGATACAATATGATTGTATAATTAACCTTATCCGAATATATATAAAATGGACCAGAAGAAGAACATCTTAAAAAAAATAATAGAAGAGGAAGGCAACTGTTGCTGGGCAAAACCCAACATATGTGCAACATGCCCTATGAGTAAGTTAAAGCAAAAACCAGATGGCACCTGGATGTCTTGCGTCGAGGCTGTAGGAATCGAAGATCTTACTGAGGAACAGGCCGATGCAAAATATCTCGAGATAGCAACTAAGTTGCTATTAGATGAAGCCGTAGACGATCTTTTAGGAAACAATGGCTCTTAATTCAGAAGATGTAGAAATATTAGAGCAGATAATTGAATTAGACGGCAAGTGCATGGAATCGCAGCGCTGTTCAAAGTGTCCGTTTAGAGGCATATGCTTACCTGAATTCTTGAATACAGTCCCTCCAACCACACAGCAGCGATCCAGAATGGCAGTAGATGTTTTAATGCATCACACCTTGATGGGAGGAGACGTCGAGGTACAAGAATATAAATGGGATCGAAAATAAACAATCTGCTTTTCAACAGACATATAGAAGAAAATATAAAATTTTCACTATACATGTTCATGATGAAGCTCGTCGGCGAAGAAATATATAAGAAATACCAATCCGGCGAAGTTGCATCCTCTTCTGCAAACGCATTTCCATATTGAACTTAAATAATTATTAATTTAAGTCAACATCTTAACTCTAGTGTTGTTCACTGATATAATTAAGTGATAGCTTTTGAACGCAGAGGCTAACACAAATTTATGAATGTTTCCTCTGCCAACACGCGAGGGAATACACATGGAAAAGATATTTGACAGAGAATTAAATTTCAATATAGGCAGTAGACATGGCAAGGTCAATGTCTATTACGCATTAGAGCTTAAATTTTTCATGTATAAACTACTATTCTCTCATTCCAGAAATGCCGGCCACCGTGAACAAGAACTCAACATATAGAGAGATAGATGCGGCAATGTCGATGTTATCTCTATTGAGATTTCTAGGCATCAAGAATGCAAACCCAGATGATCTATGGGTAGATTATATGACAAAGCTGGCGAGTGAGATTGCCACTAGCTGATGTCGTCTATATCTTTCACTATCAGTTCGTAGTTTTCATTTAGACTTATATTAAACGACTCCATAAGGGCATCGATCATGCTAGTCGCGATGGGCTTATCTATCATCTTGTATATGAATCTGACAAGTCTGCGCTTCACCTGATATTCCCTTACCCTTATGAGATTGTTATCGCTGACGTGGCTCATGGCATCTTCATCAATCTGCGCAGAAACTCTATGAGGACCATCTTCTTGGCGAACGCGCAAGACAGGTAGTCAAAGAATTTTTTAGTGTCTCTTATCGTATCGCTATCTTCTGTGTCGCTCATTACACTTTTAACAATCGATATATGAATCTTCTAAACGATATCTTCTTGGCCAATCTCTGCGCGTGCTGATACCAGTCACTGAACTGCCTGTTGCTAGTCATACTCTATTATCATTATGTCAGAAAACCAGTGCTCGAGACTGTAAAGCTGCTTAAATTTTAATATACCAAGCTTCTCTATAAGACATAGAAAATCCTTGGTAACCGGCATGTCGTTAGATCTCTCAAAATCCACTATAAACTTCACAAAAACAAAGTAAGAGATTATCTTCTACTTACTCTCCATAAAAGCGACATACTTGTCTTCTTGTCTATTGCTTGATCCGCACGCCCCGCATCTTTCTCCATCAACGCTTCTTAGGGCCCCCACCCCATCCACAACTCTCAGCTTCATGAGCAAGCGCACCACTGCATCCTGCGGCAACCCATTCATCCTGGTATTCCACCGGTCCTGCTCCGCAAAAGCCATGATATATCTAAGCACGTCATCGATTTTCATCTGCCTCGTCACCCCTAGAGACAATTATCACTGCATCGTACGCGCGGCTCGACATGCTTCTCGAAGAGCCGTACTCGTACAGCATAGCTAATAATTGTATCACCTCTAGACGGCTCAACAACCTGACGAGCGACTCCTCGCCCTCACATCTGAGCCTGACGTGTACGGTCTTACCAGGCGCCGCACTCATCTTTTTGCGCCGACATGACGGTGGCCTCGACGCTTCCCTCACCCCTGATGACGCCGAGCATCTCTAGCAACTCTATCAAGTGCATCGAGCAGCCTACACACCATTGCCCCTTATAGAGAACACGTCTCACTATATTCCACTCGCATCCGCACGGCTTTATGTCCCGTGCGTCGCTCGCGGCTGCGGCGAGATACAGGGTGCCGTCTTCGTCGCCTAGATCGTCGTCCTCGCCGTAGCGCTTGAACGGGCGCCGCGCCTGTCGCATGTCGAGCCAGTGGTGTCGCCTTATCAGGTCGAGCATAGAATCGTCTATCTCTATGCCCATGCAGCCCAAGAAGCCAGCCAGGCGCCTATACATATGCTCGTCAAACTCAGTTTTCTTCATTTTTGTCGACTATAGGTGCGTATGCGCCCGGGTGAGCCTGATCAAAATGGCCAAACCACAGCTTCATGTGCTCGGTGAGCTCGCTCATTATCTTTTCGCTGGCGGAGGCGATATTGAGCTTCTCGAGTACCTTGAGCAGGTCCCTGGTGTCGTGGAGCCTCATGCGCGGAGTCTCCCTAGGCCCATCTTATATAGCAGGAGCAAGAGGTCTGCGGTGTGGGTGCATGGCTCGTCCGATGGGTCGCTGGGAGTGATATATCCGTCTTGGGTGAGCAATAGGCGTACGATGCTGGCTTGTAGTGCGCGTGTCATATGTGTTCTAGGTTTAGGTCCTTGATCGTCGTTATCTTCAGGAGAAGAAGCAGAGCGGTTAATTTTATTCTCGGTATGCTAGAGTGTATCTCGTTGTCTTTCTTAAAATGATAGGTCTTCATGAGTTTATTTTTATATAATAGGCAAAAGAGGTACCGGTTAAATTGTACCTATTAGGGAGCAAGGGTGGCGGGCCCTATTTTATAAAAAGTTGCATGTAGAGAGCGTTCGCGCAGCGTGTACCGGTCCCGACTCTAGGGATCCCTTGTAAGTCGAGGTCGGCGGGCCCTATTTTCGGATGATCTCTTCCCGACGATTTCCGATCTTATATCTATATGTAAATGATTGGTATTTAATTAAATACTGATCTTACATGTTGATGTGTGATGTTGTACTGACATTACATATCAATCAACCCGACGCATGGATGTGTCAACTGATCCTACAATGGATCATGAGGAGCATCGCATGATGAACCAGAAGGAAGCAGTCTACCAGGCAGTGGTCGCGATCACCGGGTTCGATGGAGTCGGCGTCTGCGAGCCGACTTCTGAGCAGACCCGAACCATCCGTCAGGTCTTGTTCGAGGGGTTCAGGAACGGGAGCATCGAGCTCAGGAAGGAGTACACCGACAAGGAGCTGAGCAACTATGTCTCAGGGTTGCTCAACAACTGGCTCCGAAAGGACAAGCGGCTGAACGGTGGGGTCGATCACCAACCCAAGTCCTCCCGAGTCGATGATCCCCAGCTGACTGCGCTCAGGGCTCTGCTCAGCACCATCACCGACCCGACGGATCGAGCTGAGATCCAGCGACACATCGACTCTCGGATCGCCGAGCTGAACCGACCCAAGGTCGACTTCAGCAAGCTGCCTGCAGAGATCGCAGCCAAGTTCGGCAAGCGCTGAGCGAAGAGCGGGTCGGGGCGGAGCACGGAAGCTCCGCCCCGCAGCGGGCTCGGTAGCTCGAGCCACCGACACTGCTACGCCTGGTGTCCTATTACCGACATTATATATAAAAGTGAATGATGAGTTAAATAATTAACTCATAACCTGGAGGTCTGCCTGATGGTGAAACTCATCTCTATTGTGCCGTGCACCGACTATACCGTCCTCGTCACCCACGAGGGAATCCAGCGGGAGATGCTGGATGCGGACGCTGATCAGTACTTCTATGAGGTCACTGACTCCGAACCGTCGGTCGTCTACATCGAGGAGCTCGACCAGCACGTGCGAGTCGGCCGCGAACCCACTCCATCCGAGTTCGCCCGCGAGACCGGCGAGTGCTACGTACCAGTCGACTGGAACGACCTGCTGACCGGTTGAGTCGCTGATACGGTGGGGTCATGGACGACCCCACCCTTTGGTCCGCGCGCCGTGACACTGCTACGCCGGCCGCATACCGACTTCCCCCGATCTTATATCTAATTGTAAATGTCGAGCGCATGATGCTCGAGTTTACAGCTCGCGCCCGAACCTACAACCAACCAACGGAGGAAACCCGCATGATCGCAGCAATGAACCAGAAGGAAGCGGTCTTCAATGTCGTCAGCTGCTTCTGCACTCAGTTCGCTCCTAACGGAGCTCACACGCCCAGCAAGTCTGAGCTGGCCCAGATCCACTCGGAGCTGGTCACCATGTTCAAGGAGGGTAAGATCACCCTCAAGGCCAACTTCTCTGAGCCGGAGCTCAAGAAGTACGTGGTCGGCCTCGTGAACAACTGGCTCCGCAAGGACCAGCGACTCAACGGCGGGACTACCTGGGTCACCAAGAACCCTGGTGCTCGCTCTGGCTCTGGCGACCCGCAGATCAAGGCTCTCAAGGCCCTGCTCAGCACGGTGACTGACCCGGCCGACAGGGCTGAGATCCAGCACTTCATCGACCTCAGGAGTGCCGAGATCGCCAAGCCCGCGAAGCCCGCCATCGACTTCAGCCAGCTGCCTGCAGAGCTGGCCGCGAAGTTCAAGGCCTGAGCTGACCTGCGGTTGGGCGGAGCAAGGAAGCTCCGCCCAGCTGCTCGCTGACACTGCTACGCCACCCGTAAACTCATTACCGACATTATATATAATTGTCGATGGGTTAAATAATTAACTCATAACCCAGAGGTCTGCCTGATGGCTAACATGAACACCGTAGTGAAACTGGTGAGCAATCTCGAGTCAACTGCTCCGCACCAGGCCAAGTGTGACATGCCTGGCAGCATGTATGTCGAAGCGATCGATCCGACCAACATCTCTAACTACGGAGTTCTTCCTTCAATAAAGTTGGGCGATATAGTCGTCCACTATGACTACGCAGACGACGGCTTGAAACCCGACGATGCTCATGAACTCAACGAGTGGATCGACCACATGCTCGACGCACTCAACTACAACATGGAGCTTTTCGGATACAAGATGGTCGACGAACCAGTCGATGGTTCCGGTAACGGACTACTGTACGGTGTGGTCGCCTACTCCAAGTAACCTGAGTGAGCAGGCGGAGCAAGGAAGCTCCGCCCGGCTGCTCGCCGACCGACACCGCCACGCCGACTATATAACCGAATCCCACCCGATCCCGATCATATAATTCCATGTATGGAGGATATGAATGTACACCATCCACGTCCGCGAGATCGGTCAGTGCTCCAGGTTCGCCAGCATCAGGTTTGACTCCTACGACCAGGCACTCGAGGTGGGAGATAAGTACCTCGAGCAGGGCTACGCAGTCGAGCTGGAGATCGAGGGCGAGTATCTGGTCGAGGACCTCTGAACCCATCCCGATCCTAAATCTCAACAGGAGAAAGATATGAGATACCTCTCGTGCTACAACTCTGAGACAGAGACACAGACCGTGTACGGCGTCGCGGCCGGCAAGCCCTTCAAGATGACCTCGTATCCCTGGCCGAACGTGCCAGCCGAGCTCACGCCCAATCCCGAGCTCACTCCGATGACCGACGAGCAGGTCATCGCCGAGATGATGGCTCTGCTGCCCATCAGCCTCGGCAAAGACAAGGGTTGATACCATGAGTCTCACCTACGTAGAGCTCCACAGATCTCGCACAGTGTGATATAATGGCCCAGAAGGCTTGAAGTGCCTGCGGTGCCGCGTAAGATCGTGAAACTTCATCGAAGAGTAGTAGTGTCACACATAACTCTCTCCGGAAAAGGATAAGGCGGCCAGTCCCCAGTTTCGGAAAGGAGCGTTTGTGTGAAGGATGAATTGGATCTCACAAAGGACATGCTGGATTCTGCCGATCGGTATAACCAAGAAGTCACTACAAAAATGAAAGAGCTTGAAGCTGAAAATGCCCGGCTTCGGGAGGCGCTGGAGGAGTACGCTTACACGCATTTCCACGATTGCGCCTCGCGGGATAACCCACCGCTGGACGCTGCTCGATTCTGCGATTGCACGCTCGGAAATATCGCCCGCGCCGCGCTGGAGGGGAAATGAGCCTTTTTACAAACGACAAAATTGGGAAATGCTCCCGCTGCGGTGCAGAAGTTTCACTGAACACGCTTCAGGACCATGCTTGCGTACTGGCCTCATCAGAGCCTTTACAAATTCATTTGTCCGATCCACCGGGGACAAGGGCGGGTATGTCTTACCTCATTATTGAGCCACCGCAGTGGCTTAACGAGGTAATTATGCTTCGGTCTGAGAATGCACGACTGCGAGAGGCGCTGAAAGAAATGGTCCGTGGGCACGATGAGCGGTGCAGCTATTCCGACCAGGGGTGCCTGCAGTGTGCAGCCCGTGCCGCGCTGGAGGGGAGGGAAGCATGAAGAAGGCTTATGGATTTCCGATCTTTGGGTCCAGCCCGGGTTGGGACGTGGTTGGTGTGTGTGTCACTGAAGACGGTCAGGTTCTAGGACAGTGGATAAGCTCCGACATTCGCTCGTTAAAAGAAGACCTGATGAAACACGCGGATGGGTACGATTACGTCTTTTTAGAAGACGAAAAGATGCTCCCTGCCAATGTTATGGAGAAACTAAATGAGCACAAGACCTGAGGCGGGAAGTCCGGATGAATTGGTGTGGTTGCGGGGATTTGAAGAGGCCAGGAATCGATTCTTAGCCGAAAACACCCGGCTTCGGGAGGCGCTTCGCAAGATCACCAATAAAGTGGATGAGGCTCTTCTGCTGGACGAAGAGCTAGGTCAGGCTTGGGATGAACTTAGACAGGAAGTAATTGAAGCCCGCGCCGCGCTGGAGGGGAAGTAATGAACAAGCTGAATCACCCATGCAAGGGAACGTGCTCAGGATGGCAACAGGGTTACGAATCCGGACGAGCCGAAATGGAAGCCGAGAACGCCCGGCTTCGGGAGGCGCTGGAAAGATTTGCCGCCCATGATGAAGGTTGTGACTATACCGCTGGTTGTCTTTGTGGCGCATCGATCGCCCGCGCCGCGCTGGAGGGGAAATGACTAGAGCCGAAAAACTGGCAGAAGAATATCTAAAGCAGCGATTCCCAGCCTATCAGAAAGACGCATCTGTAATGCACATTGACATAGAAGTGTTTTTGGCTGGGTATCGTGTCGCAATCGAGGAAGTCAGCGCTGAAAACGCCAGGCTTCGGGAGGCGCTGAAGCAATATCTGACCATTCACCATGAACGGTGCGACATTCAATTTGGGAAGTCCTGTGATTGTGCATTGCCAAGTATTGCCCGCGCCGCGCTGGAGGGGAAATGAGCCACGCCCCGGAGGTTAGCTAGGCTCAAAAAACAGCGGTTTATCGGGCGGTCGCTGGGTGGGCGGGTCAATTCCCGGCGCCCGCCTTGGTAGGATTAGACGCTTTTCTGTCATGCGCTCGTAGCTTTTCTTCTCGGCGCAGAAACACGCGCGCTGCTCCCGATCATCTGCCTCAGAAAGTAAGTCAGTTTTCCACTCACCGGTGGTCCTAGCCAGGACACTTATCGGTGACCGGTCCCTAGTCCGGGTAAAGTGAGGGGTAAATCCGGTACTCTTGTTAGACGGAAGTACCGGGATGTATTGTCTAACCGGTAGGAGAATCTTGTACGGTTCTGTCTCCTGCTGAATATGTATGATGGGTGGCTCTCAAAACCGTACCCGGATACGTGAGTCTTTCCAAGGCCGAAACGATCTAGAGGTCGTAACAGGTTGGTGACCTGTCTGACGACGGCTAGACTCAGGCAGTAAGGGATCAACAAGCGTCCGTGGGTAGGGATCTGGCAGCACATGGCCCTGGCCGGGCTATATAATAGCGGCTGCTTGCCCTACCCACTGCTTTTCAGCGCGCGCCGACACTGCTACGCCGGCTGTCGGGTGCAGCCGAGCCTATGACCTCACGAGCCCGATCGGCTGTCTGGACGGGTATCGGGGAGTCTCGGTGAGTGCGACGTGCAGGTCGGGTCAGACTCAGTGTGACTCAGGTGGGCACCGTTACACCCCTTCCACACCAACCTTCCCCACCAATAGTATCAGCGACTTACACGACATCCCATTATCCCGAACATATATCTAGGTGGTAATGATGTAGAGAGCAGGGAGTAGCGCGAGTGGAGCTCTCCCCAGTGGAGGCAGGCGGCAAGCAGTAGGTAGCCACAGCAGACGCGGAAGTAGCCAGTTTTGAGTGAGTACCGAACACCCCATAGGTGAAGATACCGGTCGTGGTGACCGATATCCCGATCTTATAGAACAACAACGGAGGAACGTTAGTTATGAGCAAGATGAGTCAGAAAGAAGCAGTCTATGGTGCAGTCGTCAACGTCAAGGGAACTACCGAGTTCTCGAGTGCAGTCGAGATGTCCCGTGAGGAGCGGGCCATGGTGAACCAGATCCTGTTCGAGGGGTTCCGCGGTGGAGCTATCGAGCTCGATACGGAGTTCACCGACCAGCAGCTGAAGGCCTATGTCTCTGGCCTGCAGAGCAACTGGCTCCGAAAGGACAAGCGGCTGAACGGTGGGGTCGCATATGTGGCTAAGAACCCTGGCTCTCGCTCTGGTTCTGGTGATCCGCAGCTCAAGGCTCTTCGAGCCCTGCTCGGAACGCTCACCGACGTCACTGACCGGGCTGAGGTCCAGGCCCACATCGATGCCCGGGTCGCCGAGATCGCTCGGTCCAAGCAGCCGACGATCGACCTCAGTGCTCTGCCCCCGGAGCTCGCTGCCAAGTTTGCTCCGACGGCAACGTCTGGCGAGTGAGTTGGTTGTTGGGTCGCGAGCCCGGCTGATATAGAGAGGTCCACGTGTGTCTATGAGGGACGTGCGTGGACTTCTCTTTTCTGCGCGGTCGACTTTTCCCCGAGATTATATCCGCTGGAATCGAGGAGGATTTAGACCTATGAAGATCTACTGCCGCCACTGCAATGTCTATATTGGTATGGACGACGAGTACACGGTGGGCGACCCGTACATCTTCACCTGCACCTCCTGCGGCAAGCACAGCGAGGAGAAGACCACTATGGAGGCTCTGATCGACATCATCTACTGCTCTAGGAGCTGCTACGCTTGCGGGTCCCCCGACGTGTACGTCCATCGCTACGACCCCGTCACTGTCAGGTGCAACTCCTGCAGCTCCTGGATCCGCTATAATTCGAGTTCGAATCCCAAGGTTGGGGAGTTCGAGCTGTAAACCTATAACGAAAGGATGAGGTGGCACTATGTCTTCTATGAAGAAGATCACCCTGAAGATTAAGCGCCCAAGGATTAGACCCAGGGTGGAACCATTGCCCAGCAAGGTCCACCCCCTGAAGAAGGACCGGGTCAAGCACAAGAAGACGTTTGAGCTCTCTTGCGAGGAGGAGTGATATGGAGTACTTGGGTATGACGTTCGTGAAGCATACGTGCGAGAGGTGCGAAGCTCTCTTTCTGAGGCTCAAGGGTTACGATGTCAAGACCTGCGGCAGGTGCGACGCAGACTCCTTGGCCGAGAAGCGAGAGAGGGGCGTAGATGAGGACGTAGCGCAGCACATCGCGGCATGCGCAGAGACCAACTCATAAAGGGGCGAGAGTCGAGTGATGCCGAAGTATGCTGTCCGAGTGAAGCAGACCATCTATTCCGTGAGGTACATAAAGGCCAAATCCAAGAGGGGAGCGGCAGAGATCTACGGCGGGGTCTCAAAGCGCAAGTCCATGTCTGAAGTGGAGTACGACTACAAAAATATTGAGTTCAACGAGGAAGTTCTCAACATCAAGAAGGTGAAGTGATCATGCCCAAGTATAGAATCATCGTGGAGTTTGAGTCGAATGAGGCCGTCCCGTACAACGAGATGAATAATGCGACGGTGGCGTGCTCTGTGCAGGTCGAGGACTTGGGGAACATCGTGGACCTATACTGGGCTGAGTCGTGCAAGGAGTGCAACTCGTTCTCCAATGAGATTCAAGGCTGCGACGAGTGCGCGGACAGGAAGATCTAATCCACCTTTTTGAGGGGTATAATCTGAGCGACCTTGCGAGACCTGCTGCGCTTGCGCTTCTTCTTGAATAATCTCTTCCAATTGCTTTCCTTTAAGAGGCTCGCGCACACATCTGCTGCCAGTATCACTAAGAACCATTTCAACCATTCCATGGGTAATTTATACCGACACGATAAAAACACGTGGGATAGTAGTGTATTTTGAGTTAATATAGTGATTGAGAACCTCTTAAGTCGAGGAGAAAAATGAAGTCAAGACTCACGAAAGTTATCTTCAAAGATGGTACCACCGTCGATCCCAGAGAAGCAGCTCGCATGATCGGTCTCGAAGAGAAGTCCGGTGATGATCTTATGGGCATGTTTAACGATAATCCGAACTTTAAATCCTACATCTACTGGAGTATTGTCAGCAAAACATTCTTCCTGTCCGGTTTGTCCGCCAGCTGGTATATGGTTCCAGTGAAGAGGATCAACTCGATGAAGTTCGAGCTCGCCGATTAAAAACTGAATATAACAACCAAACAGGAGAAAATGATGTCATACAAGTCCAACAGTGATTATATGTATAATGAGGCGTGTCCAGGTTGCAATCTAGTGCTGGATTGCGAGTGCGATCTCAATTCTCTACCGCAAGAACTGAGACAAATTCCGAAGTGCACTTCCCACCACAACGCATGTGCGTGCCGCGAGTGGCATGTGAGACTATTGGAGCTCGAGAATGAAGCGCTGAGAGCGGAGATCAGCAGCTTAAAATCTAATGTCTGCAAGAGTTGCGGCGGCACCGGAATCAAGCGAGATCCCGTATTGCTCAGAGAAACTAAATGCGGCGAGTGCAGCCGCGAAGTGAGAGAAGAGCAGATACATTTCTCTTATCTTCCCTAAAGGATCAACATGGAAGACAAGGCATCAGAGGCAGCGCCACTAATCTTGATGGCTATCATGCTGATCATCACTATCTGTCTAGCGCCCAACATCCCAGACGACAACGACGAAGATAAATAGTTCTAAAAACCGAATCTATTATTCCAAGTAACGGGAGGCTCTAATGAGCAACAGCAACAAAGCAGAACAGGTTAATGACATTCTCAGCAACAAGGGTATTTCTTCTTCTTGGAAGGTTGGGTCAGACGCGGAAGCAATCTCTTTCGTGACAGATGTAATAGAGACCGAGTGCGCTCTCGGAGACGAGAAGTGGGACGAAGCGATCCCTCTCTTCAAGAGACACGTAAAGTCATATACTAGATTCATGGAAGAGCTGCAGCAGCGCAATTACAACAGCGAAGCAACCGAGTGAGGGTCAGCGAATGGTGAAGATCAAGATTAAGTCCGGCATTTGGTCAGGGTCCGAAGCAAAAGTTCTAAACTCTATTGGAGATGAAAATCTGCTGGTGCAGCTGTATAATCACAAGAAAATTAGGGTGAACGTGAAAGAGGTTGAGGTTATTCCAAGACCTAAAGTTGTACTAGCCACCAGATTTATTGGCGCGCTGGACTTCTCCAACCCGTACACTGAAGAGGAATAACTTGCTCGAGTGTGTCAGCCGCGCGGCTGACACCGCTACGCCGCCAAATGCAGCGGCTAGCTCTCATTTTTGGCCTTGCATTTTGTGCACATACCATCTCTAGAGATCTCTCTCATGTCTTTGCCCATGTAATGATGAATAGCGCCGTCGTCTCCCGTCTCCGCCCATTTCTCGTAATCCTTTTTATCGACATCGTGAGGCCTCACGCCCTTCATCCCTTGTATAGAATTAAGTCTATCTTGAAGATCCTTTGCTCTGTCTTGCGGAGACTTTAACCCGCCACACCATTCAGAGTGCATGTCTGAGCCCGTAGCATGAGCTCCGCAATCGCAAGAGCCCTCAGAAACATCTGAGTTATTAACATATTTTTTTTTCGAGTAATTCCCACTGGCCGTTCGGTAAGGTCTTTAACAGTTCAGTCTTTACAACTTTATTTTTTTCTTTTTCTCTATCTCTTATAATGGTTTCTTTATCGGACAACTGTTTGGCTCTTTCCCCGATATCTCGAACACTTCTAGCCGCTCTAAGATCTTCCATCCTCTTTCTCTTGAATTCTTCAACAGACTCGGTCTCTAGCTTTTTTTCTTCTGGTAGTTTTACTCTAGAGATTATTGGCTTCTTAGCTATCTCGCTTGGCGGCTTAGCTGCTTGATCTCTTCTGTCCAAGTGTCCGCTTGGCAAATCAGACTGTTTTTTTTGCTTTTCTGCTCGTTCAGTTTTCAGCATATCACTGTCTTTCTTTGACGGTGATATATTTGGTACATTTGCAGGCTTTACGACCTGCTTTATCTTTTCTTGTAATTGTTTTAATCTAGATTTGTAATGAGTTGTATTGTGTGTGGCTTTGTCGTCTGCATCTTTTGACTTTTTATTTTTTTCTTCTTCTTTTTGCTTGTCAATGACTTTTAACTTTGGTGAGCGCTTTGGTGTAATGTCAGAAGGTAAATCTGCCACCTTCTTCTTTGACTTGATGTCGTATATTTTTGCCTTGTTAAGCTCTTCGCTTGCGAATTCGTCGTTTTTTTGCAGGATCCATTCGGACCAATCTATAAATTTATCCATATAGAAATTATACCACAAATTGACCTATAATTTTAAGCATATACCCAGTTTGCTATGCCAGTCTCTACCATATTTCTGTTTATGATTAAGGCTTTAGGTTTTATTACTAGACCTGGAGCTTCAAACTGAGCATTAAGTAGAGCTTCATCTATAGTGCCGTGTAGACCTCTCGCCCCCACGTTTTTTAGTAGTGCTCTCTCTACAATACAATCCAAACCATCCTCAGAAACAGATAATTCTATGCCCTCACTCGAGAACCACTCCTTGTAAGATTCAAGAATTGATCCTTTAGAGTCTAATATTATCGACTTTAAATCTGATGCGCTCAAGGAATTCAACGTAGCAATAGTAGAAAATCTGCCCAAAAATTCAGGTATTATCCCAAATTTCACCAAAGACTGCGACGTGGAATTTTCCAGACCAACAAATGCACCGGAACATATAAACATGATATTGTTTGTGTTTAGTTTTCTATCATGTGGGTCCGTTTTGGATCCGGTGGATGCATAACTTAGATCTGTACCCTCTATCATCTTTAATAGCGCCTGTTGAACTTCCACGCCGTTTATATCTGAAACACCATTGTGTGTGGTCTTTTTTCTTATCTTATCTATTTCATCTATGTGCACTATAGATTTTACAGCTTCGCTCTCGTCACCGTCACATGCTGACATTATCTCGAACGCTATTTCTTCGACATCTCTTCCAGCATAGCCTGAACTAGTAAACTGCGTGGCATCAACTGATATGAACTTTACATTCAACATATGCGCCAATAGTGTTACCATATAAGTCTTACCTGACCCAGTAGGGCCGATTAACAACACGTTTGATTTCTTCAAGTTGCCGCTAGAATTAACTCTCTTATTGTGATTATATGCAGCGACAGATAAGGCTTTTTTTGCTTGATCTTGGCCAATAACATACATATCAAGATACTTCTTTATTTGCTCAGGAGTAACTCGCATACGTTATTAGCTCTTAGTCAAATCTATTGTGATGGCAACCGATATAGTCTTCGCTGTAGGAGAGACGTCGGTTATGGTTATTGTCGAGGTCTCGTCAGATGTATTCCATTGTATCGTCTTGGCCCTGCTCTGAACAACAGACGAGCAGTATCGTACGTCCGACTCTATTTTTCCCTTAAAATCGTCGAATAATACTTTGTCTGTGTCTATATCGGAGTTTTCTATGTAATAGCCGTTCAATGTAACATAGTGATCATCGACAGGATTAGACGGTACGGTCACTGGTCTTGCGGGCGATTTGAGAGTGGCAAATTTACCGTATCTTGCAAGCTCTGTCTCTATTATGTTGTTAACCTTCATCAGGTCAGAGTTTAACACGTATCCTATGTAATCTATAAGATTATTATGGACGACCGCATTTATTGTCTGATTTTGAGCGTGAGCCACTAGAAGAGTAGTGATACCTGCCGTCGTCAATGCACTATTTATAGAGACAGCGGCGGATGAATATATAGTTGCAAGAGCCATAAGCTAATTTTACCACAAAAGATACACAATCATTGATTTTAGTATAATCACGCTTGTAGCAGATTTTTATGATGTTTTTATATATATTTTTAATGCAATGACCCGTGATAAAATAAATACATTCTATGTCAGTTCTGTTGTTGGATTGCACCTACGAGCCATTAAGGATAATAAGCTGGACTAAGGCAATGACTTTAGTGATATCAGGCGATGCCGAGGTCGTTGAAGAAAAGACGGAAGAGTTTGTTAGAAGCACTAGCAGAATTTTCAAAATGCCTAGTGTTATTAGGCAGTTGTCTAAATTTAGAAAAAGAGGCGAGATACAGTTCAGTCGCATAAATGTTTATCTGAGAGACAACTGGACGTGTCAGTATTGCGCCGAGAGAAAACAGACTAAAGAATTAACGTTTGATCATGTTATTCCTAGGGCGCAGGGTGGACTTACAAATTGGCAAAATATAGTAGCCGCATGTCAACCGTGCAATGCTAAAAAAGCATATATGACTCCAGAACAAGCCGGAATGAAACTGGTTAAAAAACCAATCAAGCCTAAGTGGCTACCCGCACAGGTTATCGTGAGGATAACATCCATGCCGGAAGAATGGACTCCATATATCGATGCCCAATCGATCGCTTATTGGACTACTCAATTAGATACCGGTTAACCTGTATCGGTTGGATAGCGCGATACCGTTTGAAAACCTCTTCTCAGTTCAGCATCACCAAACTGAATACCCAAATCTGCCGCAGTCTTTGCTCCGGATTGTAAGGCCTTATTATAAGTAGACTCGTCGACAGTGATGTGTGGTCTATATCCTTCTGGTCTTGGCAACCAACCCATGCCCGTGAACCGATGGTAGTTTTGAATTATCTTATCTGCATCTTCGCCGTGCATGGTTAATACGTGCACGTCATCGCCAAATCTGTCCTTGAATATATGCGGCTGTATGAATACCTTAGATGCATCTGGTTTATCCATCTTTAACTGGTTTGCTATGCCGTGCGCATCATCTATGGAGTCTTTATCCTTATTGAATGCTTTTATTGTCGCATGATATGGTATTCCGTCATCGGAAAGCGGCCTTCCTTCTACGGTAACGGGGTGTAGTAGAGCGATCCCATCTTCTACCAGTCTCTTGTATCCTTCTCCGACCTTGTTCAATGATTCTATTTTCCACTGCCCATTCGGAAAGTACTTTATTAACTCTTTCATCTTATGTATATAGTACCATATATCGACGGATTTCCGAATATATAAATTTGCAAGTAAAATCAACCATTAAGGAGACCTAATATGTACGGACGCAAAAGATTTCTTGATGAGAATTTTGAGCGCATCGAGCTCGCAGAAGAAAACTTCGCGTTTGACGAAGAAGATCTCCCCCGTCCCTCTGAAGATTTTGAAGAATATGAGCCCGAGTACTCGGAAGAGGAAGTAGAATACATTGAAGATCTGGATAAAGATTTCAGCTACGAACCCGAATTTGAGTACTAAATGACCGACAAGAATAAGCTCTCTAGATTAGAAATCATGGAGAACATAAAAGACTATTCATACGACGAACTGTCAGACCTGATGGACGAAGGTATTATCTCCATGTACGATGTCTACATGGGCACAATAATGGAGAAGATCTGGAACACTGACTACGAAGAGTGGCCGAGGGCATAACGACTGATTCCGAATATATATATTCGTGGAGGATATATGAGGAGTAAAACTGTTGTTCGCGTTCAAATGTCTTCTGAGATCGCAAGTTTTCTGGAAGCTGGTGGAAAAATCACCAAGCTTCCCACCAGGAGGGTTCCTAGGGGAACTAGGTCACGATCGACTTCTAATGCAGATAAAAAACCTGCAGACTTCTCGGCTCTTCCGACCAGCATCAAGATCCGCTTCGGTATCAAGTAAATGAGACTTATCAAGACCAACGACGGTCTCATTGGCTGGAAAAACTCAGACTACGTTGTCTGGTGCTCGAACATGCAAGAAGTCTACAACATCGGTTGGATTCAAATTGGTAGAATCAAATCTCTCGATGAAAAACAAAATTTCCGCGAAGAGGTAAATCTGGCAGTCGACATGATGACATCGCTCGGCCATTCGATGGCGCATTTCGGTGTCCTCGGTAATTTCATCTACTCGGAACTCGAATAATATGTATCTGGTGGTTGCGTATAACGAAATCGGTCATCTTGTCTTCGAGAAAGAAGTTCCCTCTCATGACGAGGCTTTGGAACTTGGAGAAGAATTAGTTGGCGAATATGAAGTTATCGTGTATCACCCGGATGGCGAAGAAGAGACTCTGTGATCAACTTTAAACGACCCCGTAGCTCAGTAGGATCAGAGCAACAGCCTTCTAAGCTGTGGGTCGCAGGTTCGAGCCCTGCCGGGGTCGCCATTTTCCGAAAATATAATGAGGAGTAAATTTAAGACGCCAAAGAGATGACCCTGACGATTGCATACACCTGAAAAGATCTAGTATGGGCGAGAGGTGTACCGGTTTGCATAGGGGTCTTATAAACCTTTGGTAGTGGGTTCAATTCCCACCTCGCCCACCATTTAAACGGGAGTGTAGTCCAACGGCAGAGACAACAGACTTAAACCCTGTTCAGTGTGGGTTCGAATCCCACCACTCCCACCATTTAAAACGAGAACAGCATGAAAACTAAACTATTTGCGGTCTATGCGTTATTAACGATAATTTCTGCTTGCACTAGCGCTCCTCCTAAAAAATGTTCCGAAACCAATAACGAAGAACAATGTCGATGCATTAGGACACGCGCTTGCAACAGACCGTAGTTCCAAAAATATACGTTGGCTATATTTTTAAGCTGTTGACAACAGCTACCATGAATTCAAAATTAAACGAGGCCAGAAAACTTTTCGACAAACTACCTGACTTGAATAAGTTTGAATTTGTTTATGGCAACGACATGAAAGATATCTATAGAGACTTTGAAAGATATTTACGACTTCACTCTTAAGAACAACTTGATGATGTTCTCGCGGAACTAACAAAAACGTTGAATGAATCATCGGGTATAAAATAATCATATTTGCACGTGATATTGGCCCGCTATCACGTGCAAGATTTATGCGGGTTAACATTTTAGGAGATAGAATATGTCTAAGCAAACTCAAAAAGAAGCAGTCTATTCAGCAGTTATGAACGTTCTGGCTGAGAACAATATCACGGTATCTGAGGGCGACAATATCAGCTCGATGATGACTCGTGAACTGCGGTTGCAGGTTAACCAAATTCTGGTAGAAGGTTTTTCTGCTGGAAACATCGCTCTTGATAAGAGTTTTAACGCTTCTGAGCTGCGGGCGTATGTCTCCGGTCTTCAGTCAAATTGGCTCCGCAAAGATACTCGCTTGAACGGCGGCGTATCTTATGCAGCAAAGAATCCTGGTTCTCGTAAGGGTTCTTCTGACCCTCAGCTAAAAGCGCTTCGTGCCCTTCTTTCCACTCTCACCGATCCCAGCGAGATCGCTGAGGTTCAGGGCCACATCGACAACAGGACTGCTGAGATTTCTCAGACAAATAAGATGAACACTACAATCGATTACTCTGTTCTCCCGCCAGAACTCGCTGCTAAATTCATCGCTAGCTAACATGAGTGATTCACGTCTCGAACCATGCGCATCTACTGCGGATCCTATCCGCGTGGACTCTATTAGCGCAAATACAAAATTTGGTCTATTAGACTTTATTTGTAAATTAAAGCTGACGCCTGGGGTGGCATGGTTCGAGGCGTGGGACATACCTTTGTCTATTCTAATATACGGTCCAGAGCTGCGCGCTTGGTGCGCCAAAAATCATAGTTTCAAAAATGAAACTCAAATACTTTGAACTAGCAAGAAAGATTGCTCGCAAGAGCACCTCCAAATACAAGTTGGGGTGTGTTATTGTTAGAAAAAATAGAGTCATAAATGTCGGATTCAACGACATGACTAAGACTCATCCAAAATCTAATGCATCATATAACACCCTTCATGCCGAGGTGGATGCCCTGATAGGCTTAGATTTTGATCTCACTAAAGACTGTGATGCATATATTTTTAGAGAGCACAAAGATGGCAAACTTGCCTTAGCAAGACCATGTTCTACCTGCATGCTTGCCTTGAAGAAGGCAGGCATAAACACGATATTCTACACTGTAGATGGCGGCTATACAGCGATAGATGTCGCTTAATCCGAATATACATACCTCTATGGATAACGACCAAAATCAATATGTTTTTGAGTTAGATTTGGAATCGTCGTCGTTGGAGTTAGATATAAAGTCTTGTATCCACGATTGGACCGAGTATGTCGGTTTTACAGATATTTATCTCTTCTGTAAGAAATGCGATGTCAAACAGTGCTAAGATGGCAAAAAAAATCTCTAAGAAAAAACTGTTGAAATCTAAACAGAAAAAAATGGACTTCGTCAAGTTGTTGATCAAGGTCTCAATGAGGGCAGCTAAAAGGTCCAATGGCGTCATAAAGGACATGTTTTTAGAGCAGGCGCTGAGGCTGGATTCGCAACTAGAAGAGCTAGAATCCGATATTAAATCATCTGACAAGATAAAGGGCAACGCATAATGGAGTGCATTTTTGGACATATTGATTTTGTCGTTCTCGATGGTAAAATCTATGCCATCATGTCTCTTGACACACTAGATATTGGTAATTATACGGAGCCTGTGGTCGTCAAACCTAAACTTCGGTTGATCTCTTCAAATGAAGAATAAAATTGCCACCATCATGATTACTGCGCTATCTACCTCTTGTGCCCCGGAAGTCCATTCCGTCAAGATAGGCAAGATACAGCCAGAATTTGTACCATATGTAGCCAAATTTGAGGCAATGAGCGGCAGCAAGGTGTCAGATATTGACTTTGAATTCAAGGATATGCAGAAACCCGTAATTGGTCTCTGTGTTATCTGGTCAGATAGAAATGGCCAAGACAAGTACATCTACGTAGATCCGACTTATTGGAACGATCCAAATGTCACGGAAGATCAAAAAGTAAGCGCCATCTTCCACGAAATTGGACATTGTCACCTCAATAGAGATCATACGACCGATAAGATGTCGTACAAAAAACAAAATCTAACATACAAGGTACCTTCAAGCTTCATGTATCCGAGCATTTTTTATGGTGACTTCTATAAACCTCTGGAGAACTATTATTTTTCAGAGCTAATCTCTCCAGACTTGAGGAAGGTGGATTGATGCGCGTTCTGCTAAAACTTTTTATTTTTTGCTGGCTAGCTATGTGCGGCTTTGGCGCCTGGATGTCACTAAATGTATTGACATATATGCTGCTAATGTCCATGAATGCGACCAGACTGTTTCCTGTCACTTGGTTGATGTCTGTAACCTCTGGATTAACACTGTTCATAGTCGCGTATAGAAGTCTCAAATTTGATGTGGTCGAATATGTCAAGTGCAAAGCACTCGTGAGGAGCAAATAATGCGTCGAACTCTTAAAAAGAAGACTGTCTCTACAAAAAAACGAAAAAAGGTAAGGACCAACATCATGATAGATAACGATAGAAGAACAGAGGCTGTTCAGCCACGTAAGAGATCCACCATGCCCTACGTACTACTTGGTGTGTGTCTCGTTGCGTTGAGCTCATTGGTCATTACGTCAAATATCACTCTGCCGTTCACTGAAAAGACTTCTGCTCTTTTAGCAGCTATCACCTTTAACATTGGCGTGTTCTGCTTGTTCAAGCCGCTGTTGAATGCAGTTGACGGCGGACGACAAGCCCCAATGTCATACACCGAATACTCCTTATCCAGAATCAAGCAACTGCTGGAGCAACAGCGCAAGTAGTGCGATGGAAGATTTTTCTCTAATAAAAGAAATTTGCTATATCCTTTCGCTTAGGAACGAGATAAATAATCGGCGCTCGAAGGCCCGATATTCGATGTACTATTACGAAACTGCAGCAAATAACTTAAAAGCTTTTTTAGAGCTAAATAATTCTACTGGTTCTTCCCTGTCGAAGAAAGATATCGATAGACTCACTGCAATTCTTAAATCTGACAATTATAGATCTAATATTTCTTCCAAAGTCCCTGTAAAACATCTGAAACTAGGCGTGCAATTCTTGCTTAAGAAGGCCCTTAGAGCAGAAAAAAAATATGTCAAATGTAAGCTAGAGACATATAAACTTACAAAAAAGTATCACAATCGGATTCTTTTCTTACTTAAAAAGATTAATGCCTTTATCGTTTGGGATAACGGATACGCGTACTATATCTGCTTTAGACTAGATGATAAGCCTAAAGGCGGCATAAATAGAGATATAAGCAAAGACATAAATAGATCTAAAATAGACGAGTTAGCTGTTCAGCACCGTCTGGATCTAGAAATATCTAAATTGCTTAAATAATATACCGAATATATAAACCTCTCGAGGTTGTATGCAGAAAAAATGTGAACTGTGCGACATGGAATATAATATTGATTTGCGCCGTGGCAAGCCCGGCAAACTTACGCATTGCTCAGACTGTGCAGAAGATGACGCCGTAAGATTTACAGGCAATATGATTTACGATCACAAGACGGGTTGCTCTATCCAGATCAACAGTGATCCGGGATTGACCAATTACATAATCAATGCCACTAAACTTAGAAGCAAGACATCAAATCTTGGCAACAATGGTAAGGTTACTTATAAAACTAAGGGCAGCGATCGCTGCCTCCTTACTGTAAATGGTTCAAACGCTAAAGGTAAAATGACGTGACCGATCTATTTGAAGATCAATACACTACTAGTTTAGTTGGTGAAGTTGTATGGGTTTTAAACGCATTGTCTATAATAGACAACCAGCACTTGAAAACCATAGACGAAATATCTCTTCGCTTTTGTGATGACTGCGGCGCGTCCAATGAACTTTGCGTGTGCCACGAAATAGAAAACTATAGATCTCACAGAGAATATGATGATGGTGCCTCGTTTGAAGACGACTATTGACACAATCATATTCATTATCTTGATTGCGATAGTCGTAATGTCTCCGACTAAAGCTCTATCGTTTGATGTTGTTCCGCCGCTTGAATCTATGTTGCCGATATCTAGCTCTATAGATAGAACCGCCTTTATTGCAGCGCAAAGAGCATTTTTTATACAGACAGGGGCTCAGCACAGCTATGAAACATTGAAGCGTGCAGTGAATAATAAGATCTCTTTTTTGGAGAACAAGGCTTATTCTTTACTAGATGATACACCCATCAATAAAGATCATTTCTTGATTGTTGTAGGCGGATTGTATACCATAGCAATCAAAAAACATTATCAAAGTACTTTTAAAAATCCACTTAATAAATCTGTAAATCACTACATAAAGTGGAATAGAGAAGTCGCAGAGACCGGAATTACTCTTCAATTTTAATCTTATTGGTTAAGTGATGGTCCCATCTAATGTACGGATTTTTTAATGCAAATTCTCTTCGCGACGGGTGCATTGACTCTATGGCAAAGCAGCAGAATCCACACGTTGGGCATTTTAACCACCAGACGAGCTCCTCGTGCGGTCTAAGAACAGCAATATGACACTCGGAGCAGATTACCATGACTAAATTATCTCATAAGTTGGACCTAACAAAGAGGCTAAGTTTTCTATCGATATTGTTGGCCGGCTGCTCAATGGTAAATACTTTTATCGTAGAAAGCGATATAGATCCATATGTTGATTCGCAATTTAGACCGCTGGTACTTCTCTTTAAAGAGGAAGCAGAGATTAGAGGTCTAAAGATAGATACCAAAAATATTACACTAATATTTGATCTGGTTGATGATGATCCAGATACTATCGGTGCTTGCTATGCCAACTTCCGCAAGTCCTACATCAGGATAAAAACAGACACGTGGTATCCAATGTCGCCGGAAGAAAAAGAGATGTTGGTGTTTCACGAACTTGCTCATTGCGTTCTTGGTAGGCATCATTGCGAGGTAGAAGAAGAAAATGTGCCGATATCTATAATGAGTCCGCGCATATTAACTACACTACAGTACAAGAACAAGAGAAAAGAGTATTTAGATGAACTCTTCAGACCAAGCAATCGATGCAATAACTCTAATTAAAAGATTGATGCTTTCCACATTGAAATATGTTTCCGCAAACATAGCTGCGGAGCGCAGTTCTGCACTATATAAAGCAACAATGCTAAGATGTCTACCTGTAAAAGGTGACAATATTTTGACTGTAAAGGCTAAAATTCAAAGACAAAGAGCCCTATCTGACCTACTTTACTCAAATAATTTTCGTGAATTTCTATTAAGAAGTAAGCACTACGCAAACATGGCGTGCGATCACGCCATGGATGTCATTGTTTCTGTCGACAAAAGATTCTTGACGGGCGAACTACCTCCCGAATATAATATCTCCAATATTGGAGGACAAGATGAAATCTAAAGTATTTGTTGAATCTTTTAAGGGTTCAAATGTTTTTTCAGTCTGGGAAGTGGATGATAGCGACAATAAAATTGGCCAATATCCACTGGTATCTCTAGGAGAAAAGAAAGCGACCTCTCTCATGAGACACATTGAAGATTTCATAGAGTACGCAGAAAAAAGTCGATCAAACCTCGAGAGAAAGGTTCGTTGATATGAAGATTGATTTTCTTTCGCTCCTGGAGTCTCTGAAAGAGATGAAATATGATTATTCTAGAGTTGGCGGCGAAGATGCTGAAAAAGCGGTTCTTACCGTCGAAATCGTAGAGGAAAATCCAGGCGAAGGTGTTATGGTTGGCTGTCTTAGACTCTCGTCCGTCAGTCAGGCAAAAACTCTATATACGGGTAAAGCCATCGAGGTGACGCGCACTATAGAAGTATATTCTGCTGAATCCACTTGGGTGCCAAGATTCTCCAGACAAGAGGTCAGCGAAGTCTCAACGAAAAGCTAAGAAATCTTACCAGGTGAACTGGTAGAGCCTGAGACTGGTCCAGTCTGAGATGAAGGACCGCCAATGGTATTAGCTATGCCGGTAATGGATATTCCTGGTTCAACTTGGGCATTGCTAGTGATCTCATCTATTATGTCGGCAGCTATGCCAGATATGGCCTCTGCCATCTTTTGCCATTGGGCATTGGCCTCACTATCATAACCATCTCCCTTGCTAGCAGCCGGACCAAATTGCGTCTTTAATCCGTTATATATAGTCTCTTTTATCTTGGACTTTAGTCCACCTGGGCTCATTGGCATTTTATTTACCTCGTATAAATTATACTATGGATGTAGATATATACTCTGACGGATCTGGAAATACGCAGACTAAGAATGGCGGATGGGCATATAGAATATTAATAGACGGTAAATTAGTTGCAGAAGATTCTGGGCACATAAAAGATGCAACAAATAACTCTGCTGAACTACGTGGCGCAATTGAAGGTTTAAAAAAGGCATTAGAGATATGCAAGAATCTTTCTGACAAGAAAACATATTCACTTATCAGTGATTCTAAACTTGTATTAGGTTACGCAGATGGCACTTATTCGTGTAAGGCGCAACATTTGATAACTCTATATCTTGAATTGAAAGAGCTTAGTTCTAAATTAAATTTACAGACTACATGGGTCAAAAGTCACTCAGGTGATTTGAATAACGAGGCATGTGATAAGTTAGCAAAGTCAGCCCGCAAGAACGTTCCCGCGGGCTGACACTGCTACAGTTGCATGATTACTTTACGGGGCAGACCCCAGAAGCACACTCCATCGAATCTAAGAATTCAACGTACCCAAGTTGCATACTAGATATTGGTATCGTCTTATTCTTAAGCGATTCATATTGCTCTTTGGAAATTTCTTCATATGGGGCTTGATCAAAACCGTGATCGCTGTGTAATAAAAAACTGCAAGTTTTAATATTGTCATTGTAGTTTGTTTTAAGCCATTCCCTTATTTCTGGTAGCTCTTCTTTGCGATAATACACCGTACACGATACAGCATTGTCACTCCATTCTGTCTGAAGTCTTTTGACCCAATTAAGTTGAGATATAGCGGATACATCTTTTGCTAGAATTGTTCCGACAGGGTAAGAGCATGGAAACTCTACTACCACGGTATTCTTGTCTTCTGTCCTATCAAAGTTTCTTTGAAACTCTATCTTGTATCCATGATCTTTACATACTTGAACCAGTGGAGAATCGGACGACATACGTATTCTTCTTATAAAATACTGATATATGCCTGGATGAACACCGGGAGTAACTCCAGCCAATAGACTTAATGTTCCACTGGGCTTAGTAGTAGTTAATTTGATCGACTTAGGCCAACCTTTTGATCTAGAATATTCATCGTCGAATTTTCTAAGAAATTCATAAGTTTCAGAGAGCCAAGAACGTTGTTCTTCTGTGGCTTGAAGATATCCAGTGACCCCAATACCCATCCTCATGTTTTTGTGCACCACAGATTCTGTATCTTCATGGTGGCACCTCAATCTAAGGGAGTGCTTATTTATTCTGTAAAGCATTGATGCGACGTCCATTAGTTCACTCTTATTGGCAATATTTGGAAGGAATATCTCTGCAAGACAGCAGGTCTCCTTATCTTCCAGGGATTGCTCTGCGCACGGATTGAAGCCAACAATATTTTTATCTGGATATTTTTCTCCATCTAAAAGTCTGCCGCAATTTCTAGCTAACTTTAGATTTATAAGACCATATGGTTCCCCATTGCCTATATAGCCCTGCCAAAATTGCTCAGGAAGAAGGTTCATGTCATTACAGACAATAGAGTTATTGGACATCGCTCTCCAGTTAGGAACATTTCCTAAATCCCATCTCTTTGCGTTCAAGAACTGTAAATCGTCCATGTCGCCTATCGCTATCTGCGCAGATCTTCTGACATTTCCGGATACCACTATATATCCGATTATGTTCATGATGTCTAGACAATCTATTGGCCTAAGTTGTTTTCCTCTTCTGAGTTTAATTATCTCCGCAATTTTCTCTATTCCCCAGCACAATTCTTCTGGACCAGAAGCAACTCCGCCAAAACCTTTGATCGATGCACCTCTGCCTCTCACTAACATCGTTGAGTATGTAAAGCTCTTACCAGTATAGAAAAATGCTCTCAGTACTCTATCTAAAAGTTCTGTCCAACCCTCTCTGGAATCCGGCACAATGAAATCTGCATCTTTAGTGTCTTTTCGCGTTACACTCACGTCTTTATTTAGTGTGGGCGGCATCTTGTACACATACTCTCTTTGTATGTTGTATCCAACCCCAGAACCGAGCATTAGCATATCGAATGCCCAAACAAACGGTCTGATTGGATGGTCTACAGCAGTGACGGCGCAATTCTGCAGAGACGCGAGACCGTGTCTATCGACTGTTTTTGATCCTAATTGCCATAGAAATCTACCGGCAACCATTCCCTTTAGACCTAGAAGATATTTTCTTAATCTATCTTCCTCTTCTGCCGAAAAACCAACCTTTAGCTGCGATCTGCAAGATTCGACTACTCTCTCTATCGTATCTTCAAATTCTTCAGTGTTTGAGCTAGCATCATCTTCTACTAACTTTCTTGCATATGTTCTTTTGAATGTAATATAGCCCAATTCGCCCCATGGTGTTTTCACGGTCGACTCCCTTTTAATTTATTTTTGTTGTTGTTCTTGCAGCAATGAAGCTGTTGATGTGTATATGTATGAGAGTTTAAAATTTACGCGATCGAAAATGTAAATCATACGTGGTAGAAATATATTACCAGAACATGAGGGTCAAATATGAGCATAGAGCAAAATAAAAATAACTTAGAAAATATTTTTTACAGCGATAAAGACGTGGAGTTGGTGTCGTGCACTCCCAACGCAGAGGAAATAATTTCGTATTGCGCTAGGGTAAGCAATCCGAATAATCAATTAAATTTTAGTAATTCAGAAAAACTAATCAATTATCTGATAAAGCATAAGCACTGGAGTCCATTTGAGATGGCCAGTATGACTCTACAGATAAAAACTTCTAGGGCAATTGCGCCTCAAATATTGCGCCATAGATCTTTTACATTTCAAGAATTTAGCCAGAGATATTCCTCTGTAGATGAATCTGGTTTAGTACTTACAGCGGCCAGAAGACAAGACAACAAGAATAGACAAAACTCAATCGATGACGTGCCTCAGCACATAAAAAACGAGTGGGAAAATAGACAATTACAAAATTGGAAAAATTCTTTTGAGCATTACACTTGGGCACTCAATAACGGTATTGCAAAGGAGTGCGCCAGGTTTATTCTTCCGTTAGGAACCGCAACGACACTATATATGAGCGGTTCTATTAGAAGCTGGATCCATTATATAGAATTAAGATCTGCCAACGGTACTCAGAAAGAGCATATGGACATAGCAGAAAAATGTAAAGAGATATTCAAGGCAGAATTACCACTAATAGCAAGAGCCGTAGAGTGGTGATTATTTATGCTGTTTGATACCCATCACATAATGTGCTATATCAGAAATAGAAGATGCAGCTCTAGAAACTTTAGCTTTAACCCAGTCAGGCGCAACTTCAGATTCTTTTAAGTGATCTCTTATTTCCTCTATGTGATGATCCATTGATTCAAGTTCGGACATTAACATGCTAGAATCTACATCGTCGCCGGCCATATCTTTGGCCTTATTTAAAGACAATTCTTGTGAATCTTCATCTTCATTCTTGATTACCCTCAATCCCTCGCCTGGATGAGCGAGTATATGATTAGCCATACCTTGAGCTAAATGAGCAGAAGATTTAGATTTGTCGATCATTAGCTTTATTTTCTTTTTATTTTCTGGTTTTGCATTAGAATTATCTACCAGTGAATGCGCTAGTTTTTTAGTTTCACTGTGATCTTTCATTGCGGCAACTTCATTAACGTGGCCTATGTTAAACACAGACTCACCTTTTTTAGGTTTAGATTTAGAATCATCATCTGAAGAGGGTGGGACTGCAACGGCAACCCCTTTATTTAATTCTTCTGTAGCTTGCTGGTTCTTATTTAAGACCCATTCAGACCAATCTGGTAAACTTTTTACCACGCTAGTGACATTCTTCTTTGGTTTAGGTAAGATTGGCTTGCCAACTTCATCCTTCTTATTCGGCTTGACGGGCTCTTTATGATCTGGTTGAACAATAGGTGGTTTCTTAGGTCTTCTCTGCGAACCATCGCCAGGAGGCATCGCTGGAACAACGCTGGGCTCCATCTTGTTTAGTTCTTTTTTATATTCATTATTCTTTTGTAAAATCCATTCAGACCAATCTAGACGGTTAGACATATTTTCATACCCTTTTTAGTTGCTACATTTCCATCTACGTCTTGCTTTACAAGCCCTTTTTTCTGGGTCTTTTTTGCAATCTATGTTGTGCATCTCTATTTGTCCCTTGTTGCGCGCACAAAAACTTCTTTTACGAGGTCCACCTTCTGGCTGTGGCGCTTTTAGATTGCCGCCAGTCGCCTTATTGTATGACTTTCTACCAGCTTCTGTTAAGCCGCCTTTTTCTGACTTATGTTCTTTTTTAGGTGTCCAACCTTTGGCTAATATGGCCTTTATTAGAGCATCTTCTGTTTCTTTAGATACATCAGACCCAAATAACATATCTATGTCTTCGTTGTCATACATAGACATCTCTATATCTGATTTTCCAAAAGCCTCTAAGTATGTCTCTCTATTGTTGGAATTTTTAGGCGCAACTTCTTCTTTTTTAATCGGTTCGCAAGATCCCTTGCTATACGCTTTCTTGCCAGGAACTGGCTTATATCCTTCCCAGCATCTTTTCTCTAATTGCCACTGACCATTTGACTTAACTACAGTCTTTTCGCACTTTGAGGTACAAACATGATCTTCAGACATAGCCATCGGTTGCGCAGACGCACCGTTGTTTGCTGCGGAGCCATAAGATTCGTTCACGTTTTTAATTAGTTGACCCATATAAGTGCTTCAGTTGATTAGTTATTATAAGTTAATTTTACCATATTTACCATTTAAAAAACGAAATTAGTACAATATATAAAAGGTGGTGCAAAATGGAAGATGACTTCGTGAGATCTCATGAGATTTGGGTGACTAAGTTTGACGAGGAATCTGCTCAAAAGTTTAGAGATGCCATCTTAAATCAATCTAGAATGGACCCAAGAAGACCAATAATGGTATACATCGATTCCTATGGCGGCTCCGTTGATGCCCTGGCTAAAATGATAGAGACGATAGATGAAATACCAAATACGGTAGTTACAACCTGCATGGGTAAGGCTATGTCTTGCGGAGCCATCTTATTGAGCCACGGAGACATTAGGTTCTGCGGTAAGCACAGTAGGGTTATGGTGCACGAGACAAGCTCTGGGACCGCAGGCGATGTCCACGATATGCATGCAGACATCACTGAGACCAAAAGATTAAACGAGCACTTTTTAGGCCTCCTAGCTAAGAACTGCGGATTCAAAGATTATGAAGAGATTAGAGAGCTTATAAAAAAGCAAGATGGCAGGGATAGATATATGGATGCCCCCTCAGCTTTAAAATTTGGTATCATAGACGCAATAGGGACGCCTAAGATAGTATCCAATCTTATGTATGAAATAGTTCAGACACCCGAAAAACCAATGATAGATAAGCACAATAAAACCACTCTAAGTCCTAAAATAAAGAAGACTAAGAAACAAAAATCCGATATTAAAAAACAACGGGTGGAAAAATGAGCAAAGAAACTACTGCTGCAAATGAAGGTAAAGTGGTCATCTCGGCAAGAGATTGTCAGAGCGCGCTAGATTTCTGGCGCCACTTTAATATACCTGTCCCGGAAGAACTGCTTAAGGCAGTTGAATCGTTCACCGATGAGCCATCTTTTCCAAACCAAGAGCGGGTTAAATATGAAGTGTGCAAAGCCATTTCCACTTCAGACCATCCGGCCTTTAAAGACGAGTACTTTGTTAAGATAGTCGAGGAGTGCGCCGCTGTTGCCTACAGCATGACATTTGATCAAGATCTAGAAAAATCTCTGACAGAACAATAACTTATAATCTAACGTAGATGTCGTTCGACTTTATATAGTCGAGTGATATAATCTAGGTGTAGGAGTTAATTTCTGTCAAAGCGACTCAAACAGAAGATCAAAGACATTAGTGGATTAAGTCTATTAAATAAAGAAGATAGACTTATGAGAGCCAACGAGATACTTCATAGTAAAGATGCAAAGCAATCTATCTGCAACCAAATTTTAGGTTGCACATATAAAGAGGTAGAGCGCGTGATGCTGTCCGTGATTCAGTCACAGTCGATCAGCGATCGACAAAGAGAGCAGATGGAATTACAAAAGAGTGTACCGGAAAAGTTCGATCCAGAGATCGAATTCAAGGTGAGCTCAAAAATCTTCTCCTCCAAAGAAGCCAGTTACGCCAGTTTCACCCCGGAAGAATGCGCATTGCTGTTGTTGGAAAGCAATAGGCCTGCAAAACAGCCTAAGTCTAAAAACTTAGATATAGATTATCCGGTATACTCTCTTGAAGAGACACAAGAACTATTTGGTGAAAAGATATGGGATTCTACGAAGACGACAGAATAAGAGCAAAAAATAAACGGTTTGAACGGCAGAATAAATCTTCTGTCGACAAATCAGAAAATAAACCATTTAATTTTAGTCTTCTGATAGAAGCGCTATCCGTATATCAAAAGCTAATCGACATGGGCTTATCCCAACAGGACATAAAGAAACATATTAAAGATTGCTCTCATTTTACTGACGACAAATACCGATCCGATATCTACAAGTGTTTAGAACGTTTAATGGTATCTGTCAACAATGAAGATTCTAAATAAAATATCTTTTTTTATCGTCTGCGGTTTCATCTCTGCCTCTTCTGCTAATGCCGATAAGCCTATCATAGTGGCAGTAATAGATAGCGGCATTGGCAATCTAGCTAAGAATTCTATTTCCATGTGTAAGCATGGTCATCGAGATTTCACAAAAACATCTCTGATAGATACTTCTGGTCATGGTTCTCACATTAGTGGCCTCATAGATCAGTATGCAAAAAATTCTGTCGCCCGCAGCGACGATGAGCTCTTGTCCCTCAAAGATAAAAAGATCAATTATTGTCAGGTCATACTCAAATTCTATGATCCCCGCACAGCAACATCTAGTTCTACTGTCAGAAGCATGGTGAATGCGCTCAGGTGGGCGATCAACATCAAAGTGGACATCATAAACATATCTGCTGGCGGTGGATCCTCAAACGATGAAGAAAAAAAGTATATCAAGCGCGCTCTTGATACGGGCATAAAAGTTGTAGTTGCTGCTGGCAACTATGGTTGCGAACTTGGATCCGCGACACATAAAAAAGTCAATAACAAAACAACTATTACAGGTTGCAGTTTTTACCCAGCGATGTACGATGAGCGCCTAATTGTAGTAGGTAACCTAGATGTTAACAATAATCGCTATTATAGCTCTAACTATGGTAATTATGTCAATAGTTGGGAACACGGCGTATCTAGAATTTCTTACGGCATAGAGAAGATTTCTGAGTCGAGCACTGGTACATCGCAGGCCACTGCTGTAAAAACAGGAAAACTCGTGAAGTCTATGTTAGACTCTCGTTGAGTGAGGTAGAATATCCAAATATTGGAGTCAAAATGAAAAAATCTAAAGTTAAAACTAAACTCAACAAAAAATTAAAACCTGCAATTGCCAATGCTAAAAAGGCAGTACTGAAGCATAAAGACGCTATTGCTGCAACAACTTTAGCTGCAGCTATTGCGGCAGCCATTGCAGCTATTGCTGTAAAAGCCCCGGAACTTAGGGACGCTTGGCTAAGAAATAAAGTAGGATCAAAGAGTTATATAATGTTTGAACCTGGAATCGGTAGCGGCACAGGATTCATGGTGAAGGCGCCGAGTGGCAAATCATATTTGCTAACAAACGATCATGTATGCGATGCGTCAACAGACGGAGCCCACTTATCTGTGATGGATGACAATGGCGAGTTTATACCTAGATCCATATTACATAGATCTGAAAAAACTGATCTTTGCCTACTAGAGGGCATGCCAGGAGTAGAAGGTCTAACGGTCAGTACTTCGCCTCCAGACAAGGGAGACTCGCTGGCAGCGGTTGGGCATCCTGCCGGATATTTGACGACGATGACAAAAGGTACTCTCATCATGTCTAAAGACATAGAGATTCCAGAAGGATACATCTCCATTAAGATGGGTAGCGCGCCAGAAGAATTAATTCCCCAAGAACTGGGTGGAATGCTTGAGAGCGAATGCGATAAGCCTAAAAACAAAGTCCTAGTTCAAAAAAGGGATTTTTTAGGTCTAGAATATGTAGTTAAGGTGTGCATGAATGTTACTAAAAACGCATATTTTACAACAATTCTCGCGCAACCTGGAAGTAGCGGGTCTGCTGTGGTAAATGGATGGGGTCAAGTAATCGGTGTTCTATTTGCCGGCGATTCATTTGGCTGGTCAATGCTCGTATCTCAAGAAGATATGCAAGATTTCTTGAAAAAGTACTAAATCCGAATTTATCCATTTTCGGATGGAGAGAATTATGATTAAGAAACCCATGTTGGCCGCCTCTATGGAAAATAGTCGTGGTCAGCAGATGTCATTTGTTGATTTAAAATACCCATTAGCGGCATCTATTAAACTAGATGGCATCAGGTGTTTAAGACTTAATTCTAAGTCGCTGTCTAGATCATTCAAGGACATACCTAATAGGTATATTCAAGCCAAAATGTCTGTATTGCCGGACGGTCTCGACGGCGAATTGATGACTATAAATCGAGACGGTTCTTTGAAGGAGTTTTCTGACATCCAAAGCGAGGTGATGTCAGAAGATGGCGAACCTAACTTTATATATCAAATCTTTGATTTCGTAAAAGACTCCATAGATAAGCCTTACATAGATAGAGTCAAAGACTTGGTTGCCTGGGCAAATGATAAACCGGAGTTCTGCGTCCTGGTGTTACCCACAATCGTCAACAACGAGGCAGAATTATTGGAATACGAGGAACAGGCGATAAGACAAGGTCATGAGGGCATAATGACCAGAAAATTAACTGGACCCTATAAATGCGGTCGGTCATCGTTCAAAGAACAATATCTAGTCAAGATAAAAAGATTCGTAGATTCAGAAGCAATCATAGTTAAACTAGAAGAAAGACTGCATAACACCAATGAAGCATCGCTGGATGAATTGGGTCATACCAAGCGATCCACTGCGAAAGCGGGTATGGTGGGTGTCAATACATTAGGCACCATGTTCGTGAAAGATGTTCACGACGGTAGAGAGTTCGGAATAGGCACGGGTAAAGGCCTAGATGATTCTCTCAGAAAAAGGATTTGGGACAATAAAGAAGAGTATTTGGGAAAGATAGTTCGATACAGATACCAAGAGGTTGGGGTAAAAGATTTACCTAGAATACCCTCTTTTCAAGGTTTCAGAGATCCTATCGACATGTCGACATAATATGTGGAACTCACCGTGAGTATTAGATCTGAAATAGAAGCTCTTAAACGATTAAATGACTTGACTGGTCAACTTGAAGACGTTCTCTTCTTCTTGAAAGAAGAGGGACTGATAGATGTGGTCGCCATTAAGACCATTAAGAATTCTTCTGATAGACCTAAAGAAATACAATCATTGCTCAAAAAATTAAATACAATTGGTAAAATCCAATTATTGGAATATAAATGGAACATTTTGCCAGTTGAAATACTGACACTATTGATCGTTACAGATAAAAATCAAAAACAATTTTCCTTTGGTGAATAAATGAAGAGTCAAAAGCAAGCGGTCGTAGATGAAGTTGCCAAAACTTTGGGCAACAGTTTTGTCTTTGGAAAAGACGTGGCATTGTCACTGTTGTCTACTTTTGACATCGATAGGATATGCGATTCGATTACAGACAGCATATGTGCTGGACATGTTACTTACAGTAAACCTACTACTATAAAACGCAATGTTCGCATCTATGTGAAGAGTATGGTGATGAATCATCTAAAAAGAGCAAGTTCGCTAAATGGCGGCATGAGAAAAAAAGCTTTAACATCTAAACACGTACCCCGTTCAGCGTCCCAACCTCTTCCCAAGGGTATAGATCTTAATATTTTGCCAGATTATCTAGTAGATCTCGCAGTATCGTTGGTTAAATAAATGACTGATCAATGTGAACACTCCTGGCATAAAGTTTGGTTAGCCAATAAAGATTATGCACTGCATTTAGTGTGCATAAAGTGCTGGTATCTTAAAAAGATAAGAGAAGATAACACAGAATAATGTCAAACTTTAAAATTAAATGGCGCCTTTCTGATCCAGACAGTGGGATATTTTCTAACAACAAGTTCATACACGATAATGGCCGTGTGTCAAATAGGCTGATGAAATTTTCTAGTAATTCCACAATTGCGTGGGGTATCGATGAACTTGAAGAAGTAGAATACGGTATCGACAAAAAAATATACAATGTCTCATTTTGCGGAGTCAACGTAGACTATAATGGTCCAGCAATTGGCAAGACATTTTAAATCTTAACGAGAATTTAATGAGCAAACAAGGTAAATTTATTCTAAAAAAGAAGACCTCATTTACTGAGATGGCAAATGGCGCATGCTCTGAATTGCCAGAATCAGATCTATGCTTTCAAGATACTCAAAACATATATCAATTTGAGTTTCACAGTATAGAACAAGAAGATCTTTACGAAATAAAACCCGGAACCTACATGTTTCTAGAAACTAGAGCGGGTCTAGAATTAAAGACTCTTCTCTTTAAAGAAAGAAACTTATTGGATTCTGCTACAAACACCAATAAAATCATAAATGAGGCGCATACATTCTTTAAAAAACTTCATGTATATGAGCGTCTCAATAGACCTAAAAAAAGAGGGGTACTATTGTATTCTTCTCCCGGCATGGGAAAAACCTCTGCGATAGAAAAAGTATGTTTAGATCTTCTAAAACAAGATCCCGGCACTGTAGTGGCCGTTTGGCCCACATCTGATGTCGACGCAGACCAGATCGTAAAATTTTTTAGTGTGAGATCGAAATATGCATCAGAGTGCACAAAACTGGTTCTAGTTATAGAAGATATAGGAGGCGGGGAAAGGCAGGCAAGCAGGGGCGCGAATGCAGTCGATTCTGGTCTATTGAACTTATTAGACGGAGTAGGTAAGGTATTTAAATTACCTACATTCATCATTGCAACCACAAATCACCCAGAAAACCTGCTTTCTTCTCTTGCTGATCGCCCCGGCCGATTCGATTTGATGATGAAATTACAGGCTCCGTCTGTCGAAGAAAAAATAGAATTAATGCAGTTCATATGCAAAAGGTCTTTGACGGAAGTAGAAAAATCTGCTCTATCCAAGAAGGGCACAGAAAGCTTTAGCATAGCCCATCTAGAAGAAATTGCGGTAAGAGCAGAACTTCATGATAAGACATATGAGCAAGTCATAGACGAACTAATAAAACATAAAGAACTCTTTTCGAAAGATTTTGACGACAAGAGTTCTAAGATGGGTTTCCATTTCTAAAAACCATCGCGTGACTGCGTGCACGCGCGATGGCGGTATAAGCACGCAAATCAAAGGAGAAACTATGTCGTTTGTCACTCATAAGTACACTATCAGCCTTCTGATGTCCGAAGTTGAATCTCTCACCTCTAGTCAGGTCAGCGATTTTTCTTCTATCGTCAGCGCTCTGAGTCCTCGAGCAGGCGCGCGCAGTGCAAAGATTGCCGCACTCTCCTCTTATGTCGGAGGTAATGTCTCGCGAGTGCTGAATAATTCATCGCTCGGCCGCACGCCGCGCCAACGACTGCTGAGAGCACTGAGGACCAGGAAGTCCAGCCGTTCTTTCACTAATTGAATTAGGCGATAACAGATTGATGCGCCGGCGAGATTAACACCTCTGCCGGCGCATTTTTGTTTTGCTCTGGTTGATTTTCTTGAAGAACTAAGTTAGGATCAACGGGTTCTTTTTTAATCTCGTTCAGTTCTATTTTAGGAACCTTTAACTTATTTATCCTAGCGTATATACCGTGTATGAGGTTCTTCATGTCCTTGCTGGAGGGCACTTTCTTTAAAGCGGACTGTCTCGCCTTTCTTAAGTTGCCTCTCTTTCTTGGCTCTATTATCTTATCTGCCAATCCCAGCATTATGGCCTCATCTGCTGTTAAATACAGGTCTCTTTGACACACGTCTTCCCAAAACTCCTTAGGCATTCTAGAATTTACAGCATATATTTGATATAGCAGCGTTTGAAGTCTCTTCATCTCCGCTGCTTGAATCTGAGCATCCGTATGTTTTCCTTCAAAACCATCAGTGCCGTCGTGCACCATGACTGTAGTATTGGGGTGAAGCAACCGCTCATCGCATGCCACCATTATCCATGTGGCTGCAGACATTATGACACCGCTACCGATGAACTTTATCTGACATGGGCTTGCCAATATCTCGTCGTGAAGACGCAACATATCGTATGGCGAACCACCATAGCTATTCATATATATCTCTATTGGTTTACCAGGAGCATCTGCCGACAGCTTATGTAGGGCTCTGACCGCCAACTCTATGGAAGCCTGAGTAAAATCACCTATAGACTCATTGTCTATGCCGTCCAGAGGAGAACCGAAGTATATCTTTCTATTTTTAATGTCTACGCCGTATGCTAAAAGCTCATCTAATTCTATCTTCATAGAGGACCTCTATACAAGTTAATTCTACCTAACCGTATGTATGCCCCTCGCTTAAGGATGCGAAATGGGTAAAATATACTATGTTGGTATTATAAAATGACAAAAGATGAGTTAATTCAGCTAACTATTAAACAATTAAATGAGAGTTTAAATAGTTCACCTGAATGCTTTGAGCTATTGGAAGATCCACTGTGGCCTATACTGGATACGACTAAGAGCTATATCACTATAGTGTGGCGCCTGAAGATAGACATAAACGGCGATACCTACTTAGATCCCAATAATTCACCTAGAACCATCATATTGAGTTATTCATTCTTTTCTAAAAAATTAAGTTGCTACATCTATTTCAGGGACGTAGATAGTCCGCACAAGGCGATAATGGCGGATGCAGCTATCGATGTGGCATACAAGTTTCCTATATTCAATAAGTCCTATAGAAAATTTAAGAAATTTAGAACCAACCTAATAAACAAAATAAAAGAAAAAGAACAACTTGATTACTTAAAAAAGTTAAATTGCATATTTCCCGCTGCGTTAGACGAAAAACTATTCGACTGATCCCGAAACGAATCCTCGTTGAGGTAATGATGGCAAGTAAAAAGACTGAATCTGTTGAAGAATATATGGCCAGGGGTGGAGTAATCACGCTCATACCGACCGTAGTTAGCGAAATCAAGAGCGTTGTTCCTAAGAAAAATCTCATCGGTTGCGCCTCCATGATGTCTATGGAGGAGGCTGAACTTTTTTATAGTGAGACTAGACTTAAACCTAAAGTTAAGAAAAATAAAGCGCCGAAAATCGACATCAGCGCGCTTCCTCCTGGAATCAAGTCTAAGTTTATTGACAAATTAATCGATGGTGAGACAGATGAAGACGAAGACGAAGAAAAAGAGTAAGCCGGTTGAAGAGGTACTGAAGTCTGCACCTACTGTGCAAGTAGGCACTATAAATTTGACCATGTCAAAAGAGGAGTTAAATACGCTGATAAACTTGATGACTATAAGCGCCAAGACGTTTGAGACTCTAGCCATTAGAGCAGCTCAAGAAGACGACAAGTCCTCTTTCGATGTATTTGCAGCTAGACAGAAACTTTCAAATCTGTATGTTTCTAGGCTAGTGGCATCTATGACCATAGGTGAACCCGACTCTAGAGAATATCATTGACTGCCGGACTACGACTAAATTCTGATCATATATATATCACAAGCGGAGGAACGAAGAATGAAACCAAACAATATTTTCAGCATTATGGATGTGGCGGCCGAGGCACGCAAGCTCGGTCAAGTGTTCAACCCTCTTTTTACCGGCGAAGCCGGTCTCGGTAAATCGCAGATCGTGCAGCAATGGGTCAAAAAGCAGCGCGAACGGAATCCCAACTTCGGATTTCTCGATCTGCGAATCGCCTACATGGAAGCTCCCGATCTCATCGGGTTTCCCGAGACCGAGAGAGATACCGATGGCACGGTCAGGACCAAGCATCGCCTGCCGGAATTCTGGCCAAATGACAAGAAGAGCGAAGGCCTTATTCTTCTCGAGGAGCCGAATCGCGGTACGACCGGCGTCATGAACTGTCTCATGCAGCTTCTCACCGACCGCAAGGTTCATAACTATGAACTTCCTAAGGGTTGGATCATCGCAGGTTGCGTCAATCCGGATTCTTCGGAATACGACGTCAACACGATGGACGCCGCTCTCCGCGATCGATTCGAGTCGTTTGAGGTTGAATTCGACCACATATCGTTCATCGACTTCATGGAGAATAGTTCCTGGCACGAAGGCGTGCAGATGTTCGTCGGCAGCGGCATCTGGACATATAAAACCACCAAGGAACTTGGTAAAGACGGGCAATACATCTCGCCACGCACCTGGTCTAAGGTAAATGCTGCCGAGATGGCCGGTATCGACAAGAACAGGCAGCTCCACCGAATCGTCGCTGCCTCTATCTTGGGTAAAGATATCGGCAATGAATACCACAAGTTCAGGTTCGAGCAGGCTCCAGTGACCGCGCAAGACATCATCAAGGATTCTTCTGCGGCATTCACCAGGTTGCGCTCGCAGTCCGATCCTCAGACCTATCAGGGCGACATGATCGCGGCCACGGTCGAATCGATCGAGAAGCACTACGGTGGCCTCAAGAAAGATTGCAAGCAGGACCAGATCGACGAGGACACCATGGCAGAAGTAGCGAAGATCATCCCTGCAGATCATGCTGTCAACCTCATCAAGGCGTGCGGGTACAAACAATCTAAGGGCCAGATCACTGAATTCTTCAAGCAATTCAGCGTTCGTCATCCAGAACTTGTCAAGATCTTGAAAGATAACATCAAGATCTCGCGCGCGACTGGTGTCGATAAACCCAAGAAATAAAATCGGTGCTGCACCAAATGCGCATCGGCCAACATGCCCGGAACTACTCCTCCCAGTTCCGGGCATGTTGCTTTATCCGATTTTATTATAATCTATAAAAGGAGCCATATGTCGTCTAGAATTAGGCCTAACATAACCAAAGATATAATGGACAAAGAGTTTGTCACCGTGGAGGAGAAGACTCAATGTCTGGCCACCGCGATCTACGAGACATCAAAGACACACCCATTCCTCGGGTCTGTTCTGCAATGTCTAACTATCTCTTATTCGCACACTCTGCCGACTGCAGGCATCTTGTTTAATACAGATGCTAAACGTTGGGACATGCTCATCAATCCATTTTTCTTTTGCAGGAAGTTGACAGGTCCACAGCGCAAGGCTGTCCTAATACATGAACTCTCTCATATCACGCATAAGCATCCACTTCGCGTACCGTTCATGAAGATCTCTGCCCGAAAGCGGATGCTCATGAATGTCGCGGCCGATATGGCAATCAATCAGTTCATCAAGGACATTCCCAAAGGGTGCGCTGCCTGCCCTCCTCCAGAAAAGATGGAGCAATGTCCAAACGAGATGTGCCCGGGTCGATGCATCGATGTTGCAGACTTCTTCGACCTCGACGAGAAAACTAATGCTAAGATTCCGTGGCCTGCAAACCAGACCATGGAGACATACTACGAGCGCCTGATCAAGAGATTCGACGATCCAGATGAAGAGTCGGGCGATGGACAAGGTAACTCTGGCGGCGGAACAGAATCAAGTGATATTCCTCAGACTCTGGACGAGCACATGTGGGATGGCGCAGCAGAAGAAAAAGATATGCTTGACGCCACAGAGGAGCTAGTCAAGCGCGCCATGGTGAAGGCTCGCCTATCGTACGATGACATGCCTGGCCATGTAAAGGAATTGCTCGACGACATCAAGACGCGCAGGGCAGAACTCAACTATCGTGCCCTCATCATGTCTGCGATGAAGAAGCATGCTGCAGGGCACGATCGCAAATCTACGTGGACTAGAAAATCTAAGCGATTTGGTTTCAAGGCTCCAGGTACTAAGGTCGGCGAACTACCCAAACTCGAGCTACACCTCGATACGTCTGGTTCGGTCTCAATCGAAGAATTAAACGAATTCCTAGAGATTGTAGATCAATTCTTGAAGGTGGGCGCTCGCAAGTGCAATATGTCCTTCTTCCACACGGCTGCGTACGGTCGTCAATCGTATAAGATGGGTACCAAGATCGATAGATCGCAGATCGAGAGCGGCGGAACAGATCTAACGGAGACGCTACAAGACGTAATGAAGCGCAGAGGCGATCTCAGCATCATCATTACAGACGGTTGCTACGGCGACGTAGAATATGAGTCATGGCTCAAACCCGGAGAACAATTTCCGCAAGTTCTATGGATCATCAGTAAGAACGGCACCGAGGATCATCCGCTGAAGAGAATCGGTGAGACTGTTAAAGTTCCAGACTCTAGCTCAAGGAGATAATATGGAAGTAGCTAAGGTAAACAATAGACCGGTCATCTTTAAATCGCTGCAGATCAGCAACAGTCTCATGTATGCGATCAAAGCAATATCTGGTGACTCAGAAAATGACATCGTGACTTATTTCTATAACATGGGTATATCGCTATTCAACGATGTCATAGGTAAGAGAAAGATTCCCATGAGATGCAATAGAACGGTAAAGATCCTATATAAGAATACCGATCTTTGTGTCAAATTTGATGTATGGTCTACATATTTCAGCAGTAAGCATTATTCATATAGCTCAGAGATACAGTTGACAATGTCTGTTGCATGCATAGCCAATGATTATCTGTATATCAACGGCGCCAAGATGGATGCCATGCTTGCGGAGACCGGCTTGGGCATTTCCAGTGTACCGGTCATCGAGGCCCGCAAGCCAGAAGAGAAAAAATACAGATGTCTAGAAAAGTCAGAGCCGCAACGTAGCAGTGTCAGCGATGACGACTGGGAACAACTGCCAGCGGAGTTAAAAGCAAAATATGAAAAAACGACGTGAAAAAATTAAATCTCTAAGGGGACATAAAAACAAGTACGTCACAGACACATCGTGTTATCCGGAAAAACTCTGCGATTGCAATAATAAACTTTTTGTAAAACTAAAACGAGAAAATATCCGCTTGAAGCAAGCATTAAAACAGATTGCAGATGGAGATATTGCCCCATCATCTATAGGCGGATACTTAGATGAAGCATATCAAGAAATAGCTCGTATTGCATTGGGGCAAAACAAATAGCTATGAAACCTTTTTTACACGGAAAAATCTCGGTCAAACGATGGGGCGGAATAGAGAAAGACTATCAAAAGATACATGATTGGCTTGATCAGACCAAGAGTCATTTTCCAGACATGAGACACAGAGCAATTCTCCACTCTTCTTTTGGCATATTTTTATGCGAACAGATGTTTGGCATCAATATCGTCAACTCGGATGGAAAGACTGTCTCTGTTAGAGATATAGCAGAGCAACATGTAATTGACGATATGGGTCGTATACCAACTATCCAAGATTATTTAGGTGAGATGCCGTTTTATACATGGTTAGGTGGTAAAAAGAGTGACAAAAGAAAAATCGATTTTGACTGATATCGACTCGCAGTTAAAAGATCTAGACGAAGATAGGGAGATCTTTTCAAAGAAGAAGCGCAAAGTAGTGCGCAATATAGTAAAAGCACTGCAGAGCATTGTCAATATAAACAAGCATATTGAGTCTGTCAGGTGGTCTCAATATACACCATATTTTAATGACGGCGAGGAGTGTACTTTTCAAATCCTTTATCTGGAGTATAAGTTATCGGGTGTCGAATTAGGTATTGGTTCTAAGTGGTTAGACGATGATGGATATAGCACGATCCATGGCATAGAAAGAATACTCTGTGAAAACAAAGACATATTGAATTTTGAAGAGTTAGAGCGTATTGAATATATATGCAGAGACATGCACATCATCCATTGTAAGTTGGATGCTATTTCGGACGCCCTACTGAATGAATTTGGCGATCATGCTCAGATAACTATATCTAAAAAAGACATAACGGTCACCACATACGACCACGATTAACGCTCATATATATAGTATAATATATGCATGAGTCAATACATTGAATTTTTAGAAAAAAAATGCCCAAGATGCGGAAAAGCATCGGCAGATAAGTCCAATCCTTCCGGCAGGTGTTCATCCTGCCTCAAAAAACTTCGCCAAAATAAGCACAAACCTGGTCATTGGCAGAGAGCCCAGACTAAAGCGGACGATGCCTTAAGACGTCAAGATGGAAAAAATGGTACCGCACACCATAAATCGTCTGGCAGAGGTAATAGAGCAGCAATAGTTAAACAGGTTCAAAGAGCAGAAAAGAAAACTAAACAAAAACTAAGCCCAGATAGAAAAAACAACGGCAAGGGGTATGCGTCGTCTAATGTCAGAATGGTGCCAGAAAAATTAAATAGAGGCAGGCACAAAGTAGACGGCAAAAAACTTAGACAGTGGCGTAAAAAACTGTCAAAAAACAACATAGATATGGATACTTTCAAGACTGCACTTTTAATAAAGACCGCAGAAAAATCCCATATTCTACATGACGCCATGATAAAGGTTTTTATTAAAAAAACAATAAAAAACTTTTATGAAAATAGTGAAAATCTACGCAAGGCCAGTAGAAAACAACTTACTCAGATGTTGGGCGACGTAGGTAATCAACCGGAACACATAGAGGCAGTTAAGAAAATAAGAGATCTTTTTCCGAACTCTAATCACGACGTCTGGCTTACTCGTCACTATAGAGACAATCCGTCTATATTTAATGCCAACATGGATACATTAGAGCATATTTCTGGCCAGATGAAGATACATGACGAGTTAAGACAGCATGACGTGTCCAAACTCAATTTTGGCGAAGGCTTAGACTCTTTGATAAAGAAGGCAGAAGAGATTGCTCAAAAAAAAGCAAAAGAATTTGAAAATCACGTATATAGACCATCCAGTACAAATTTCAAGGTGATGGATACTAGCGACAATAGAACCTGGTTTAATACAGGTACTCCATCGTGCAATACACTAGGCCTAAAATTAGGACACTGCGGAAACGCTAATAGCCATGAGGACGACAGGGTACACTACCTTGGTCAAGAAAAAACCGATAGAAACCATAAAAAATATCACGATAACTTAAGTTCAACATTCATAGTAAACAACGGATACGTTGGAGAAATGAAAGGGCCGCATAATTTCAAACCTAGTGAAAAAGATCACGGGGCTATAGTTGAATTTTTAAGCGATCATCCAGATATAAAAGGTATCATAGGTGGCGGATATCTGCCGCAAAACAACTTCAGCGTGTCCGATTTATCTCCAGAACTAAATAAAAAACTAAAAGATAAAAAACCCAACATAGATGTATTAGATACAGAAAATGAGTTGGATGAAGATAATTTTCCCGAAGCCTTTCAAAGCACAATATCGGACCATAATAAGGCCGTAAATTTATATAAAAAAAATGACAAAAACATAGATAATATAGTCAACTCTTATATTAGAGGAGATATAAAAGACGGGGAGCTAGAGCTGCTGTTGAGGCACGCTAATATATATAAATTATTCTCGGCTCAACATATAGAAGATTTAATAAATAATATAGACAAAAGTCACAGTGAATAGGAGCCGAAGTGGACCCACTTTTAGTATTTTCACTGCTTAACCATCCGCACGCTAAAGAAGAGCATGCAGAGAAACTATTACCTCTGGCCCGTAAAGATGAAGATATAGCCGCGGCTATAGGTAGTTCAAAAGCATTTTCTAAAAGATTATTTGATAAGTGTACTGCAAATAATGATTTTAATATAGCGCAGCACAGCAGACATTTTAAACCATACATAGCTAGCTACGTAGCTCAGCATGGGGTTGAGAAAGCACTGGAGCATCCGAATGTAGTTATTGCATCTAATGCCACCAATCACCATGATTTTGAACCATGGCTAAAAGGTTACGTAGCACAGCATGGCCTTGATAAGGCGCTGAGGCATCCGAATGGAATTGTTGCATATGATGCTACTGGCCACCCTGATTTTAAACCATGGTTAGACGGTTACATAGCACAGAATGGAATTGAGAAGGCGCTGGAGCATCCAAATGGAGTTGTTGCATATAATGCTACTAATTACCCTGATTTTGAACCATGGCTAAAAGGTCACATAGCCCAGCATGGGATTGAGAAGACGCTGGAGCATCCGAATCAAGAGGTAGTAGAAAGTGCCTTTTATCACCCTGATTTTAAACCATGGCTAGACGGTTACATAGCACAGCATGGGATTGATAAGGCGCTGAACCATACTAATTGGTTTATTAGGAATGCAGCTAGCAAGTTAATAGATTAAGCTTAACTATGAATCCGCTTTTAATATTTTCACTGCTTAACGTTGTCGATACGATATAAATTTCTACACGAAACAGTCCTCCTTAAAAAGGTATAATCATATAACGGATCGCGTTGGGAGGTAGCATAATGGTAATGCGCCGCACTGTTAATGCGTATTATGTAGGTTCGACTCCTACCCTCCCAGCCACTATTAAAACATGAAAAAAAATTTATTTGCATTAAGTCTAATAGTAATGCTTGTCTCCTCTTGTTTTAAACAAGAAGTATCGGAGAACGAGCATCAAATCTCCTACACGCGCGTCGGTTCCCTAGAAGAATGTATACTTTATCGAGTGAAGATTAAGGGCACGATACCACAACTTATATTAAAATGCCCCAATAAGTGCAGTCAATAAACCAACATAGGAGTCACGATGAGCGAAGCTATAACGTTTGACGATATTCTATTAATACCATCATTCAACGAGTATGAATCGAGAAGAGACGTAACGATCTCCTCTACCGATAAAACAAATAAGCTTGCACTTAAATTACCGGTCATAACAGCAAACATGGATACCGTCACGGGAAGCGATATGGCCAACTATATAGCCTCTAGAGGCGGAATAGGCGCACTACATCGATTCATGTCGATAGATGGAAACGTAGAAGATTTTAAAAAATGTAGCAGTAATGTGTTTGTCTCTGTAGGTGTCTCAGAATCTGAGATGCAGAGAGCAGAAGCACTGCGCGATGCAGGCGCTACATATTTCTGTGTAGATGTCGCGCACGCGCATGCCACTTATGTAGGTAGAGCTCTCAGACGTCTAAGAGAGATGATGCCGAACTCCTGCATAATGGCAGGCAATGTCGCTACTAGGACTGGAGCGCAGTATCTGGCAGACAATGGCGCCGACATAGTGAAGGTAGGTATCGGCGGAGGCTCTGTCTGCAGCACTAGGATAAAGACTGGTTTTGGAATACCCACTTTAGCTTCCGTCGAGGCCTGCGCAGACATAGATCGATCTATCGTGGCAGATGGCGGAATAAAAACTGCTGGTGATATAGTCAAGGCTCTGGCGTTCGGTGCAGATTTTGTGATGATAGGCGGCATGCTGGCTGGAACCAAATATACTCCAGGTGCAGTAGTAGAAAAAAATGGTGCTCTCTATAAAGAATATAGAGGTATGGCGAGCAAGGAAGCCCAAGAGGACTTTATGGGTCAGATGTCGTCGTGGAAAACATCCGAAGGCGTATCTACGCTGGTTAAATTCAACGACAATCAAGACGAAATATTGTCTGATATTGCCGGCGGACTGCGATCTGGATTAACATATGCTGGGGCCGGTAATATCAGAGAACTGCAGGAAAAGGTGCAGTTTGTTATCGTGACACAATCTGGTAAGATAGAGAGCATGCCTCACAAGACACTGAAGCTGTAAGCGCTCGCCGTCGATACTCGAATCTTATCGAGCACATTTTCGGCGAGGTAACTTGGAGCGACGTGGGAATCCGCTGCGCGCATGTCGGCGCTTAGAGACACGTTGAACCTATATACTCTAACACTGATGACTAGGGTGCCTTAGCTAGGCGTAACGGTATTGGCAGATTTGCTATCTGCAGGTGTTAGAGAGGCCAGACTCGCGCCTGGCCTCCAAGTTCATTATCGTATCTGTATCTCTTTGGGACGCGCTGAGGTTGACAACGGCAATTGTATCTTCAGAACCCCGTGTTCTAAAGAGCATTCTATCTTATCGATATCTGTCCTATCAGGAAGAACATAGGTCTTCTTGCCTTTGTTCTTGATGTGATCCGACCTCTCGAACTCCACCACGAGATATCTATTTTCCACTGTTAGCTTTATGTTCTCTTTTTTTACGCCCGGTAAATCGAGATACAATATAGATTCATTCTTGTTTTTCTCAATCATGTCATCTCTATGGCATCTATTGAGCTCTAAGTCCTTAAAAAACATATCGTTTATAAATAATGATGGTAACATAAGTGTACTCCTTTACCTATAATATAGTGCCAGTTTTTATTATGTAAAGTGCAATGGTGAAGTATAAAGTATAAATGCTGTATTTATTGGCATATACTTGTATAGTGACACTAATAATATTAGTTACTGCTATAATAAATGTTGTATTGAATGCCGACTTTAGACATTACACCTATCAACCCATAATGGACGCTAATGTAATCATGTTGGCCATACTTTGGCCAATAAGTTTTTTATGCATAATATACTTTAAGATAGAAGATAAATATAAAGAATTCGTAAGAAAAAAGATAGAGAACCACATATGGTGCTATCACTTAGATCCATCGTATCTAGACACACTTAGTATAAAAGATCTTAAGATGATGAGGCACGCGTGCAATATAAGAGTTATAGAAGACTATAGCGGCCTCATTGCTAAAAAAATAGAAAACTGTATCTTGAATAAAGAGTTTGAAAAAAACTTTCTGTGAGGTTTAAATGTCCGATAGAGCTATAGGTTTGTTGGTTGGCGGAATTGTTGGTTTTGTATTTGGTGTTGCGACTGTGATGTCGATGGCTTTCTATTATGCTGGAAAAGAGATGAAGAAGAAAAAATCCAGAGTTATGGATTTCTACAAAGAATTAGATAAAGTCAAAGATACCCTAAAGAAGGCTACAGATGTTCAAGAAAGAATGAACAAGGTCAAGCAGATAACCAAAGAACAGTTAGATCTGCAGATGCAGGTTGAACTGCCTCAAAAAAATGCACTAGACGGCCAGTATAAAAATAGTCTATCGAGAAAGATAACCTCGATGGAAGAAGAGAAAAAGGGCATTTTGCAATCGATACTGAATGATGGTTTTGACCCAGAAATCACGATAATGAACTCAGAATCAAAGTTAGAAACAATGAAATTATCTGAGTTCATGACTAGAAATAACATGTCTGCCGAACCAACTATAAAAACTAAATCTAAATCTAAAGCTAAGCTTAAATTAATAGAGCCATTAAAAGAAGAACCCAAAGAAGAATCTAAAGAAGAACCTAAAGAAGAACATAACGAGACTCCACAATGATAGTGATAGCCACCGACAAGATGTATGTGGTAGCAAAAAAGATCTATTCTATCTATTTAGATGAAGATATTGATCTGCGTTATTACGGCAGGAGCAGATTAACTTTTTTCTGCTACAACATAAAAATCACTTTTGAACCAGACGACGCAGGCAACCAGACCACTATAACTCCATCCCGATCCAATGATATTATGACAGTAGAATTTAAAGTTCATGGTCATAGCAGAGCGATAAATGTTTACAAAGACATAGTGAATCAGATACGCGAGCAGTGCCCAGATCAAGTTTATTTGGATAAGATAGCTGAAAGCTTTTTAACGAGGAGAGAAGAGGATGACCCCAGCACAACAGAAATTTGTGAATCTGGAAAAGAAGAAAGAAGAAGTAAAACGCTATTACGAAGAACTAAAGTCCGCCCTGGAAGACGTGGTAAAAGAAATAGGCGTTAATTCTTATTTTCAAGATGAGCAGGGTGTTGTGTATAAGACGGTGACGCCCGAAGGTAAATGGGTTCAATTTGAACAATTCTCTTATCTTAGAACTAGAAGAGAGCACGAAAAACGCGGAGACCTATCTCTTAAAGAGGCCGAAGAAGCGGGATTCTCCATTACCCGCAAGTAATTTTTACCGAACGTATATCTATTCGAGGTAAAATATGAGCGTTTTTGTAGATAAAAAGTTTGAAAATTTAGACTGGATATCCGCGGCCACAGAGCCTATGGAGTCCTCAATAAATGAAGTCCTGGCCGTGTTACCAGATTGTATAGTGGTCGATTATCCCACCTATCTAAATATAGTTGGAGACTCATGGAGTCTTAATATAGACGCGAATGGCGTATTAAGGCATGTGAGCAATACCTATAAACCTCAGAATCCAATAGAAGAGAGTGCCATGCTCAAGATGAAGAGTATGGGTTACTCTAATAAATCTATTCTTTTAGATAGTTTCAAATTTGAACTGGAAGGTTCACCGATCATTGATCATGTCAATGGTGTAATTTCCGGCGGTCAAATTAAACTTATTAAGACCGGTTCTACAGTAGAAGAAAAAGTTCTCAGTAAAATCTTAGGTCAAGAGGGTCTCGGCGAGATATATTCCGTTTACTTTCATCCATCTTGTGGCAACAGAGTAAACGAGATAATGGAACTGCTAGGCAAATGCGAAAATGGAATAAAGCAGAAATCTATCAAGAAAAAAAGACACGTTCTGATAAACAGACTCCGCGAAATCTTTAAAAATAACGAGTGGAGCATTAAGGACACGGACCTAGCGGACAAGATGGGTCATTGGATCGCGCTTTATATAACAAAAGGCGATCTTTCTGCTCTATCTAATTTCTGCAGACTTAAAGTTATGACCCACAAAGGAAATCCTATCTACTCCATGGAGGAAGTATCGTGAGTTCGGCCAAGAAACGCATAATGAAATACATAGAGAGTATTACACCCTCTACCCCGATATTCAAGGTATCTATTCCCGATCCTATCGAGGGTTACAGTATTCGCGTGGAAAAAGATGAAAATTTCAAATATAAGGCTCAAATGGACATGAGCGAGCCATTAGCTAAACTTGTGGCTGAGTGCTACAGCGAAACTTTTAACATGAGAAGTAAAAAATATGACGTGTATCCGGATACCATAACGAGTCAAGTTATCACCACGGTAATAACAAACATGGTGGCCTTTATCGAGTCTAACATGCCATGTAAAAATCCCAAGATGACTAAACTATATAAATGGGTCTACAATGTAAAATACAATTGTTCAGACGAAGTATTGGACGGCATGTTACTGATATACACATACATGGAGCCTTTGGTAGATCCTAACTCTTTTAAAATCTTAGAAGATAAGAAACAACATACCCCAAATATATTTGCTCTGCTAGAGGCTATGAAGGAAAAACATGAAGCGCGATCGTAAATTAAATAACGACGATATATTGAAGTACGAACCGATGGTAGAGAAATACATAAGAGATTACGTAGTAAAGAATTGGAATGAAGCTTCTACTATCAAGAATAAGGGTGAAGTGGCACTCGGCAACACCGGCATGTGCGTAAATGACATCAGGCAGCATCTGAGAACAGAAGTCTGCGTAGCGCTTTACAACTATAATCCAGACTATAGGACAAAAGAAGGTAAATCTGTCAAAGAATCTACGTTCGTATATCAGCATCTATTCAACAGGATAGGTCAGTTGATGAAACGTCTAACTAAGAAGAGGTATGGATACGGCGTATGGCACTCAAACTTGGAAGAGACCATGTGGGAAATAGAGAGTGGCGACTAATATTCATCGTCGCAGCTATCACCGCAATCCTATCGATAGTTCCTACGTCTGAAGCATCCGAGACGTTCATAAAGAACGGAATGGATCTTAGAAACACATCCAGCACTAGGATAATATCTTTGGGCTACAAAGATAAGATTCTAGACATAAGACCATTTAATACCATCGATTGGTCGATGGAGACTGGCATGTGGATGTTTCCAAACAAGGATGCTATCGGCTATAATCCATACGGCTCTATCCAGCTCGGAACAACAATAACAAACGACATATTAATTGCCTCATTGGCTAATGGTATCGGCCTGATAGGGAGAACTGACAATAATTTAGGGTCTAACTTTCAATTCTTTCACGATGTATGCATTGGTATAAAAGATTCTAATAACGGTACGAATATAAGTCTATGTTACAAGCACATATCAAATGCTGGAATAAAAGAACCAAACAACGGCAAAGATTTTTTGTTGCTTAAGATAGGTCTACCTTACTAATATGATAACAGAATTCAAGGCGCCTAAAAGATATAGACATAAAAACTCTATAGATATAGATATCGATGTCACGAAAGTTCTCGAAGATTCGCCGACATCGATAAAGTTAGTCGTATGGTACTGGAATAGACAGTATAAATTTCGTCACGACATAGACGAAATAGTTGTTAAAAAAGAACATTACGACATGTGGGACGAAATAGATGAAATCATATGAGACGCCTAGTCAAGCATATCTCGGCACCCTAGAGGACGTGTATTTTAATTTTGACATCAAGTCTTCTCCCAGAGGGCAACCTATAAGAGAGAAATTAGATTATACTTTTAAAGTGCTGTGCCCGGATAGTTTGCCTCTCAAGACCTTAGACAGCTCCAGAAATCAAGTTATAGAGAATTACTCTATAAAAGAAAATGAACTATATGAGAGCTGCAGTAATCTAGCGGAAGATTTTGGCAAGGCCAGTAAGTTTTGGCTGTCTCTTGCAAACCCCGACGGCACTATTAATTCTGCGTATGGTCACCTTATATGGGCAAATAAGTCTCATGGATCTGATTTTGAACAGGTGCCGCAAGAGATAATAAAATCTACTTCCAAAGAAGGCGCACTGTATATTACCAAGCCCATAAGAAGAACTCCATGGGAGTGGTGCATAGAGTCTCTTAAGAGAGATAAGGATACTCGACAGGCGATACTTAGATTTTCTCTTCCGGACCACCAGTGGTTCGGAAATAAAGATCAGACATGCACCATGCACGGATTATTCTTGATAAGAGAAGATAGATTAAACTTATCTATCGTAATGCGAAGTAATGATCTTGTAAAAGGTCTAGTGTATGATCTACCTTGGTTTTGCAGTCTAATTCCCAAGATGGTAGAAGATCTAAGAGACGCATATCCTACTTTAAAAATGGGTACATATACGCACACAGTCCATTCTATTCATATATATGAAAAAGATACGCAGACTGTTCTTAAGATGTTAGGTAAAAATTATGCATGAGTTAAAGGGTATAAACGGAGAACCACCTTCGGCAGACGATTTTTTAGATGTCAAGGACTGCGCTTTAATCACAGAAAGAATCGTCAATGCGCTGGATCATGTCGCCCAGTTTAATCTGGGTGATTATCTAGTGGCAAGAACAGACAATAAAGATTACGTCAGAGACGCATACGGTTCGGTCATAAAATATAGAGTCCTATATATCGATAAATTAGGTTTTCCTTATATCAAGAGACTCTCTAAAAATGGAAGACCTACGGGTTTTTTATACAGTATGTTAGATTTTAGCCAACTAGATTATTCAGACACCACTAATTTAATTAGTGTCGTGCCAAGCAACAATTCATCGCGAGGCTCTACGTTAACTTACATGATTGATCCCGACTACGCAGATGCTATAATAATGGGAGACATAGAAAACTATGACCCATGCGCCGTACTTAAATCAAAATCTAAGCTACATAGAGAGATAGCCAAGCACAATAAGTCTATATCTATTAGGATAGATAACCCTGTTAAATTAAATAAATTTATCAGTAATCACATAAAAGTTGGTGCCTCAATATGGCGATCTGTAAACAACTGCCTGACAATATTGGAAGTTTATCCCAAGTATTCTTCCAATAGTATCAAGGGTAAATATGTGGCGCGGGCCATAAATTCCCTAAACAAAGAAGTTCTTATTTCTAGAAAAGACTTATGTAATAAAGTGTTCTATACGGCTAGACCCCGCTCATATAAAGAACTCAAAGATCCGAATATATAATATATCGGAGATATCTATGGAAAATACATTGCCGGTCAAGACAGGTGAAGATTTTATCGCAGAACTTGAGACGATGGATCTTAGCGATCTCAAGAATAAACAATATGTGGTTGCGGTAAATCAGGGTGATAGAAGTGGACCTAAATTTGTCTGTTCCACTATCAAGGGCCCATTCTCGTTTGAGGAGATGTGCGAGAACGTTGGCTTGATGTGGAGAAATCACCAACATCATGCTAAAGTCGTAATCTTGGAAAGAGAGCAGGACAAGCCAGCTAAAATCTTGGACGAGAACACAGTCGATTACATAGAAGCGCACTATGAAGATATCGTGACTGAATCTATGTTAGGTGGTGTATTTGACGAAGTTAAAACCTATACATGCAAGGCAAACATAATTGATTCTTCTCAAGAAAATTTGCCCAAAAAGATAGAAAACACAGATGCTGATAAGCAAGATACCAGTCCTTGATAAGGGCTATGTAGGTCTAATAGATAGCAGTAATACTACTAAAAAATTACGCGATATCGGCCAAGAATTTTTTGGCGGCGATTATCCCTCTTCCATAGAAGAATTGGGCACTTTGACACTCGTGTTGAAGTGCCCAATTTTTATTCAATTAACTCTATCAAAATACAACTTTAAGATAATAGGCACTAAACCATCCCCGGAGTTGGAGGCGTTCATACCTAAATCTCATGAGATAGGTACTAAAGATCGTCAGTTGAACGATCTAATATCTGACGATATAGATAGGACTACGCAGGCTTTAATGATAAATCCCAAGGCTTATAGAGCCGACGGCGCAGACAGCGACATAAGTCAAATATTGACACCCATAAATATATACACTACACTCATTGTTCATGGTTCGTATAATGAATGGTGCAAATTCGCATACAAAAATAGCTCTAAATTAATAGAATCATATTCAAGAGCCATACAACAGATAATAGAGGCAGAATGGAAACCGTAAAAAAAACCAAGAAGAAAAAACCCAAGAAGAAAAAGAAAATGAAAAAAAGCACTAAACAAAAGAAAACTAAAACCGCAGATCCCAATATACTAGAGATAGTAGAGAAGGAGATAGAAATAATTTGTCCGGTAAGAGGCAAGATTAAGAAGATGTTTAAAGTGAAAGTGTTAAAGCCGGTCAAAGTCGATCAAAAAAGTTTTGTAGAGTCTAGCGACTATCTAGACAAGATCGATGAAGAAAATTCTCCGATATACGGAACCACGGAGACAGAAGACGATGTCTAGAAAAAGAATCTCTAAGATAGAGAATTTCATGAACATGGCCGACATAGTCTCTCAAAGATCTCATGATGAAGAGACGCAGGTCGGTGCAATTCTAATAAAGAATGATTCCAGCGCTATAGTTGCAACCGGATACAACGGTTTTATACGCGGAGCTCAAGATGACGAACTGCCGTCAAAGAGACCAGATAAGTATGAATACATACTACACGCAGAACAGAACTTGATATTTAATTGCGCGAAGCATGGAATAGGTACGCAAAATACTACGCTTATATGTACTCACACGCCATGTCGACTGTGCATGCGTATGTTGTTTAGCTGCGGCATTACGCAGGTTATCGCCAAGTCTCTATATAGAGATTGGCAAGATATACTTCATATGGACGATCTGGCTGTGGATTACATGTTCTGTAAAGACACAGGCTATTATTATTTGACCTACCTATTGAACAAGCCAAAAACTAAACGTAAAATAGCCAACAAGCATAAAAAAAGATGACAAGAATAATCTTTATCGGTTCAAATCCCAGCAATTCTTCCTCTACTAATAGACCTTTTGATAACGATACTCTATCTAGGAGGGTATTAGATTCATGGATAAAAAGATTAGATGTAGAACTATCTATAGAGTATCTTAATCTAAGCGATCTTAAAACTAAAGATAATAAGCCTCTGTCGGCAAAAGACATAAGGGAGTCTGCGATTAGACTTAAAAAATCATTAGATGAGCGCAACAACTATAAATTAATAGCGTTGGGCAATAGCGCTGCAAGGGCATTGACACTGCTACAGTTGAGCTTTTATCATATGCCGCACCCATCAGGAAGAAACAGGAAGCTCAACGACAAATATTTTGTAGAAGAAAAAATAAAGGGACTCAAGAAATTTCTTGAGTCCCCATCCCATCTCTAAACTAATTTAATTAGTTGGCAGATTGTGCCTGAGATATAACTTCGTTACCCGCAGTCTTGCTTGCCATCTCTTGAATTATGCGTCTTTTGGTATCTAATTTAAGAGATTGAGCTCCAGCGGTTTGAACAGCTGCTATTAAATCTAATGCAGCCTTTTTACTAGCAAGTGCAACTTCAATTGCCCGCTTAAGTTTAGCACTCAATGGCGCGCTTGCAGCAAGTGCGGCTTCTAATTCATCAGCCAGGCTCTTTCTAGTTAGAGCGTTGATGAGGCGTTTTTTGGTCTTTGCAGTTAACATATATACTCCTACAGTATAGATTATATCATGAATTTATTTAGTGTTTAAATAGTGGCCATATAGTCGCGATTACGCCCACTAAGCCTGCAACTATACCAACAATCTTAGCAAACTTAACGATGGCACTATTTCTATAAGCTTTTATAGCTTGCGCTTCTATGTTCTGTATCTCTAACGGACTGAGTCTAACGTCCATCTTTTGGACCAGCGACTCTAGCAATTCGGTTCTATGCATGTGTTCTTTTAAGGAGTCCGTGTTTTGCTGGAGAATGTCGTTCATGCGCTTGAACTCTTCATACATTCTTTCGTCCTGCTTTAAATGATCGTCGAAAGCGGCTTTCTGAAGGGCCAACTCTTTATCGATGTTCTTTACACAACTATCGACATCGTCAATCTTTTCTTGTATGTAGCTTAGCTTATCTTCTGTATCTTTAGCCATAAAACGAATTGCAAAACATTAAAATTACATACACCTATCATATCATAGAGTGCTGATTAGGCAAAGGCATAGATATACAATTGATTTGTATAATGATTTGCGGAGGTAAATATGAATATTTTTTCCACCGATTTTGATCCTAAAACATCAGCACAGAACTTAGATGATCTCAGGGTCAATAAGATGATCATAGAGTCTGCATCTCTATTGGCCAATGCCATAGCGCATCATGGCGGATCTACTGCAGATCTGCCGATATCTAAGATATCCGGCAACCCTTTTAAGACAAAAGCGTGGCAGAAGCATCCTAGTTGCCTATGGGTAAAAGAGAGCAGAAGCAATTATGAATGGCTATTAAATCATACCATCGCCCTCATAAACGAGATAAAGGGCAGGAGGGGCACGGATCACTGCATGTCGTATAACATCCCCGTTTTGACGAGGGGAGCAAATTTTATACCCATTGGCGAATTGACGCCGTTTGCAAATTGCACGCCCTATAAACAAATAGAAGATCCCGTGATGGCGTATAAAATGACAATGATATATAAATGGGAGCACGATGCGAAAGAACCAATATGGACCAATAGCAATAAGCCTGATTGGTACAATTCAGAAATGATCTTACTTACCTCCACTACGGAAGGCGAGTTTAAATGGACAGGCGTTAGACTTTCTAGGTCTAAAAGAGACAAAAATGCTAAATGATAAGATAAAAGAACGAATAAACCTTATATCGCAAAAGATATACGATCTTCAAGACGAAAAGAAAACATTAGAATCAAGATTGTCAGAAATAGAAGTGAGAATGCATCAATTAGTTGGTGCATTATATGAGCTGCAATCTCTGATATCTAAAGAAGACGATGAGGCAAAGGAAGACTAGTTTTTAGTGTACGTGTCGCCGTCTTGCTTAACGCCCTCAGAGTCACCAAAATTAGCATCTTTACCTTGAAACTTTCTGCCCCAATAAAGAGCCGCACAAGCATAAAATAAATTTAATGCTTGAGCAATATCAATTCCACCTAAAGCACCAGACCATTTGCCAACAAGTCCCACAAGAACTGTATTAAAGCTAACAAATACCAGTGTTAGAGAAATACTTCCCTTACCCGTCTTAGGATCTCTAATAGTCGGTAGCGGTAATCCATGTCTATTTAAATTAGATGTAAAATTTTTCCAGATGTATGATATTTCTCTAATAGTCATAAATGATTACTCCTCGGTCCAAACAACATCTACGTTCATTAGATTTCCAGCTGAAGTAACCCCACCAAAATTCAAGGCAAGAACTTCATTAGAAGAACGAAGAGTTATGTCTTGCATGGTGGTTGCCTCTATAGTAGACCAAACCAATGAGTCTTCTACTGTAGCGCCAGTAGAGGGAATTATTAATTTTTCGGTATGCAATGCTCCTACTGTAGTACCTAACGTAGTTGGATTTGCCGTATAATATCGCACAGTGGCTGTAGCAGATTCATTGAAGGAGTCATACGGTACGGCTGTTAAATTGGTAAAAGTTCCACCTACATTTTGACTAGATCTTTTTATTAAACTTACGGTTCTAGTTGCGGTAGCAGTTTGAGTACCATCTACAGATATATGTTTTATTTTAACTACTTTTGAATTACTACCGGTTATAGTAAAAATATCAGTACCATTAGCTGCATACGTAAAATTTGCTGTAGCTGCAGCGTATGTTGATATAAACCCTGTCTTTTGTCTTATCGGTAAAGAATCTCCATCGAACGAGTTATTTATTTGTATCGAATCTTGGTTTATCAAATAAATATAATCAAACACTATATTCGTGTTTGTTGCGGCGCCTGTATTTAACACCTCTAAATTTAAATCAACCACATCATATGGTCCGGGTAAATGCAACCTATGTTGAGCTATTAACTGCTGGTCCAATAAGAAACTAACCTGATCTGGTTGAACTTCTATGTAATATTCATGACTTTGACTGCTGTTGGAGCCATTAAAATAATTAATAGCAGTGATTTGAAAATCGGTGGGATCCGTGGAAGATTGAGTAATACATCTTAATTGAGTATTATTTGTACCTGTAAATTCAAAATACGCACCTGCCCCAGAATCTTGAAAACCTACAGTTACAACCTGATTTGCAGATCTATTGGAAATGCTAAAATTTGTTCTAAGACTTATTGGACCATAATCACCGGCGTAGACAGCAGTAACTCTATTACCAGATGTAACGCCTGAAGATAACGTTAATAGAGAAGATCCGACGGAATACGATGCAGAACCATTGGTAGAAACTACCCAATCGGGTGAAAGCGATATACCAGAAAAATCGTCTCTGTACGTTCCTTCGTCTGTCAACATATTTCCACGAATCTTTAGTTGATTATCGGGATCGGTTAATAGCCTAGTTTGAGTTGTCCCGGTGTCAGGTATGTTTGGAGTATATTGATCGCCTAGAACCACACCGGCATCTACCGGTGTCTGATCTGAAGCTATAGTGACCGGCAAAGAATTAGCCATTGTGTCTTGGCCGGTAACGCCGGCAATATCGCCAAGAGACACTTCTAACGATCCAGAAGGATTTACCTTAACCGGAATAAATGTGCCGCCGCCAGAACTAGATTTACCTTCAATTATAGTTCTTGTAATCTGAGTAAGTGATCTATCTGAGATAGGATCAGACAGCCTAATCAACTGAGATCCTGCCCAACCAGCCCAACATGCACTAGAAAGAGTATATACACCAGAACCTGCTGCCACTTTTTTAACTTCAGCTGCAACCTTAAGATCAAAGTTAGAGAATACTGGAACCGAGGCATCGTTGATATTTGTGTGTCTGTAAATGGTTACCCATGTCTGGTTTGGAGCAAGTATCTCAACAATAAAACCAGCATGACCAAATAGACCAGCTCTAATACGAGAAAGTTGATCTTTAGATATATCCATTACGACCGGATTACCTGCAAAATCTACATATGCGCTGCCTGCAGCACCATTGCACGGATCTAGCCATGAAGATCGCTGCGCACTGAATATAATAGTACCGTTACGACTATATTTCAACGAAAAGATTCCATCCTCATGCGAGAAGAAAACACTATTGGCCCAAGTAGTCGCGTCGTCGGTGGCGCCGATTCTCAAAGTTACACCGATTATTGACACAGTAGGAAATGCCCACGTAAAGCCCCATCCAACTTCTGAATTTGGTCTATATTTAACAAAGTCCTTACTGATTATCGCATAGCGACCATTAGCATTAGTGCCAGTAGTAAGTGTAACTTGACCATTAGCTTGCGATGCTGAACCCGTACTTACATTTATAGCATCTATAAAATTAGTCCAATTAATGTCATCTAATTGGACCTCGATTTGATTTGTTCTAATTGATACAGATTGATTACCAAAAAAATCTAATGGTGCGCTTAGTTTATTTAGTATTGCGGTTGAGTTCACCGGCAGTGGATTTAATGTCGTATAGGCATTACCATTTTGATCGTGAAGCGATACATCAAGCGATGTTGTATCGCCGTATGTGCCAGAGCCTGTAACAGCAGTGACTTTTTTATTATATTTTGTATCGTCTGGCGTTAAATTTCTCTGCTGAACCTGTAGTCCAATATTGTCCCCGTCTGTAGCGCTAATCTCAGTATTTGTGTTTATTGAACCATCAGAATTAATCGCTAGAAAATCTATTCCATCTCCGATTTTTATAGAATCTTGAGTATGATTTAAATCTCTAATATCTAAGTTATTTGCAGTTACAGTTGCATTAACATTTGAGCCAGACACATCAACTTTATCAGTTGCAAATGTTAAATCTCTAATATCTAAGTTATTTGCAGTTACAGTTGCATTAACATTTGAGCCAGATACATCAACTTTATCAGTTGCAAATGTTAAATCTCTAATATCTAAGTTATTTGCAGTTACAGTTGCATTGGCATTAATAGATCCATCTGCGTTTATAGCTAATGTTTCTGTACCGTCACCTATTCTTACAGAATCGGCTACATCGCCAGTATTAGGATAACCATCCTTGTGACTTAGTTGTACCTCTAACTCTGCATTTACCGTGCCGATGTTTAAAGACCCGTCGGATAGCTGTACGGGGAGAGGGTTATCAACAGTATAGTATTGACCATGTTTGTCGACTGAAACAACTCTATCGGCTACAATAGGCTCTTCGTCATAGACGGCCCTAGTGTATTCTTCAAACGGTATTGATGGTCTTTTTTGCTCGTTAGCAGATATTTTAGCTGATAAAATTAATGTATATGCGCTTACATTAATTCTAGAATCTATGTTTCCGCCTTTAGGACCCACAAACATGACATTAGAATTTATGATTCTTTTTATTTCTATTTGATCTAAAGTTGGCAAAGAAGTAGCTGTAATTATAACTTCTTGTTTTACTTTAAATAAACTAGTGTCATTAACACTGATTAAACCATCGCTGCCACCGTCAGCAATAAACGATTGCGGAGAAACCGCAATCAGACGTTTTTCTAACATTACCACACCTTACCGTATTCTCACAACCATTTGCAAGAATAAATATTATATCACGATTAAGATGTTCTTGTGCGATAACTTATATATACGGTGTCGCTATTGTCCAATATAAACTCTAGACGAAGACCTGCCCAAGATATCTCTCTATTATTTATTAGGGCGAAATCAGTATTTATTATAGAGGCAGCGCCCGCTCCATCGACAGTTAATGTTATATCTTCATTGACCGGCGCAGAACTAAGAATTACTTTTTTATCTAATATGTTTTGATTACTTAAATTAAATGTCTGTGTTACTATAGCGTATTCTTGAGATGTACCAGAAAGACCTCTAGGTCCCCGATTAACAACTATAGTCTTTATCGGAGTAGACTGTTCCCTTATTACGATAGTTTTAACTATAGTTGTTGCCATCTTATTCTCTAGTAACTTCGGGTGATATATTGATGATGCCGGTGAGGATTCTATTTATGGCGCCATCTGGATAGGCTATTTTTATATCGTACGCATATTGCGTAATAGTTCTTTCTGCAGCAAAAGAAGGCATGATCTTTAATAAAGAAGTCTTAGCGGCAGGTAATCTTATTATAAATTCGCCATTTGCTAGATTAACAGGGACAAAGTCGAATTCGGTCTCGATCTTATCGCTAGATGCAGTCTTTCTGATATGACCTAATATTTCAGCGCCTGTCAAATCAATTGGGTTATTTTCAGAGTCTAGAAGGGCCATATTTAATATGAAATCTGAACCCTGATCGATATCAAAATTAGTACGACTTATAGACATAATTTACTATAATATAATTTATATATTATATCATATTATTATATGACTCATATATTTTACTAATTGCTCTACTGATTTTCCCGCCATCTACGATACTTGCATAAATATAATATATAAAGCTCTGTTTGAATTTAAATCAACTAATCTGTTGATTCTAATACTTTATTTATCACAATATAATTAGTTTGACAATAATTATTTCAGCTATTAGAGTGGCTCAAGCAGGTTTAAATAACCTACCCAAGCCACTCCGCGCATATTACGAGTACACCTGAACGAACTCAAGGTTGTCCACGTTGTCGCTGATCGCGCTGTAGTCAAGCGCTGAGGCGAGACTGCCCCCGTCGCGTATCCTATCTTACGGATATATTGAAGAAAACTCAATAAAACTATGCGTACTCGAAAATGATGATCGCGCCTTGGCTACCGCTGCCGCCGTTAAAGGTGCCGGTCGCCTGAGTGCTCAATGCGCCGCTCCCTCCAGCGCCGTAGCCCGTACCGTTCTCGCCGGAACCGTTCACTCCGACTGAGGCACCTCCCGCGCCAAATGGAGAACTTGCGCCTGCACCCGGTCGTCCCACTGTCCCGCTGAGGCGTATGCCTACACTTCCGGGAGTACCTCTTACGTTGATAAATCCCGCCGTAGGCGGCGCGGTGGCAGTGCTTCCACCGGCCACAAAAGCGACTGTAGTTCCAGCAGCGCCGACAAGTCCGCCAATCCCGCCAAAGCAGTTAATTGCGCTGCCAGTGTTAATCCAAGTTGTGCCGCCTGTGTCACCCGAATTCCCTCCTATTCCGCCCGCTCCTCCAGCTCCGATGCTGATTGAATAACTTGCCAAAGTAACGGTCAAATAAAGTCGTATGATATTTCCCGACATACCGCCGCCTCCGACACCCACGCTCGATGTTGCGCCGGTAACTCCACCGCCGCCTCCACCGCCCCCAATCAAGGTGATATCTGCATATTTCGTTCCGGGGGTAGGCGTATAGGTCCCGACTCCGACCGTAGATAAGACTCTAACTCCGAGCAGATTACGATTTGGAATTGAAACGCCATTTTGCCGATGCTTTAACTCGTTAGTTGCCGAGTTGTACCAAATATCCCCATTAGCCAGTAAGCTAGGATCGCTCGCGGTTGAACCAATCATCAATCCTGCTTCAGATGCGTTAGCCGTAGTTATTTGTTTTCCGGCAAAATTGTTCCCGCCAGCAAGATTTGCTTTTGTTGTGAATTGATTTTGAATTGAGCTAGTAACTCCCGAAAGATAGCCCAATTCGGTATCAGTCGCAGCCGAGACAGCAATTTTTCCTGAAGCGTTCGATATCACCGCGCGATTAACGGTCAGATCAGAGCTTGTGATAGTGCTGGCAGCGCCAGTGATGACAGCATTATCACCTTTAGGTATTACGAAATTGAATACGGCGGCGCTTGAAGTTCCGGCATTGGTCACAGTCGCGGATGATCCTGCCGCGCCAGTAGTGACGGTTCCAACTGAGATACTAGCAGCAGCTCCATTATTTCCAGCCACGCCTTGCGCGCCAGTATCGCCCTTCAAGCCTTGAGGACCTTGCGGGCCTTGATCGCCAGTATCGCCCTTCAAGCCTTGAGGACCTTGCGGGCCTTGTGGACCAGTTGCTCCAGTTGCGCCAGTTGCTCCAGTTGCGCCAGTAGGACCTTGTGGACCGGTATCGCCTTGTGGACCTTGTGGACCGGTATCGCCTTGTGGACCTTGTATACCTTGTGGACCTTGTGGACCAGTCATACCTTGTGCGCCACTCAAATCTGTTATATAACCATATGAAGATCCATCCCAAAGATAAAGTTTTGCGTTATCTGCGTCTTCTGCATTTCCAGTGTCAATTATAGCAAATTGACCCGAAACAATTCCCGATGGACTAGTATCCGCTAACAATTCAGACAATGAAACGTACACTTTAGCTATAGAAAAAGCTTGACCAGCAGGACCTTGCGGGCCTTGTGGACCAGTAGCACCAGTTGCACCAGTTGCACCAGTTGCACCAGTTGCACCAGTTGCGCCAGTTGCACCAGTTGCGCCACGCGAGCCAGTAAGACCACGAGGACCTTCTGGACCTCGAGGTCCTTGCATATTGAGACCGGATATAGGCCAGCCTGACGCAGTTTTGGGTCCATGGATGTGATAAATAGTCTTTTCTATAAAATAGTCGCCGACTTTGCCAAGATTAGGTGGGACGATATTTCTGTCGTTCACCTCATCATATTCGTAGAGGCCTGCGATGATCGTTGCGCCATCAACACCGTTAGCACCAGCAGCACCAGCAGCACCATCGGCGCCAGCAGGGCCAGCAGGACCAATCAATTGGACATAAGAAGAACTCCAAGATCCATCTGTTTTAGGGCCATATAAACGAACGTCTGTAGGGCTAATTTTAGCTAAATAGTAATCGCCGTTTGATCCAGTGTATTCAACTGGAGGCGATACGTTGTCAAAATTTTTCATAAGAACAACTAGGCTTTGAATAGCCCAACCGCTATTAATTAAAACGTCTTTGAGATCTGCTGTAAAAGTTATATCTAAATAATTTGCAGTTCTAACTATAGAAGCTATATGAGGACCGCTTGGACCATTGCTCCACCAATTTCCACTAACTATTTTATCTCCTACCCTAAGATCATTTAATTGATAATCCTGTGCTAAATTTACTCTTACTTTATTAGCCGCATCAAGAACCATTGGATAGCGTAAATCGTCTTGATAATATTGAAATCCCTCAATAATAGTTGCACCAGCAGGGCCTTGCGGGCCAGTAGCACCAGTTGCACCAGTTGCACCAGCAGGACCTTGTGGGCCAGTTGCACCAGTAGCACCAGTAGCACCTTGTGGGCCGGTAAGACCCTGTAAACCTTGTGGACCTATAGATCCATCTGCGCCATCTGCGCCAGCAGGACCTTGTGGACCGATAGGACCCTGCGGACCGATAAGACCTTGTTGGCCAGTAGCACCTACTAGCGATGTGCCAGATCCCCATCCAGAAAGTGTTTTAGGCCCAAATATATTCCAACTAGTAGTATTAATATAAAAATCACCTAAATTACCTGCACCAGACGATGGATTTGAAGAACCAGACAATACAGAACGACCATCTTGACCGCTTCCGCCTCCGCCCCCACTACTAATAGATATTCCGCTTACTGGAAAATAATTTATGTAGAGAACATCGTTTTCTTTTAATTCTGTATCTCCATTAATAGCTGAAGGTCCCATAAAACTTAAACGACTTATGGTTTCGCCGCTCGAATTCATGACTTCACTTAATGAATAGTCCACGTTCTTAAACAATAGAATTCGTGAATCAGTGGCAACAAATAAACCATCAGTATTTATTTTAAATTCTAAATCAATATATTGATTGTTTATTTGCTGTTCAGATAAGGTTATGACCTCACTGCGCATAGATTCTATTCCACTTACAAGCGAATCTACATATTGCTTACGAGCAAGATCATCTGCATCTTGCGGATCTGCTGGTACTTGAGGTATGGTTAAAAACTCTAATCTATCACTACCGTTTAATTTAAATAGATCAACATCTGCGCCATTTGCGGCATTTCGCGCGCGAACAGCACTATCGTTTTCTAATAGTATCTTTTCTGTTCCTACTGTTCCTGAACCTATAAATTTTTTCTTAATTCTAATATCTGACATAAAAATTTCCTGTTATCCTATACTTGTAAATAAAACATTATTATATTGTTCGATTAATTTTCCCAGTCCGACGACAATGTAAAATCATAATTCGAAGCAGATGCTATTTCGCTGCGCTTAATTACAGCAAGATTTCTAGATTCATCTGATACTATTATTTTATGTAATTCATATTTTTGACCAATCGATATTCCGCTTCTCTTGCGCATTTTTGCTTTTTTACCGGCGGTAAAATCTTTAAATGCTCCGACTAAACGTTTAGCCGAAGATTCGTGCTTGTAAATAAAGGCAACCATCTTCCATGCGGTTTGATCTTTAAACGTTGGATGGTTCAATATGCCGCTTAAAATATTGACATCGCCAGCGCTCATTTGAACCTCTGGAGCAGAATTTGCAGACTGGGATTGAGACACTAATGAACCGCTAGGTTTAATATTCTCTTTAGCAGAACCGTTTGGTGCATAAACACTCAACAACGACTGACCATTGGTGTAGTCAACATTGTATTGAATTACAGCGCCAGCCTGACGATTTCTAAATAGATAGTTTGAGAAACCAGCCCCAACACCGACCATCGATGTAGCAAGAATAATGTTACCTTCGCATACACCGTTTATGACTTCCATAGTAACAACAGAATTAAACATATTTTTGTTGTCACTTGATGCAATATACGCGCCAGTTTGAGCATTTATTACGTTATTTTTAAAAGTAATATTTTTAGCCGCACAGCCGACAACGTTTTGACCTATATAAACTAGATTTCTTGCTACGTTTGGTACTACATATGCTACGTTAGATACGGTCGCAGAAATAGTATCGTTCACTTGACCAGAAACCAATTTATTGATAGTGAGTATGTTTCCATTTATGGCTTGAACTGTTGCGCTAGATGCCCAAGCGCCAGATGGCGATTGCATTGTAGATCCGACAACTATTCCTTTAGTGCTAGAAACTTCAATTGTCGACGATGCACCTATAGATTTAATGACAGCATTGACAGTAAAAGTAGAAAATGCCGGCACATCTGCTGGTTCAGAGCCTGCGAATGTCTTGCCTTCAAATAGACAATTTTGAATTACTCCACCATCTAAATATGGATTTGCAGAAGACATTATCGCAGCATCGCCGTTTGCAACTATTTTACAACCGTCAATCATGAAATTTTTGTGTCCAGGGGCAAGACCGCTGGCGGTTACAAATGATATGGCAGCGGCTTCTGTACCAGGTGAAGTCCAATCAAAGCCGATAACGCAAAGATCTTTAATCACCATACCGTCGCTTGTATTAGCCATGGCTATTGTCGCAGGAACAGACGCTGGGTTGTTTGCCTGCGTAATGCTTATCCCAGATCTAGCAAGTCTAAAGTACAGGGTGACGTTGTCGTTGCTTGCGGTGGCTGGAGAACTTAAGGTCATAGTGCGTGTAGTCGAATTCCAAGCAGATACAGTTGCATTTACACCAACACCGTCAACTTTTTGACCAACTGCAACTGAAGTTGTATCTGGAAGTATCACGATACTAGAACCTGCAGTAACTGCACCGGTCTTTGAAATAGTGATAGTTTTGCCAGTAGTATTGCTATTGGATGTAAGGACATTAACCGGAGAAGTAACGCCAACCATAGCCACTGTAAATCCAGCCGAAAAAGAACCTGAAACGGTTACAGATCCAAGACCTGAAATTGCTCTTAAAGCGGTTTGAATAGTTGATACAGTTGCGTTATAGGCAATATTTACAGTTGAAGTCGCTCCGTAAGCTAATTTAAAAACACCGGTAGTGGGAGCAGCAGAAAATTGAACAGTCTGATAAGTGATAACGTTCTTAGAAAAGTTTCCTGAGGTTGGAGACGCCAAACTAAGCATCATTTGATTTCCGCTTATTGATGCAATTCTAGTTCCAGCAGTGATACCTGTTCCAGAAATAGCTTTTCCAACAACTGCATTAGTCGAATTTGCAAGCGTAATTGTTTGATCGCCAGCAAACCAAGTTCCAACTAAAGTATCATTAGCTGCCTTACCCTCTACAATTGTAAGATCTTTTCCAGCGCCTTGAAGAGTAAGACTCTTGCCTAAAAATTCTATGTTTTCTTTATAAGTGCCAGGACCGATGTTGATTACATCGCCGTTGGTCGCTGCATAGATAGCGGCCATGATTTGAGTATATTGACCTGTTCCGTCTTTACGAACCATTAATGTTGCCATGTTTTTTCCTTTACCGGCATTAGCCGTAGTTAACCGATTCTGATATGAACCGTAATCTTATCTGTTAAGATAAATATTAAAAATTAAATTAAATATTGTGTTGCGAATAGACGAGAAGAGCATATAGCCGTCTTCTCGTCTATTCATCAACTAATTGAGATATTATCGAACGTCTTTGAGATAACGAACAACTAAAACATCATCTTTTTGAGGTGCTTCATCGCTGCTCATTAAAGAAGAAGTAAACTTAATAACAGAAACACTGTTCTCAACGACTATATCATAGTCGATTCCAGGAAGAAGCATGAGTCTGTCGATAGATACAACCATAGAATTAGCAAAACCTTTATAGGTTAGGGCATATTCTTCTGCAGTAATGTCGCCATCTTCAAGTACTTTATACTGAACCATGAATCTGTCGCCTAATGCATCAACCTGACCATCAGCATAGTCTTTAGCTTCTTGCTTAGCAGTACCAATATTATTGGCTACGCTGGTAGCAAAGTTTGGATCAGAGCCAAGCGCATCTGCAAGTTCTTTAAGAGTATCGAGGACAGCTGGTGCACTATTGACAAGATCAGCGATTTCACTGTCAGTATAAGCTTTAGCTTCTGCAAGCTTTGCAGCATCTTGCGCAGCAAAATCAGAACGGATAGAAGCATCTTCAGTAGAGCGAGCAAGAGCCTCGGCAGAAACAGCAGCAACACGAGCAGATTCTTCAGCATCAATATTGCCCTGAAGAACGCCTTCAGCAGCCATTGCACGGGACTCTTCAGCATTTACGTCTGCAGCTCTATCAAGTATTTCTTGATCTAGATCGCCACGTATATCTTGAGCATATGCATCAACATCGCTTATAGAAGAAGTAAGATCTATAACCTTATTATCAACATAAGTTTTAGTGACTGGATCTGCCTCAAGCACGTCAAGACGAGCATCAAGGGCATTATCGCCAGCAATACGAGCAGATTCTTCAGAAGAAACTTCTTGGTCAGTGTAAGCTTTAGCATCTTTAAGAGCTTTAGCTACTGAACCAGCTGTGTTCTCATCACCTTCAAGCACGTCAAGACGGCTATCAAGGGCATTATCGCCAGCAATACGAGCAGATTCTTCAGAAGAAACTTCTTGGTCAGTGTAAGCTTTAGCATCTTTAAGAGCTTTAGCTACTGAACCAGCTGTGTTCTCATCACCTTCAAGCACGTCAAGACGAGCATCAAGGGCATTATCGCCAGCAATGCGAGCAGTCTGTTCAGAATCAATATTGCCCTGAAGAACGCCTTCAGCAGCCATTGCACGAACTTTTTCAGCATCAACCTGACCATCAGCATAGTCTTTAGCTTCTTGCTTAGCAGTACCAATATTATTGGCTACGCTGGTAGCAAAGTTTGGATCAGAGCCAAGCGCATCTGCAAGTTCTTTAAGAGTATCGAGGA